GCATTAACTAATGGATCATCGTATGACTTTCAAGTGGCGGCGGTCAATGCAGCTGGCACAGGACCATACAGTGCATTTGCGAACGCAACAACGTATAATGTACCGGGTGCACCGGTTTTAACCGCAAACCCGGGATTGCAAAGCGTGTCTTTGACATGGACTGCTCCGAATGATGGAGGCACCCCAATAACAAACTACATAGTGCAAGGCAGAGTCAGTGGAACAAGTTCATGGCAATCTGTAACTACTACTCCTAGTACCATCACGGCACCCATATCCGATTGCATTGTTACCCAAATCACTATAAATGCATTAACAAATGCATTAACTAATGGATCATCGTATGACTTTCAAGTGGCGGCGGTCAATGCAGCTGGCACAGGACCATACAGTGCATTTGCGAACGCAACAACGTATAATGTACCGGGTGCACCGGTTTTAACCGCAACCCCGGGTGTAAACAGTATTAATTTGACGTGGACCTATCCGGCATCAGACGGTGGCACTCCCATTATATCATACACGGTGCGAGGCAGAGTCAGTGGAACAAGTTCATGGCAATCTGTAACTACTACTCCTAGCACCATCACGGCACCCATATCCGATTGCATTGTTACCCAAATCACTACAAATGCATTAACAAATGCATTAACTAATGGATCATCGTATGACTTTCAAGTGGCGGCGGTCAATGCAGCTGGCACAGGACCATACAGTGCATTTGCGACCGCATCAACGTATAATGTACCGGGTACACCGACGGGTTTAAGCGCGAAATCGGGATCGGGTGTGGGAAGCGTGACTTTGACGTGGAACCCTCCGGCATCAGACGGTGGCACTCCCATTACATCATACACGGTGCAATACACAACAAACCCACCCCCAACCGGTACATGGATTTCCATAACGAATGCCAACCCAATTGTCGTACTTCCACCATTGAATTACAATGATCCAGTAACGCTGCAGTACATTGTCAATGGATTGTCGAATGCAAATACACCATTGTATTATTTTCAGGTTATCGCCGTAAATGCAGTTGGCCCAGGACCACCCAGTGCAAATGCGACCGCATCAATATATGCCGTACCGGGTGCACCGAAGGGTTTAACTGCGCAATCGGGTGTAAACAGTGTTAATTTGAAGTGGAACCCTCCGACATCAGACGGTGGCACTCCGATTACATCATACACGGTGCAAGGCAGAGTCAGTGGAACAAGTTCATGGCATTCTGTAACTACTGTGCCCACATCCATTCCACTTACACCTGTACCGCTGCATTGCATTGTTACTCAAATTAATGGATCTGCATTAAGTAACGGATCATCGTATGAGTTTCAGGTTCTCGCCGCAAATGCAGTTGGCACAGGACCACCCAGTGATATTGCAACCACATCAACATATGCCGTGGCGGATGCACCAATATCATTGATTGGAACTCCTTGTAATGCGAAGGTCATATTATACTGGACTGCGCCAACAAACGATGGGGGCACGTCAATCACATCTTACTTGGTGGAATCCAAATCAGCCACATCACACACATGGAGCCCATTTGGGTACGCACCTTCCACTGCAAGAACAATAGTTGTGACGGGACTAACCAATGGATACTTTTATGATTTTCGCGTTTCTGCAATAACTGCAGTTGACACGGGACTGCCTTCCAACATATTTGAAACAATGCCGACCGAAAAATTCGTCCCCGGCCCCCCGCCGTGGTCGCGTGCAGGAGGGAACAACTGTCCCAATTGCGCGAGCAACAACGGGTATGCGGCATGTGTTGGTGACAATGCATTGTCGTATAGCACGTACGCTCTGGACCAGCGGCGCAAGGCCGAAATTCTGAAATACAAGGGCAACAGCGCGCAGCTGTCCCGGGCGCAACAATATTCCATGCTTTCGCGAAATGCCTTCGCGCGCAAGAAGGCGTGGGCCACGCAAACGCAGACTTACACGAACCCCAATGTGAACAACCTGCCCGAGATTCAAAATGCGGGGGGAATAACCGTGGCCCTGCAATGCAATCAACCCAACGTATCGTGCTCTTTGACGAGCGGCAGCGATGTCCCGGGGCCGGTGATTCCGTTGTGCCTAGACGAGAGCGTGCCATTGTATAACTACAAGTTGCAAGTTACGCCGGCATCGGGAGGAAAAAATTTTGTTGGTTTGGGTTTGCCAGAACCTGCGCCCACACCTGCGCCTACGCCCACACCCACACCCACACCCACGCCCACGCCCACGCCCACGCCCTCACCAACTATTACGTTGTAAACACGTTTAATTGGTGTGGGATCGTGTATGGCTGATTAACTAAAATTATAAATAAAAATATATTATTTAGAATGTATATAAACATATAATAAACATATAAACACATTCCAAATAACCCATGTATACCATGAATATCTCTCGCCTCATGCCGTTCCTTTCGTTGTTGCTGTTGTCCAATGCCGCTCTCATTTTCCCGTCACAGCCTCATTTGAATCCCAGCGACTTGTGCCCGCTCATTGACATTCTTGATCACGAATTGTGTAGCGAGGCGTCATCTTCACCATTGTGCGCGCTGTTGCATAAATACAACACCTCGTTTTGTTCCAGTCATGATGCGCCACATGCTGCCATGAGCAACGATGCAATGTCGGTTCGTGTACTGCATAACGAGTATTATGCCAATGCCAATGCCAGTGTGAATGCGAATAAGAATCAAACAAACGCAAAAGACATTCACAAAGTGTGTCCCATCATCAATTTCATTGAGCAAGAACTGTGTTCCCCCGCGGTTGAATTTGAGTTTGACCCGAAGGAGCTGTGTCCGTTATTGAATTTAACCTACACGGAATTTTGTAGTTGAATTGCAAAATGAATGTGCAACAATTTGTTACACATGCATCATTCAATATTAAAGTTTATTGAGGTTGTGGTGCCGATGGCACATTGATGTTGAATACAATCCTTGGACGCTGCTGCCCAGGCACATTCGTAGGTGCAATTGTTGAAGAGCCAACAGAGCCGGAACCAACAGAGCCAGAGCCGGAACCAACAGAGCCAGAGCCAGCGCCAGAGCCAGTGCCAGCGCCAGCGCCAGAGCCAGTGCCAGCGCCAGAGGCAGAGAACAATGCATTTTCAATTGCAAGCATTCTTGCAAAACCCAAACCTGTTGCAATGTCGTAACCGGGTCCAGCCACAAAAGTTCGTCCGCTGTTGGGACCATAGTTGTCACCAGTTGGAATGAGTGTAGTTCCCACGGTTATGTCATGAAACAAAGTATTGACTGCATTACTTCTAAAGCTGTCATAAAGCAACTTTTGCAAGTTGGTGGAACCAGATAAACTGTAAAGGGGGGCTCCAATGTCATTCAGCCTAGTGGTGAATGGAACCAACCCTTCGTTAATGCGTCGCTGGCTCAAGTGTGAAAACAACCCGCACATCAATGGCGTTGCAAGAGACGTTCCTCCGGTAATGATTTTTGCGATTTTCACTGGTCCAGTATTATTTGCAGTTATGACTGTCAATCCAGTGACAGGATCTGCGAGCGAACATATGTCGGGGCAGACACGTCGGCCATTATTGAAGTCGGACACTCCAGCCAACGTGGTGAATTGATGAGAGGGTCTTGTGTAAGCTTCACTTGCATTAATAACGGAGTGCGAAAAACCAGTTCCTCCTCCAGCACCATTGGTTCCAACCCACAATGCAACATTTGGGTTATTATTGGCGGCACTGATTACCAAGCCTGGATTGTAAAGAAGATTTGCACCTCCAACGCACATGACATTGGATGACGTGGCTGGATATGTGGCCGAACGATAGTTTCCGGCTGCTCCAAAATAACATATTCTTGGATTGACGAAAAAACTATCATCCAGAGAAGAACGATCATATCCAAAAGTTCCATCGCCCCATGACATGTTGACGTAATCCGTGGTTCCGTACGGGTTACTGGCAAAGTTGGAATCAGTTGAAGCGTAAACGACTGCATTATCAAGGTCGTATCCAGATGCGCTATTACCACATACAACACGGAAATGGGCATTTGGATTCATGGCAATCGCCCAGAAATTGAGTATCAATTCGCTCAACCATGGATATTTAGCATCAGTATGGGTTGTTTCATTCAAATCAGGAATTGCGATCAAACCGGCTCTAGTGGTGATGTGTGCGATCGCTGCTCCATTTCCAGCGCCATTGATTTGGGCGTCAAGTGCATCAACGATGTTTTGGTTGGCATTGGGATTTGTGGAAAGGGGAGGATTTCCATGACCACCAGGAGCGTATGAAGCCAGATTGATGACTTCAATTGTTGGTCTTGTTGTGTTTGCTGGGGTTGTAGTTTGCCAAAGGTCATACGTAACGCAAAAAGCGTTAAAACATCTTTCAATATAAGCCGCAGGCCAATTGTGCGCAATTGTGGTTGCAATCACGACTCGTTTTTTGCCTGCACCAGGCAACACATTTAGGGTTGCCGCATTGTGTGCTGCTTTGAGTTCCGCTGGAAAATATGGACTATTACTCGCGTTTCTAGAGAGAGGGATGAGTCCTGCCTCAATGTCGCGTTGATACTGTTCCGGGTCAAACTTCATATGAGGAGGTTCATACTGAACGGTGCTTAAATAAGCGTGCAGCAATTCGTTGGTTTCCGTGCCGGACATTGTGAATGTGTGGTTTGAAGGTTATAAACTACAACTATAAATTATTATTTATGTATTTTTAAATTGTAAATAATATTTGATAATTTGATATTTGTTCATTGACGCAAGCGAGGATTAATGCACACCGCTTGCGTTGGAAAAATGTCACCCGACATGCAAGTGTCTTGCTCGCCAACACGGATGCAGCTTCTAAATCCTCGGTCCTCTCCAATGTAACAGTATCCGGCCTTTCGTGTGCGTTGGGTGCGGCTGGTTGCATCATCCGGCTGCGGTGGTTGTTTTTTCGCATGCGACAGCGCGCGTTCCAGTGAGTCGTCTTGGCTGCCTTGGCTGCCTTGGCTTCCTTGGCTGGCTGGAGTGCCTTGAGTGCCTTGAGTGCCTTGAGTGCCTTGGCTGCCTTGAGTGCCTTGACTTTCAATCGTTTGTTGCAGCACGTTGATTCCACTGGTTGCGGCGCCTGCAGCAATGTCCACTGCCGATTTGGTGCCTTGTGCGGTCACATCCACCGTGGTTTTCGCCGTGTCTGCAGCGGCGTAGCCTAAAAACCGAGCCACGGCACGAAACGGTGCGCCAAATGTTTGGCTCAACCATGCAACGATTTCATCAAAATAGCTGAACACGTTGAATCCGATGAGCCCTAAAAGCAGCACGACCAGCAGCGCGCGCAGCAAGAACGAGGTTGTGCTTGTGCTTGACGACGATGCGGAGCCGCCGTTGTCAGTAAATGACGGCGCAGAGGCAGGTGCAAGTGCGGGTGCGGGTTCAACATTCATTGTTTAAAAATTCAGTAAATTCAATATATTTAAAGAAGATAAAAATATATGCATTAGATAACCATAATCATACAAAAACAAAATGCACTCATATGCAATCATATTTGAGCTCGCATCAAAACCCCCTCCTCCCACTTTGGTGAGGTCGTCGCCCACGACCACCGACTCAAGTCAACCGAATGATCGTGTTCATTGAATTCAGTTTGTCCATTTTTTCAATGGTTTTATCTAAATCCGATTTAGCACCTGCGGACCCCGTCAAATAATCTGTTTTAGGTGCAATCTCGTTTTTCTTCACTTGTTTGTACACCGTGTCTATTTTTTTCACCACGGTCTCAATGGTCTCCTTGTTGGACACCATTTCCGTCGCCATGACAAACGGCTCCGTCAACAAGCAAATCGCAAAGTAAATCAAGTACCGCCGTTTTTTTTTCACCCCGTCGGTGTATCGCAGGCAATACAGTTTAAGCAGGCTTTGCATGAGCTTCGGCATGAACGGCTGCGCGGCGTCGCGCGCTTGGCTCAGGATGAGCTCCCACATGATCCAAATGGGGTCCATTTGGAATTTGGCGTCCACCGGCATGGCGCTGCGGCGTTCGCACATGCACTTCTGCTTCTTCTTGCGGCAAATTTGTTCAAATTCCATGACCCATTCCAGCCAGTACGACGCCTGCAAACTGTTTTTGGATTCTTTAGAGATGTGGAACGCGAATTCGTTGATGGCAATGTAGAGCTCTTTGGGGTCACCGGGCAGAAACACGGGACTAACGTACGACACGTTGGGTGCTTTCAGCTTGTCGGTCATGGCGGTGCTGTCAAAGTCGGCCTTCTTAACCTTGATGCCCTCCAAGCTGTATTTCTTCTTGGAGTTGCACAAAACGCACGCGATTTCGGCAAACAGCGTGCGAATGCGCGGGTTGTTGCGCATGCGCAGCTCGTTTCCGATGTAGCCGTTGGCCACGAGTTCCTTGAACGCGTCGTACCGCATCTCCAAGTACATGCACAGTTTGGGATTGGCCAAGTGGATGTGCTTGCCGAAACAAGTGAGGATGATGTCCCACAACTCTTGGTAGTGTCCCGCGCACACGAATTCGGCGGTCCAGTAACACGCTTCTTCTATTTTCCCATTTTTTAGGCAGGCCAGCAGCTCCTTGCGCGCATCGGGCTTCTTGTATTTTGAAAACGTGATGCCCTTGAATTCGGACTCCGTGCGAATGTCGTTGATTTCGTGGTCGTTCATGTATGCCAATTATTATGTTATTATGTAAAAAAAATAACAATATAACATATACTTTATTACAACATTACATACAACAACATTGCAACATTGCAACATGACTACGATCAACACCGCATTCAATGCGTTTTGCAAATCCATTGAAAGAAATGCGTGGTTTGGCGCGCTGCTGGTGGCAGTTGCGCTCTTGTTGCTGGTGTCCGCCTTGAATAAGCTGCGGCGGCTAAAGGTTCCCCGCGCATATTCGGGATCGTTCATTGAATCCTTCGTGCAAAGCAGCGGCAGCAGTGAAAGCAGCGCCGTGGTCGTGAAAAACGGGGACGACGTGAAGGACGCATTTTATGCGGCCGTGCGCGACCAGCTGTTCAATCAAAAAGTGAACAACGCGTACGAGGTGGGCGCAATCATCAACAAATACCCGGACATCTCCAATCAAACGGTTGCGCTGGACGTGGGTGCCGGGACGGGCGCCTACATGAACGCCTTCATCCAAAACGGCATAACAAATATCACCGGCATTGAATCGTCGGCCGACATGATTGCGCAAGCCAAAAAAACGTATTCCAGTCTCAATTTGAACATCGTGAAGGGCAATCCCACGGTGGCGTCGTCGTTCAAGCCGGAGAGCTTCACGCTGGTGTCCATGCTGAACTTTGAGGTGTACTTCATTCCCAACACGGAGCAGCTGTTCTCCAATGTGTACGCATGGCTGAAACCGGGCGGCTACTTTGTGCTGCACTTGGTGGACCCGCGCCGGTTCAATGCTGCCGGCCTGCTGCTGGGATCACCCACCTCTGTCTCCCGGGGCAAAGCGCAATCCGTGACAAAATTCAACGACTTTGAATACAAGTCCGACGTGCAAATTTTCCCGAACGATTTTGTGCAGTATCGCGAAGTGTTCACGGACGACAAAACGGGCAAGACGCGCAAGCACGTGCGCGACTTCCGAATGCCGTCGCCGCAAACGTTCATTGAACTGGCGGCGGGGGTCGGATTCAACATGCTTGGACAAATTGACCTTGTCAAAGCACAAAAGGAGGACCAATTCTTCTACTTGTTTTACAAGCCCGCGAACTGATATAGGCAAATTCTATCCGCTGCTAAATGCCGTGCATGGAATTTTACTGTTGCCGGCTAAGCATACCACGGGGGGGCTGGGGTACGACCCGTTGAACAATAGTTTGCCTTTGCCTTTGTCGTTGTCGTTGCCTTTGCCTTTGAATGGTTCCATTATTCGGGGATAAACCACATATCCAACGATTGCCACCGCGAGGATCATAAATGCCATCATTTGATGATGAGGTTTCATTATGGTAATAGTTAATATATTAATGCAATATATTAATAATGCATGCCAGGGTCTTAGGTGCCAGGGTCTTAGGTCCCTAACTAACGCACGTATTTCCCCGCGCGCGCAAACGAATCCACGATGAATATGATAAACACGCCTAAAAAGCAATACAGCACTAGTTCCTCAGTCACGTGACCGGTTTTTGCATCCTGTTGATCTTCCAACAGGGAGATGATGTGGTCCAGCTTCTGCAGCAGGATGTCCTTGTTACCGGTTTCATTGGAAGAAGCTTGAAACATTGCGTCGGCTAAAGAAAAGCCTTCCTTCGCCATCATGGTTGTATTGGTTGCAGTCGCTGGTGCGGGGTTTAATTTGGCATTCAAATCCGAGCTGTTTGCCGCCGCAAACCGGTTCCGATTCGCAACGGGTTGCGTTTGAAACTGTTGTTGCATTTGTTGCATTTGTTGCGATTGTTGTTGTTGCGATTGTTGGGGCTGCGTCTGACTAAAATAATTGGTGTCATCGGATGATTCACTGTCGCTGTCTCCTTCACCATTGTGGATTTGTTGAATGAGCTCTTGCACGTACTTGTTATGAGAGGCGGGTTTTATTGGTTCCGATGGTTGCATTGGTTGCATTGGTTGCATTGGTTTTATTTGTTGCGCTGTCGGGCGCGCAGCCGGCGGCCTTGATCGCAACGTTCGTTGGTTTGTCCTTAATGTCCGTTTGGGTTGAGGTGCCGGCGTGGGTGGTTCATCGTCGCCATAATTAGAGTATTGCAAATATCCAGACATTATCTCTCTCCTATCCTAATAAAATGATCAGATAATATTTTGGTTTTGTTTATCTTATTGATGGATGGGTTATGGTTTATCTTCTTATTGGTGGTTGCGTGGTTCCAAAAAAAAAATAAAAATAAGGCAGTAATGTATCATCACACATGCGTTCGTTGCTTCAACAAGACAATGTTTTAGGCAAAGTGGTGACGGTGTCGGCCATCATTGCACTCACTCTGTATCATCGCGTTGCAGGCATTGTTGCCTTGATCGTCGTGATTTCCATCATGCAACAACAACAACAACAACAACAACAACAACAACAACAACCATTAAGAGAAGGGCTCACGACCAAAACAGAGGCAACAGAGGCAACAGATGCAACAGATGATGATGATGCAAAAGACAACCACCCTCTAATTGGGTCTGCCGCAACTGCATCTGCTATTCAATTCGCAACGGCAGCGGAATTTAGAGAAAAATATTGCATGAAGGGAGTTACACAAGGCGCCGATCAAAAGCCCGAGTTGCAATACATGTTGAGTCCAGCGCTGTTTGACGATAAGGTACAACTGAAGCTGGAGGCCATCAAACAAATGAACGTGTCTTCCATGAATGCAGCCAATTCGTGCAAATCAACGCCGCCCAATTCCACGAATCCAAATGATTACGTGTCCATTGCCAACATGTGCGACCCGGGGTGCAACTGGACCACGAACCCTCCCAATGCAACAAAGGAGGGCTTCACTCCAGCGCTGCGCCCCCACATTCGCAACGGCCGACGCATGATCACCAACGGCGCTGCCGCTTTGAAGTCCGGAGTGAACCGTCTTAAACGTCAAATTTTCTGAGAGATTTTTCACAAATATTATTTTATTGTATTATAGTAATCATTATTGCAATTATAGATGGACGCGTTTCATTTTATCACCGGGTGGTTCAACTATGCGGCGTTTCGGCTGAACAACAGCCTCTTTTTTGCGGGCGTGGTCATGATCATGCTCAATATTGGCGCGCGCTACATTGAGCTGAAGCTGGACCCCTCCACCGAGAATTTTCTGAAGACGGCATTGAGCAAAGAGCTGCTCGTGTTTTCGGTGTGCTGGATGGGCACGCGCGATTTGGTCATGGCGCTCATTCTGACCGCCGTGTTTGTGGTCCTCGCGGATTACGGGCTGAACGCCAACAGCCAGTACTGCATCATGCCCGAAAAATACCGCGTCATGGCGCAAGGTGCGGCAATGGGGTTGAGTGCCGGCAGCAACGGCGGCGGCCCCAGCGGGGGGCCTAGCAGCAACGGCGGCGCCGCCATCGGCGGCTTGTCCAAAGCCGGGCACGGTCCGGGCAACATCGTGACCGACAAGGAAATCAGCGACGCCATGGACGTGCTGGAACGCGCCAAAAAACAGCGCGAAAACATGAAACACAACCATTACTTGACTGCATTCCGATCTGCCAAGTTTTGATACGATACATTTACCAATATTAAAATATAAACATAGTTTAATATTTATTCATTCATTGGACTTGGACCATGAACTTGAATTTGTTTGGGGACGACGATGACGCGCAGACATCGTCCGGGTTTTCGGCAAATTTGAAAATGGAAACGTACAATTCGGTGGTTGTCACATTCAACTCCATTGTGGCGAATGCCGATGATGCTAAGGCCAAGGACAAGGACAAGGCCAAGGCCAACAATCCGGGTGATAAAGACAAAGGCAAAAATCCAGACGACAAGGGCAAAAATGCAGAGGACAAGAAGACAGAAGGAACGAAACACATCCACATCTTGACCCAAAAAATGATTGTCGCGAATTCCGACTCCGAATACGTCGTGGACTTGGACGAAGAACAAAAGAAAACCCAGTCCACATCATGCGATTATTTGGTGTATGTCCCCACATCGCTGAATGTCGCCAAGGAAACCGTGGACGCGTTTTATGAAACGGAACATCAGTTCAAAAAAATGTTCGGCAAGTTGAACATGAAGGATGCGGCAGCAACCGTGTTCATGCAATGGGATCAGTTTCAAAAATTTGTAAAGTACGCCAACCAAAAATCCCGAAAACGCGCGCTGCAATGGATCCAACAATCGTTCCAAGATGCGAATGCCAGTAAACAAATTGTAGTAAATGACATGAAAAATGTGCGAGATTTGCATGATTTGAGTGCCGCCGTTAACGTTAACAACCTGGACGAAAAAGGGGATGAACGGTTTATAATCGTGTACACCACTCCGGTTAGCACTTATCAACCAGTGACTATAGCTAATTCTCTCCCATATCTTCCATTTGCATCAAAATTCTGTAGTAATACTCCTGATCCTAATAAACCATTTTCTATGATAATACCTCAAAAAGCATTAACTTATTATTGCAATTATTTCCAATGGATACACATGAAAAATAGTCAGGTGGCGCCCGCCGTAACTGGTTCATTTGGACGCATTTTGGATTATCTCCCTCCATTAAATTCAAGAATGACCGGCAACCAAGCAACGCATGTCAATTATACAAATACAGCAAAACCAACACGTTATGCCCATCCTTCCTACAATGTGGAAATTATGCATTTTTTTTTGAGAGGCATTATCACAGGGAATAATTTGCCCAATCGGAATGTTTTGCGCAATGACAATAAAATAAAAGTCATTCAAGACAAAACCCGGTTGTACACGTTCAAATCCACGCCCGACTATAATCTGAATTATGAAAAATTGCTGGAACGGTTGTATTACAAATACCCGTGCCATTTGACACCAAACGTGAAGGTGACGAAAGAAGAGAAGAAGACGATTACAGATGCGGCTCTTGCAGCTGCGGCCGTATTTAATAGTTGCATGAATGCTGCAATTGGCGCATCCACTACTACCAAATCGAATTCCATCGTGTGTGCAGTAGCAATTGCCACGAGAGAGTTTATTATTTATGACACTACGACAAATGGTAGTGCAAATGCAGATGCAATATTAACTCACTTATTTAATGACATTAATTTTGGCAGAAGAGTAAACGCTGCACTAAAACCACTAATTCAAGTACATTTGAATGCATACGCTACTGCACCAATTCGCGCTGGTCAATTAAATCCGTTGATAGGTGCAGCATGTGCGGCAGGGGATGCCGTGTATGCCGCGGCCAAGCTTGCGATTACGAATTATGTTAAAGATAATGCAGTGGCAGCAACAAGTGCAGCTACTTCAAAAGAGCCAGCATTGGCTGCAATTAAAAAAGCAATGGATTCCGTGATAGATAATTTTGACAACTTTGCTGCGTTTGCATATGACAATGACACGCTGCTTTCTTTATTGAAATACAGTGACAAGGCACAAGGCACCGGTGGCATTGCAACAGTTGCAAATGCGCGTCATGTGAATGTAGCTGCAAACCTCATGCAAAAAGCCGACTATTTGAAAACATTGTATAAAAAAAGCGCAACAAAAGAAGAAAAGTCTGAAGCTCAACAACAAAAAACCGAATTTGAAACCGTGCACGACGATGACTTGTATGTCATTTGCGGTCCGGTGTATTTTGATTACACTTGGATATTCAAGCAAAACCCGGAATTGATTCAACACATCTTGGGAAAAATGAGTGAAACCGATTTGAAAGAGCTGAAAGAAGGGTGGACACCGGTGGAAGATCCTCTCACCGAAAATAAATACCACATCAATCCCAAACCACTCCCGTCTTATCCCAAAATGAGATTTGACAATCCAATTGAAGAATTGCCTAAAGCTAAAGAACGAATCGTATTCGCCAGTGGCAGTGAAACGATCACATGGAAGGAAAAATATGTTCCTTCAAACGAAATTATGACTTACACCCAATTAGGAGACAAAGCGACATTTGATATATCAAAAAATTTTAACGATTCGCAAAATTATGGTGTGCTTTTGAATAATTCACGAACATATATTAGCAATAATTTGAGGACCCAAAAATTGATGAATGCATTTTACAATTGGACTATGCCCGGATACTATCAGTATGAATGCAGCATTATACACACTCCCATGATGGGGAGTAAATGGGAAGATAAACACATTCAGCTAATGCGCCCACCAACTTATGAAAATGGTCTACAAGATTTTACGGAACCAAATTTGCCAACGGCTTATCCGCCACCATTAATGTCCATTGTGCCTCCGTTTCGCGGCCCGGCAAATACATTTGTAATTCATGCTTGGATTCCGGGCGAAACGTTCATTGCGGAGGATGGCACGTTGAACCAACGCGGTTGCATGGACTATATGTATAAAATGATGCAACTGATCTTCAAAACTGCTGAAAAAAATGCAAGCAACATTGCATCAAAAAAACGCATTTGCATCAAAATTGCGGCAATTGGATATGAATCAAAAGACATGAAAAGCTTGAGAAAAATTAACAGATCGGAAGACAAACAATTTATTGGAGATGCATTTGTTTCTGCACTACGAGATTACAGCATGTTGTACGAAACAACAATTCACGTAACTCTTTATTATGACACCACAACTCAATCCGGTGTTAAAACACGGTATGATGATTACGTTGGCCAGCGTTTATCGGTTTTACGAAAATCCAATCCATTGGCCATGGACACGAGTTTGAATTTGAAAATTGCAAACATGGATGATTTTTTTACACTGAAATGGTATCCCGAGTTGGATCAATTGAGTAAGAATGATTTGCTGTATTTTGTGGATTACTGCAGCAGTCCTAGCGCATTCATTGGAAACATGGGCGAATGGCCGGAAAACATTGAAGATGTAATGGATGATGCAATTAAAGGAACCAATCCTCAGCCACTCTTACAATGTCTTAGTAATGCATTTTCTTCAATAAATAATTTATATAGGGAACGTGGAATCAAAGAAAAAATGGAAAATGTTATGCGTAATTTGGAAAATTGGAATGGTCCAAATCTTGATCCAAATACGTTAGTTAATGGAGATAAGAGTGTTAATACTGGTCTTGGTACATATGTACCACATGGAGGATTCAACAAATATATGACTACTGATGCACCCGTTAATACTAAAGGTTACTCCACAAATCTCATGGTGAGTTGGTGGAGAATGGGATTAAATAATTCGCACGATACAACACTCCCCAGAAATGCCTACATAAGTTCGTTTGACGAGCATGTCATGATTTTGCACAATTTATTGAGCAATTCCAATAATGTTGATTCTACTAGTGCTGCCGCTGGATGGAGACAATTCTTTGCCGATCCGTCCAATGCCAATAAGACAGTAAATTATGGTCCTTACATTACTTCGTCATTCAATGCCGGAAACAACAACACATTTGAAAATGCGGTGTATGCTTACACGCAAGCCAAGAAAATTCTCACGCTGTTGTCCAAAATGAAGTACGACGAAATCCAGATAATGAAGGCAGACAATGACAAAATTATAAAAGCACTTGTAGCGCTTAATGCATACAATGTGAAAATGTCGTGGTCCATGGACGCCAAATTCACGGCGGCGGTGGCCGAGGGCGCGTTCATTCCGAACTCCAGCGCCCTGCACAACCCGTTCATGTGTCCCGCGTTGCTGGATCCCAAGGAATGGCAGCTCATGGACTTTGACGACGTGGGGGTGCGCGAAATTGCCGGCGCCAAACCGGTGTCCACGTTGCTGAAACCGTTCATTGACGCGAAAATACGGGGATCGGATGCGTCTTCTTCTTCCAGTTTGACGCGATCCAATGCTCTCATCATCTCAAAACAGCCGAACATGTCCATTCTCGGCGCCAATTTCGCCGTGATCTTGGAAAACATGTTTCACCGAAATGCGCGGATGCAGTACGACGGAAAAAACATGGTGTTCAACAATTATGCGTGGAACAAGGAGTTTTTTTACAAGAAACGCAACGACCGCGCGGTTCTACAGCAACTCACGACTACAAATGAAAGCAAGACGCCGGATTTTGCGAGATTGATGGGCATTCGCGCTTCGCCTGGAAGGTGCATCCAGTTCCCCCTGTTTGCGGTTCAACTCGCGATGTATTTATACCAAGGAAATTTGGCGGACATGACCGGCATGGACATGGCGCGCCTGTCGTGTTCGTTGGACGGGTCCATGTTCAAAACCAATGCGCAGATCTTATGGGACCAAATGATGAAAAACCTGAAAGAAAAAGAGAAAAATTTCACAGTTGCGCAACTGTTAACAAGCTTGGGCCGTCCAACAACAACGGAAGAATATGGGTACACTGCAAAGTGGGATCTTCCTCCTATTTTCAACGCAAAAAATACAGCAGCCGAATTAATTGATAAAGTTACTAAAGCGACAAATCCCACGCTCAAAACTACCAATGTGGAAACATTGAAAAAAATACAGGCAGAAGTTACAAAAATGAATTTATTGGCGAGTCCATTGTATTCTGACATGGTTAATGGTGTAAGTAATGTTAATAGTGTCAATGCACTGGTTACAGCCGCAGAGAGATACAATGATGCCGAACTTGGTGCCGTGAACACCAATAATGCCACATTGGGTTGGAATGCAGCCACGCAACGCGAAAGCACGATGCTCTACATGAATAAAATGGCAAAAAAGAACGGGGTCATGATGAACATTGCTTTGGAATTGTTGTCATTGAAGGCAGGGGATAAAATATACATCATAGATGAAACCGACACAGCATTATTGGGATTAAAAAAAAAAAGACAAGTGTGGCGGGTCACTGGCAAACCCAGTCCCAATAAAAATGCAACGTATGGAAATATAATTGACGTTCCCGTCACGTATGCAGAAGTGTCTCTGTTGAATGTCCCAGCAAGAGTTGTTGATCGCAATATTGGCAATGGTTACAATCTAACCGTCACATTGGAACGTTTTTCGCAAGACGAAGAGTTGGATTGATCAAAGTAAAAAGGAAAATAAAAATATTTTATTAATTTATATACTCCAATACATAAATTAACAATGACGTGCAAATTGAACGCGTGCACCGAAAAAAACACCCGCTCGGAGACTCGGCCGGTGATCATCGTGGGATCCATTCTCGGCATTGGCCTGCTGTGTTACATGGCATTTTATAAACGAAGCGGCAAATGAAAGCGCGGCAAATGAAAGCGCGGCAAATGAAAGCGCGGCAAATGAAAGCGCGGCAAATGAACCTTTAGCCAAGGCACTCAATGAATTGCTTCATGCGCACGAATATGGTTTTCATCATGGTGCTCACGGCCTTGTCCACGAAGGGCGGGATGGAAATCACGTCGTCGGGTTTGGACAGCTGCAGTTTGAACTCGTAGTAAAACTGGATGGCATGGCCGTCGGGTTGCACATGAATCGTAATGTGAGAATTGTCGGAATCAATTTGATCGGCGCGCCGGGGGATCAAGTGTCGCAGCTGCGACTGCGCGGTCTTGGGAACGTTCATGCTACTCACGTGAATGAGTTGCCCTTGCCCTTGCGCCAACGGCTCCGGGTTGGATAAATGCGGCATGTGCGTGGACACGTGCGTGTATCTCTCGCCCAGTCCCATCACGCTCTTGAAAATGAAGAGGATTTCTGCACGCGAGGGGTCGTTCGGGTCCGGAAATGCAATGTGGTACGCGTCAAACAAGTCCTTGTTCAGCTCGTACATCATTCTGTAAATGTCAAACGTGAGCAGCGCGTCAATGCGTATTTTGGGATTCACGGCTTTGAATTCAATCAAATACATGTGGTTGGCCTTGTCGCGGCTTAAATACACCGCGTCCTTGTCGCACGTCAACACGTAATTTTGGCTCATTTTTTAAATACAATATTTTGATTGTATTTAAATTGTTTATTTTGTTACAACATTCCATTATGCGGATAATTTGCCGAAAACTGACGAATTGGGATCACTTGTCCTCCTTTGCGCGATTTCCTTCTCGTGCCATTCTTTTTTGATTTTCTTGCAGTTTTGCTTTTTCTATTTTTCATATGATTTGCTTATGCATTTGTGTTATATTTTATTTTTTTTTGAATTGTTAATAGTTGAATAGTTAAATAGTTAAATGTCCAAAGCCAAGCTCACGGTGTTTTTATCCGACCGTTGGCGGCGTTTGCTCTTGTGCGGCAGGTTGTCATTCTGCAGCTCCTTCAAGTCGGAAATGCTGATGGTGCTGGTCTTGTCTTCGTTGGTTTGAGGTTGTTGGCCTTGAGGTTGGTCCTGTTGTTGTTGCAATGGAATGGTTTTGGTCTTCAATCCCGACAGAATATTGGAAATGTCGGTGGGGCCGCGCATGTCGGGGCGCTTGGACACCGTGATTGCGGGAGAGGCCGAAGATCCCGTGTTCCGGGCGGCGGTCAAATCAGGGCGGCTGGAAGGCGGAGGTGCGGTGTTGTTTCCTGCGCGAAATGGCGTGCCCGCATCCGCATTGGGGTCGCGCACGCTGGTAGGAACCGGGGGTGGCGGCGGCCGCTGGTTGGGGATGTAAGGCGGTGCTTGTCTTGGCGCTTGGGCTTGCATTTGGGCTTGCATTTGGGGGCCACCTTGAGGCCCGGGCCCCATCAAATCGCCCATGAAGTTGCCGAACCCGGGGCGGTTCTGCGACATGGAATTCACGGCCGCCGCAGTAAACTGCTGCATGAGTTCCGGGTTCTGCCGCATGATGTCGTCCATGCCCGGCATGGCCGATTTGAACATGGTGTTGGTCATGTGCAGCATGATGGCGCTGCCGCCCAGCTGGAACAGCAGCTTGAGCTCCGGCGCCATCTTGGCCTTGGACTTGTACTTGTCGTGCAGCTCCGAGAAAATTTCGTCGTAGTCGTCAATGTTCTCGTTCACTTGCTCGCTCCAGCCGTCCAGCTTCAAGTCAAACGGGTCAAACTTGTTATTCAAGTACTCAATGCCCGTGATGACCGACATCAGCATCTTGCCCTGGAACTTCACGCTGTTGCGCCGCTCGCGCTCCTCTAGGTGCGTTTCGTATTCGCCCTTCATTTCCGCCAGCGACGACTCCATGGAGTACTTCTTTGTCAGCGTGATGCCCTTCTGCTCCAGGTCCTCCAGCTTGCGCAGGTACTTGAACTTCTCGCGCAGCAGCTCCTCCTTGGTCAGCTGCGGTTGCGCGTCCACGGGCGCATCGGGGTTCAGCGGCACGTTGTTGAACTTGCCGAACCCGTCCCACGTTTGCTTGTCATCCGATGCAGATGCGGTTGAGCTGCCTAAATTGAATCCATTGTTATTGCTACTGCTATTGTTGTTGTTGTTGCTATTGTCAATCGGATCGTCTCGGAATGACACGCCGTTACTAGAGCCCGACCCAATCCCGCTGAAAAACACCGACTTGCTTGCAGACGACGACGGCATTTGAACATCGCTTAATTCATTCAACTCGGCTTCCAGCGCATTCAAGTCGCCGATGTCAATGTCGCCACCTCCGCTCTTATTGCCGCCGCTCTTCATCTTATCGTTCATCAAGAATTCCAGCCCGCCCCCGAAATTGGTGGACTTTCCACCCCCCTTCACGCTGGGCAAATCCGAAATGTCAATTACTTCCTCCATTACAGCAGAAAATCTGGAATTATGTCTATTCTTATGATTGATTTATATCTTTTAAGTTTAAATCATACGCAATAATTAGGGACGTGCCGTCCCTTTGGACCTGTATCTGGATTTGGATTTGGATTTGGATTTGGATTTGGATTTGGATTTGGATTTGGATTTTCCACGACCGCTTCTTTTCCTTGCTGCATCAAGCGCTTTGTTTCTTTCAAAAAAAGCTTTGTCTCTTTCAGGAAAATATTTGGCAGGTGGGAATCCCGACATAATATCGTAGTAATCTGCTAGAGCCTCAAGCTTTGCCGCATCTGCTACATCCTCAACTTTGTCATCTGCTTGTTCGGCGGGTTTGTCGTCGGACCGTGAGCGTGAGCGCTCACGGTGTTTTCCCAACAATGCTTCCAGTTTTTCGCGTGTCGAAACGTCTACATCCTGCTCATGACGGTCACGTTGGGCGTACTTACGGTCAAAGGGGTTTTTGCTTTGTCGCTCTTTGGCTCCGGCACCATCTTCGTGATTCTGCATTTACTATACAATATGATTATATAATGCACCAAGAAAAAAAATTATTTATTACACATGCCTTAATGTCCCTAACCACCACACACCCTGCAAGAAGCAGTCCGCCAGATCATCCTTCTTCTTGTGCTTGTCATACAACCCGATGTGCTCGGGTGCATGTTGTGCAATCAGCGCTCGTGTAATCTCCATGCTGCGTTTTTTGCGGTCGGCATAGTCACCCTTGTCGTCCCCCTCTTTGGAAAACAGCTTCAGTTTGTTCGTGGCGGAGATGAACCGAATGTCCGGCACCCCGCGCATGATGAAGTACTGTGTGATCATGCCCTGCAGCGTCTTCATGCGGGTGGCCAGCGTGCTCAGCTGGTTCTCAATGATCACGACGTCCAGCCCCGACGCCAGGTGCGGCAGCGCATCAAACCGCCGGTGCATGTTGCGCCCAATGGTGATCAAATCCAGCGCCGCTGCGGAAACCACGGTCGGTTTGGTGCTCACGGCAACCAGATACTCGGCTGCCAAGGCAGCAGTCACATGCTGAAGCAGCTTCAGTTTGCTCTTTTCACACTTTTCAGGAATGGGGGAAGAGAGATATTCGTCAGAAAATGCCCGCAGTTGTTCCAGCGTCATTTTTTTCAGGAGTTTTAACGACGCAATGGACGAGGGCAACGGCATCTTGTAGTCCGACGCATTCGCGTGTCGTGTGCAGTAATGCGTCCCGGAGTGCATGAATTTTGCGGCAAATTTGCACCCAACGGCGGAGCATGTGGGCGCTGCCGGTGCTGCAGTCCCATCGTCACACAAATTCACCGTATCCCATGCCATAATTTTCGCTTTCTGCATGATGGATTCCGGAGTTTTTATTTCTCCGGTATCAGGGGCGACTTCAAACAAGCAGTACGCCAGGTTCTTCATTCCCACGTCAATGCTCAACACTCTTGCGGTTGTTGCGGTTGTTGCGGTTGTTGCGGTTGTTGTTACTGCTACTGCTACTGGATGCGGCATGAAGTACATTCCATCGCACGAAGCCATTGCAGGCGAACACTGAAATGACGACTTCATTTTATTTTTTGTTGTACTGGGGGGTATACATGCCATGTGTTTATGTGTTTTGCAGCGTGAAAAATAAAATATAGTATTAATGCACAGCCACAATCACAATGCACACAGTCACGCGACACCGCCGCCAAAGGCGCAAATGGTCCGCCAAGTACAAGAAAAGCATTAATTGCCGCGCACCCCGCGGATTTTCGCAACGTCAGTATTGCAAATACGGACGACGCAACAATAAGAACACAATGCGACATTAACATGAATTCAATTGATTTGATTTGATTTGATTTAATTCGGCGTGGGGTAGCCGCGCACCAGCAGCTCGTGCTGCGTAATGACCGGCGCAATCATGCGCGCCTGCAGCTGTTGGCGCGACAGGTAGTAGTTCTTCAGGTCGCTGCTTTCGTAGCCGAAGGGCTGGCTCCTGTCAAGCACGCCCGCAAACACGTACGGCACGTTGGGCTGCGGTTGAAGCGGGTTGCTCGTGTTGTACACGCAGTTGCCGCACTGGTTGCACGCCTCCAGCTGATTGGCCTGCATGATTTGCGTGGCGTTGTGCGTCAGGTATTGGCGGTACTGCGCGTTTGACGTGATGCCGGCTTGTTCCTTAATGCGTTCGTTGATGGCAGCGCCGGGTTGCCAGTCGGCATAGTTGCGCCCGTCCGCCATGATCGGCGGGAAATTAAAATGGATGTTGTTGGATCCAGCGTAGCACGTTGCCCAGCTCATTTTTAGGTTGAAACGATAATATAATGCTTGTATAATGATTATATTATATTTTTTACTGTAATTCTCTCAATTATTAAATTATAAAAACTGTGCATTTAAACTAGATTAACCAATATGAAAATAACTGGGATTTATAGAGGAAAACATACTAACAAAGGTGAAACCAAAATATTTAAAATTACTGAGTTAAAAAAAACATTGAACATCGGTTGTCTCATAGAATTATAAAGTGAGGAGTGAGGAGTGAGGACCTGTTTTTAGTTGAATTGAAATTTCAAAAAAAAAAGTGCAAAAGTGCAAAAAATTTGTTGCTTTTGCACTTTTTTTTCATTATTTTGTTGGAATGTGAAATTAGGTCCTCACTCCTCACTCCTCACCTCTCATATTGTCTTTGTGTCATTCATGTTTGACCCAATAGTTCGGCGGGATTCAGACAGCAAGTGCGCATGATGCGTTCGGTCACGAGGTACGGGTCCAAATTGGCCGCTGGGCGCCGGTCTTCTAAATAGCCATGCCCCCGGTTTGCCACGTGGCGTGGAATGCGGATGCTGCGCCCGCGGTCGCTCACACCCCACGTGCACGCGTGCATGGAGCTGGTTTCGTGCAGTCCCGTCATGCGCGCCTCGTTGAATTCGCCGTAGACCGCCATGTGCGCTGCATGGTTTGCCTGCAGTTTGGCGCAGGCGTCCGTGATTGCATGCATGGACCCGGACCCACGTTCGTGAATGTTGCACCTCATCGCCATCGTGCTAAAATTGGTGTGTCCGCCCGACCCGTTCCACGTGCGCATCGGTTTGGGGTGAAACGTGGCGCAGCATCCGTGCTCTTCCGTGATGCGCTGCAGGATGTAGCGCGCCATCCACAGCTGGTCCGACGCTTGGGTGGCCGGCAGCGGCCCGATCTGGAATTCCCACTGCGACGCCGTCACCTCCGCATTCGTGCCACAGATCTCAATGCCCGCGCGCAAGCACGCCTCCAAGTGCTGGTCCACGATTTTCCGACCGAAGCAGCGGTCGCCGCCCACGCTGCAATAATACGGGCCTTGTCCACCGCACCCGGGATCGCTTATACTGATCCATTGATGCGGAACCTCCTTGTTGCGATCAAAGAGGATGTACTCCTGCTCAATGCCGAACAGGGGCTCGTCGATTAAACACTCAGCCTCGGTTTGCGCGCATCGTGCGCGGGCATTCGTGGCGTGCGGTGTCGTGCCGTCCTTGTCGTAAGTTTCACACATCACCAAATGGGCAACACACTTCTTGTAAAATGGATTGCCATAAACGGCAACGGGGCGAATGATGACGTCGCTGTCGGTTCCCGTGGCCTGCCCGGTGGACGATCCGTCAAACGACCAATCCCAGCGGTCATGATCGGACACGATGCATTGAACATTGCAACCATCAATGTTTGCAACCCGTGTCTTGCTGCGCATGCCTCCGGCGGCATCAATCCACACGTACTCCAGAATGTGTTTCATCTAAACGAGATAAAATCAATCCGATAATAATGAATTTGTACAAAATAGTATAATTCATTCTTTAAATCGTTTATTTCATTGTAGCAGCAGCACGTTTATTGTAGAAGCTGCACGAGATCCTTCTTTTTGAGTTTTTGCAGGTCGGCGTCATCGCCCCCTAGGCCGCGTTCCTTCGCCAATTGTCGTAATGCAGGCACCGACATGTTGCCATAATTCAACTGCATGGATTTTGCGCCATTGGATTTGTATCCAATTTTCAATTCAAATTCATTGGCTTCATTGTCTTCCTTGTCTTCCTTGTCTTCCTTGTCTTCCTTGTCTTCCTTAGCTTCCTTGTCTTCCTTGTCTTCCTTGTCTTCCTTGTCTTCCTTGTCTTCCTTGGCTTCCTTGTCTTCATCGGATGATGATGACGTAGACGAATCGTCGTCATTGTCGTCATTGTCGTCGTCTTCATCGTCATTGTGGGTATTCAATGCACTCCGGTTGAGAGAAATTATTTTTTTGGTGTCCGCTGCATGCTCATCCTTATTCTCAATGTCAATGCCGTCAATCACAAAGCTGCTGTCAATGCAAATGGTATCAAGTAAAATGTTCTTTTTGAAGTCTTCCTCAAATTTCCTGTGATACGCTTCGGGTTGATGGATTTCATCACCGATGGACCACTTGTCCTCCTCTGTTTCGGTGTTACTGGACTCGCTGGACGAATCCGACGACTCCGACTCCGACTCCGACTCTGACTCCGACTCCGACTCAGAACTCACTTCAATCAAGCTGCTCTGCGTGATGGTGATTTCTTTGTCGTAGTTATGATGATGTTGTACTTGTTGTGCTTGTTGTTGTGCTTGTTGTGCTTGTTGTGCTTGTTGCGCCTGTAATTGTTGCTCCGATAGCGGCGGTCCATGCAACCCGCGCGAAATAATCGCTTGCATGATGCGCGCTTGCTCCATTTGAGACTTCTCAATGAGCGAGATGCGCTGCTTAAAGTAATAAAACACGCCGTAAGAAATCACCGCACAGATTGCTAAACTCACAAACACGGTGGTGGCAACCGAAAACGAAGACCCGGACATGACCAAATGTGTTTGTGTTAGTATTTGAAATATTATTTAATACGTCTTACAATCAAATAATAAATAAAATGGGGCATAACGAACGAACGAACGAATGAATGAATTAATGAATTTATGTCAAGCAGGGAAAAATACCTTTTTTTGCGCAGGCACACCTTTTTCAATGAGATCTGAAGGCAGGGGTCTGATCTGTTTGAAATATTTCTTATAATTTGTAATCACGTGTTCAACCGTTGCGTCTTTTGCTTTGGGATATAAAAACACCTCATACGCATCCTGAGACAGGTTGGACGACAGCACTGCAACTATATTGGGGTCGTCGTCAAACGTGTTGTACATTTTGGACCCCCTAGTTTTCCCGGCGGGCATGGTCACCATTTTATGCTTGCCGTTTTTCTCAATGAGCACCACCTTTTTTCCAGAGGCTAAACTTCGCCAGAATTCCTCCAATGGTTTATTTTTACCCCAAACCGTGGTTGGATCCGACTCCATTTCCAATACGCGCTTTGATTTTTTTGCAGTGGACTTCGCCTTTTTTGTCACGTTCTGCCATCTGCGAACTCCATTCTTATTTGTCACAATTCTCCAGTTGTTGCCATCATTGCCTTTCTTAATGGTGCCAATCTTGAATAAGGTTGCACTTTTGGATGGCGCTTTTCTTGTTGGCATCATCTTGTGTCTTTACAATATGATGTGAAAATAACATGCATTTCTTCATTCAAAGCGTGCTCAAAATGCGACGCGTGTCATTGATAATGGACGCGGGGTACTGCAGGTCATACAGCACCTTGATACCGCCCTTGATGGCCGAAATGCCGGGGCGCAGCGTGTACAAGTATTTGAAATCATAGTTGCCGCGGTCAGCCACGTCCATGTGCAAATTCCGGATTTTAGTTGTTTCGTTTTCTTCGGTTATTTCTGCTGAATCCGTTGATTTATTTGCGATTTTCTCTCCTTTTGTGGATTCCGATTCTGTTTTTTTTGACTGGAAGAGCTTGCAGAGTTGGATGTAGTGCGTGGTGAGCATGAAGTCCACGCCGTCGTAATTGGTCAAGTGCATGATGTAGCCGTACGCGCTGGCGATGGCTTCATACGGGTTGGTGCCCGAATACAGCTCGTCAAAAATGCAGAAGTGCCGTACCGAGGGGCTTTGCCCACAGGAACGTCCGCATCCCATTGAAGTTGGGGGTGTGGGGGCTCCCCCAGCAGTAAGTTTGTCCAGAATTTCCTTGCAGCGCCGGGACTCCGCCTGGAACAAGCTGTCGCGCCCCGACGTGTCCGGGATGTTCAAGTAGCTGTGCAGCTGATGGTAGGGGCGGATGCGCGTGCCGGCCTCGTAGAACCCGTGCCCCAGCTGCTGCGAAAACAGGATGTTCAGCATCGTCATTTTGAGAATGGTGGTCTTGCCGGACGCGTTCGGGCCCGTAATGACCAGCCGCTTGTCCAGCGACACCGTGTTCTTCACGGGACCCAATGCACTAGAATCATCGCTTAGGGCAGTCGCAACGTAATACCCGTTCACAATTTCCGTGTGATTACGATTGCCTTCTTTGCCCTTGTCTTTTTTCTTCTTTTTGTCCTTCTTCTCTGTGTTTTCGGGTTTTTCGGGGTTTTCGTTAATAAATTCGCACGCCGCCACCTTGTTGTCCCGGAGCAGCTCACCGAAATGCGCCACGTGCTCCGCAAACGCGTTGAACCCAAAGCTGTACTGCATGCACGCCGCAACGCTCGCGTCCGAAAACACCGCGTAGTACTGCTGCATGACGTAGCCGATTTGCAGGCACTTCTTGGCCGTGAGCGCGGGCGGGTCAATGCGGTCCAAGGCCGCCACCATGCGCTCCAGCTGCTCCCGGTTCCTTTGTAGGTCGGCGGCAAAGGGCGCGTAAGTGCTGCCGCAGGTGAGCGCATGGGCCGCAAATGCGCGCATTCGCTGAATGGTGGTATCGGCATAGGCGCGAATGGCGGCCAAGTCGGCGTGCACGAGGAACGTGTTGCGGTAAAAGCGGTGGCAGGACACCACGTTCTGGTACATTTGCACCACGTAGAACACGACGGACACCAGGATGTAGATGCGCTTGTCCCAGCCGACGGAGCTCATGTCAAACAGGAGCTTGCCGATGGCGTGCTGCGACAGCATCATTTTTATGATGCCGAAATAGGTGGACAGCGTGATGGGCACGCCCTGCAGCTTCAAGAGGAAGAACGGCACGATGAGCATGATGACGGGCATTAAAAATGATAGTAAGGGCGAGAAGAGGTTGTACATGCTGTAGCACTGCAGGAACGTGGGCGAGCGGTTCAGCGCGTCCAGCGGGGCGTAGTCAATGTAGTTGAACTTGTCGCGGAAGGAGGCGTCGGTCTTGATGCGGGTCCAAATGGCTTCCACTTTGTCAAAATCGGTACCATGGTCCTCCTTGTCCTTGTCCTTGTCCTTCTCTTTGGACACAGAGGCGATGAAGCGCTGGGTGTCTTGCAAATGCGGCACGCTGGTGGTGAACTGCTTAGCCCACATGCCGAGGTAGCGCTTGGCGAACGCGGACTGCGGCTGAAACACATGAGCGTACATGGGTTTGGATTTGTTATTGGCACCATTGGCATCATTCTTCACATAATTTGTATCATTTACTTGCTTGGTGCATTCAATGAGCTCCAGGTCGGACAACACGCTCTTGTCAATGGAACACAGTTGATCCTGGGGCAAATACTCCATGGGCAACTTGAACGGCGTGTCTAAATGGGTTGGATTTGTTGGATTTGTTGGATTTGTTGGGTTTACTGTATTTGAGTCAGGCACAGGTTCTTCCTTTGTTTCTTTTGGTTCTTGTTGCATGTTTGAACCTTGAAACTTCGCTAAAAGGTGCTGTATCATTTTTTACAAACTATAACAAATGATAGAAGATAATGCATTGAATTATACGAAAAATGATAAGATTAAAAAGATTATCATGCAGAAGCACCGATGGAAATTGTGCTTATTCTACTATCAAGTGATTGATCCTTTTTTTTTTGTTTGAACTAACAATCTTTGAAATGTATCTCGGACATATTTATTCACTTCGTTGTCCAATTGTTTTAAAGCTTCCAAATTTGGGTTCTCTTTCATTTCGTTCAATCTCTTAGTAAAAGATTCAAGATTGGTTGCAATGGATGTACGTTCACCTTGTGTAAATAATGATTTATTCAATTCGGCTTGGCTCAAACAAGCAGCGATGTGTCTTTGAATCACCGTTTTATAAACATTTAGATCATAAACCGTTTCAGGTGGTTTCGTAAAAAATAATGTTGCAATGATTGGGTTTTTTTCTTGATAAAACTCATATGAACCAGTGTATGGTTCTTCGCATGATTTGTAAAACCTCAAAATTCGTGCATAAGCAATTTCAAAATCATCCGTAATGTCCCATGGGTCAACCTGTTGTGCCGGCAATATGATTGTTACACTTGGAGAAATCAAACTGTAATCAATTGTGAAATTATGCATCCGTGAACCCTCATTATTTTCATATGTTGCTAATGCGCAAAACGTTTTTGCATCATTTGACATGACATATTTAACATAAACAGAAGGAGGGGTTCTATTGGCGGTGAAAACACATTGTGTGAAAGGCCCTTCATTCACATCAAATGCACAGGTTGACAACAGTGACCATGGTTTGAATTTTCCTCTTAAGTGAACACCTTCTCTTTTGATTAATGTTCCTTTTGAATCGGTATCAGTGGCAGAAGCAGCAGTGACAGGAGCGACAGAAGCGGCAGAAGCAACCGGAAGACCAAAATTTCTGATAGTTTCACACTGCTTACCACCAATGTCGGCAAAACCGCTGCAATATTTTTGTTTAAAAGTATCAAATTGTGTTATGTCTAACTTTACAGGGTAATCATCATTCAATACTTGTGGAAAAGAATCACGCACGATGTTCAATGCATCTTTATATCGGGGCATGGTTAGTAAAATTTTATAAGATTCATTGCCAATCGTATATTTTAGAGTTTCATCATCATAACTAATTGCAATTCCTTTTGCAGTTCCAAAAAAATCAAAACCACTTTTTTCACATACTGTAAATTTTCTCCCGCCGCGTTGTCTTCTCGTATAACGATGTCGGCTCGTTTTGCGACGACCACGGGCCCGATGCACTTGTTTTTTAGTGCGCTTAATGCGCTTGACTCGCCTGGTGGCCATTCTATCAGTTGAGGTATATAAACTACAAATATAATTAATCAATATGACTCCAGCAACTGGTTCATGCTTTTTTGCAGAGTGTAAAACGCAAGCCCGAACATGGCGCTCGTGGCAATCAGCCCCGTCAAATTGGCGTTTCCGTCCGCGCTGAACAAAGCCGATGGCAGGTAGCGGAACATGTAGCGTTTGACTGCCGGCAGTTGAAACGCAAAGTAGAGAATGGCCAGCATGAGTGGCGACTGGATCTCCTCGTAAAACGTCTCTAAAGTATCGGCGCGATTGGCCCCGCGCGTGTTTTGGTGCATGACGCGCTCCAGCGTGGAACTGGTTTCGTGGTCCTGAATGTAGTCCACATGCCGCTGCGGCTGCGGAACATACGTGGGTTGCACCTGCGCATCCTGCATCATACCGCTCGTATCGCGCGGGATGTCGCGGGACGGCAGCGCGGTCATGCCCGTCATGCTGGCTCGTTGCACCCCGCTCACCAGTTCGTTCATGAGCTTCTGGTTGGGCTGCTGGTTAGGGTTCAGGGGCGGACCTTGGTTGTATTGTTGTTGCTGTTGAGAAGGCGCTAAATCGGGAACATTGGGGGAGTACGACATGGCGCCTGGTTCGGACTGCTGGATCACCACATTTTGATTCTGGGTATTCGCATTTTGGCCGGATGCCGTGGGCAAGTCGTCAATGCTGGTGGTGTCGCTCATGTGCTTTATGTATTGCACAGATTCCTGTTTCACGGGTGTAACGCAAATAAAAGGCAACATTTTCCTAAACTAATTGAAACGATATTCATTTTTTTTGCAGTGAAAAAAAGTGAATGCCGGCGGTAGGTTTCGATCCTACGTCCTCCCCGTTATGAGCGGATAACCATCTCCCAGTCGGACATGTGAAGGTAAAATGTTTATCTGCACAGGTCAAGGGGTCAGGAGACGGTGTTTTAGGCGCTCTTCCGCTGAGCTACACCGGCATTATGGCGCTGCGTTTAACGTCCAGCTTGACATCATCAGAACCTTTCCCTCAGGGAACTACGTTCACAAGGCACATCGCAGTCCCTTTGGCTGCGTTTCGCCCCGACCCCCTCCTCATGTAGTGGGGTGTGTAGCAGCTTCTGTAAAGCTGCCGAATTGTAATGGATACCGGAGATACGTTTCGATCGTATGACCTCGTGGTTATGAGCTACGCGCGCTGCCCCTGCGCCACCCCGGTTATAAGTGTGTTGCTCCAGTGCCTTGATGCACCAATGCGATGTGTGATAGATACCGGAGATACGTTTCGATCGTATGTCCTCGGAGTTATGAGCCCCGCGCGCTGCCTCTGCGCCACCCCGGTAACACAAGCTCCGTTTAACGTCCAGCTTGACGGGGTTAGAGAAGAATGCGTTTGACATCAGCATCTAGACGGGCCGCTTCTGTAAAGCTGCCGAAATTGAAGGGTTACCTCCTGGGGGTTTTGATCCGCCGACCTCGCAGTTATGAGCCGCGCGCTCTGCCTCTGAGCTAAGGAGGTTTCGTAGGTGCTCCAGTGCCTTGATGCACCGATGCGATGTGTGATACATACCGGAGATACGTTTCGATCGTATGTCCTCGTGGTTATGAGCCACGCGCGCTGCCCCTGCGCCACCCCGGTAACACAAGCTCCGTTTAACGTCCAGCTTGACGGGGTTAGAGAAGAATGCGTTTGACATCAGCATCTAGACGGGCTGCTTGTGTAAAGCTGCTAAAGTGAAGAGTGCTCCAGTGCCTTGATGCACCGATGCGATGTGTGATAGATACCGGCAACCCGTTTCGATCGAGTGACCTCGGAGTTATGAGCCCCGCGCGCTAACCTCTGCGCCATGCCGGTAACACAAGCTCCGTTTAACGTCCAGCTTGACGGAATGCGTTTGTCATCAGCATCTAGACGGGCCGCTTCTGTAAAGCTGCCGAATTGAATATTTACCCCCGGTCAGTTTCGATCTGACGTCCTCCGGCTCATAAGGCGATAACCATCAATCGTTCGGACTTTATGAAAGACGAATTGGATGACTGACGATGTTTTACGGCGCGCTTCCTCTGCGCTACGGGGGTGTGTTTTTCACAGTTGCTACTCGTGGGAATGGAACCGAACTGAATCCGGGCAAGCCCGACTTGCTAACATGTCATGTGCCAACTGAGCCATGAACCATGATGTGACAACTGCTTGAAACACATGCAGCGAAATGCATATACATAGATGTCGGCGTCTGGATGACCCCCAGCACTTAATGCTTACGAGTTCGTTTTCTTAATTTTCTACCACGACGGCGAGAACGACGGCGAGAACGATAACCTCCTTCGCTGTCGGAGGAGTCGGACCGTCCTGGCACTTCTATTCCTTGATCCACCAATTTTTGTATTGCTATCCTTTGCTGTTCTTTCTCGTTTAATCCAGTGGGTCCATACACATTAACCATGTGGGTAAAACCGCGTTTCACATGAACACGCACAGGATAGTGTCTTATCGTTTCGCCTGGCCAAGTAGCTTTTGCATAAGCAATTTCTGATTGTCGTAAAGCAGACCTTTCTTCAGCTTTTTTTTTAGCTTCCTCTATCTCTCTTTTCTCACGAGCCAATTCCTTTACCATTATCGAATTCAGCGTTCTCTCAGATCTCGCGGGTATATGTAGACCACAGAATTCGTCCTTAGTTAATGTCAAATGTCGGGTAATGCGTTGCTTGCCGCTGTCATCATACACTACCACCGTGGTGCTGGATTCGTCTTTAGGGTACAATGCGCTCCAAGTGTATGACATATTTTTTTCGTCTATATCATTGAATAATAATATATTTCTAAAGCGCCACATTTATGCGCGAATCATCGCACTTTGTACTGTGGACATTGTACGCAAAACACTCGCCGTCGTATTTGAACGTGAACTTTTTTGTTTCCGCCATGTCGGGCGCCTTGAACACCATGCAGTTGCGCCCGTGGCACGTCTTCCTAAATAAACTGGAAAGACCCAGACCCATTATTATTCCGAAGATTACCCGACTTGCGGAAGAATGAATGAAGTCATGAAGTTGCATTATTCAAATGCTAAATGTTTAAGTTATTTTAACCCAATATTTTATTTTTTTGAAAAATGCAATTCATTTATTACATAATGGATGTTTGATCCATTCTAAGTTTGCATGGGGATGGTTTTCAGCGCGTCGTCGTTGGCGGGGCACGCCTTCATATCCTGTTCAAACCGGAAGCAGTTGTGCGCCTTGTCCTTAAAGTTGAAGTGGTCCGCATTGTCCTGCGTGGGATACACGGTGACTACGCGCCGCGTGGGGAGAGAAATGTAGATGTAAAACACCCCAAGTGCGAAACTCGCAATGAACGCCGGCAACGAAATGTATTTGAACATGTTAAATTGGCAAATAAATGAACCGGATTGTATAACGTTAACATTATTTTTTTCACTGCAGTTTAGTTTTGGGCCCGTGTTTGGTGGTGGGCACGCCGTTCTCCACGATGAAATCCACCAGCTCGTCCTTCCCCGTGTCCGGGTCGTCCAGGTTGGCCACTTCATACACGTTGCCCGTGATTCTCTCCTGGTCCTTGGCCCAGTTCCAGATATAAGCGGCCAGCTGGTCCTTGCGCTTGCGCGCCAGCCGTTCGCGCAGCTGGCGGTTCCGCGCCTCCACCGTGATGCTCGGCACGTCAATCTCAAACTCCAGCTGCTCCAACGTGTGCGGCTTCTGCACCAGCCGGAACATGTCGCCCCCTAAACTGGAGTCCCGTTCCACGGCGGAATACACGTACTTCGCGTCCATGATTTTGCGGTTCAGCGGCTCAATTGTGCCCACGTAGTGCGCCACCGCATCCCGGACGCTTTGCGTCGCCCCCTTAAGCATGTCCTTGAATTGTTGCACTGCCGCATAAAACTCGCCGGTCAGCGCGTCCGCTTCGTCGCGACGCTCCGCATTCCGCACCACGTCCAAGTACTTTTGCCGGAACCCGCCGTAAATTTCCAGCGCTTGATCCAGCGCCGCGCGGTCCTTTTCAAACTGGCGCAGCGCCTCCTCCTCCGTGCTGTAGTTGAACAACAAATCCAGCTTGGTCTTAATGATCTGGTCCTTCAGCGCGTCGGCCGTGCGCAGCGACGCATTGGCCAGCTCCTCCAGGCTCATGAACCGGCCCTTCACAATTTCAATGCGCAGCGAACACGGCTGCGACCGGTTGCCGCACTGCGCCCGCAGCACGCCGTCCTCGTTGGTGAAATGCGTGCCGCCGCTTTGGCCGCACGCCACGCACTTTCGGTTGCGCTTAATGCGCATGATTTTCGCCCGTTTTTGGGACAGGGTCAGCGCGTCCGAGTGCTTCACCGCGTTCTTGTCCTCTTCAAACTTGCTGTCGTACCGGTGCTTGTACCCGTAGTATTCGTTGAGCGCGTCCACGTAATCGGCCTTACTCACGTTGGTTATGGCAGCAACCGCTTCCATCTTATTCGGTTTGGTTCGGTTCGGTTCGGTTCGGTTCGTTACATGTTGCACACATTATTTCTTCCGCCAAGCCAACCAATGCATCCCCATGCATCCATGGTGGGCGAGCTTAAAAAAAGGCACCAGGCACCAGGCACCAGGCACCAGGCACCATGCACCAGCTTATAAAAAGATCTTGCGATTTTTAATGAGTTCCACTTCGGGCACTTCCCATTTAGGGAGGCCGGTGATGAAATTGCCGCGGGATGCGGCGTGGTTTGCAGCATTCACCATGCGCAGCTTGGAGAGAATGTACTCCTGCTGTTTGCGACGATTCGCCGCTTGCTCTTCGGGGGTGGGTTTGCTCGCGCGCTTATAATACAGCAGTGCTCCTAAAATCAGCACGAAAACCCCCAGCATGCACGCATTGAACACGGTGTTGTGATACTCCTCGCGCAACCGGTTGCACTCCTTTAAAACCCCGCCGAAAAAGTATTTGACACCGGGCTCAATCAAGGCGGGTGAGGACGCATGGTTCATTTGATACATTATGCCATTAAAAATTCAAATTAATTTATACACATTGATTATACGGATTAACGGTACGGCACAATTACGGTTTGGTGTCATGTCCTCTTCATCTTCACCTTCATCTTCATCTTCAACAACAGATCCACCCGCTGGTGGACCAAATGCGCTTGTGAATTTGTCCATTTATGCCATCATTTCTCTCGTTTACCTGTATATGAATTTCAAATGGCCCGACAACATCGTGTTCAAGATCGTTTATTTGATACTCGTGTTGGGGATAAACTTTGGTTTGATTTTCTGGATGATGTCGAGCCAATGCAAAGCGACTCCAAATTTGGGTGTGACGATTGGCGGGTCGGTGCTGACTTGGATCATGTTTGTGGTCATGTTCCTCGCGTTGGAAACCATGTACGTGTGGCTGCGGCCGTTTGGCAACACGGTCGGCTACTTGTGGATCAAGTTGTTGAAGGTGGTGGGCTTCATGGACGGGATACTCAAGCAATCGGTACAAGCGGACGACGATGCGTCACGGCGCATGAACAAGTACATCAACTACGTGCGAAGCGACCCGTGGGGATTTTTTAGCATGTTGACGACAAATGCCAATGCAGATCCCGCCATCCTGCAAGCCGGTAAAGCGTTTGAGGAATTGAGAGGGAAGCTGAAAGATGACGCCTACAACGATGATAATAGACAAGAATTCATAGCCTTCGTGCGCATTAAGGAAAGCGTTGCTAAATTCATATTTTATTTGCTCACGCTGAATCTCATGACGGACATGACCGCCGTTTTCGTGATGGAAAATGACAATAACTGCATAGTGAATGCCAACATTGTCAAAGGAGCAAATGATATGCACAACCAAAAACACGGCGGAAGACGAAACCCCAAACCCGATCCGGTTGTGTACACGACGACGGAATAAAAATAAAAATAATTCACCAACTCAGTATTGGAGTGGATGCATACAACACGAACAAATAAGAGAGCATTGCGAGAATAATAGCGACCAGCCAGGCAGGAACCACCGTTTTCCGCTGGAATCCGATGCCGAACTGGCGCAAACTGCCGTCTTCATTGTACATGAACCGGGGCTTGAACGCTTGCACCGCTGCAAAGGCCGCTAAAAAGAGGATGATGGAAAAGGACGTGATGTGTTGTTTGATGAAGAACTGGTTCACAAGTTGCATGATAATAATTGATAATAATATTAATGCGTGTTACATTATTATTATATTTTTGTTTGTATGCATTTGATGCATTTGATGCATTTGATGTATTCAGTGTTTCAAGTTGGACAACGGGTGCCACGAATCACAATCCACATCCTTGTACTGAAAATGCGGGTCGGACCACACATTGGTCAGCGTTGCGGTTGTGCCTAAAACTTCGTTGCAATGCAGGCGAGAGAATTGGCGCAGCGTGTCAAATGCCACTCCATCCGGCGTGCGAATGACGCGATTGGTTTCGGCATCAAATGTTGCATACCAATGGTCCCATTCATGCTGGTCCGACAGCATTGCATGCCGCAACCGCATGCCGTCCTTTAAATACTTGAACTGGTTCTGTTTTCCAATGTTGCGTGGGTTGTTGCTGCTGTTTCCACTAGACACGCTTTCACTGTCATCGTCGTCATCTTGTGTCGCTGGTGTCGCTGGTGTCGCTGGTTCTTGGTTTTGTGTCGCTGGTGTCGCTGGTTCTTGGTTTTGTGTCGCTGGTGTCGCTGGTTCTTGGTTTTGTGTCGCTGGTGTCGCTGGTTCTTGGTTTTGTTTCTCTTGATTTGCATGATGTTGCAACTCCATTACCGCCACACTTTCTCTCACATACACGGTACCATAATACCAAATGCAATCTTGCGAGTCAAACACACTAGACACTGGAGCGGGTGCAGATGCGTATGTAAACACCGATGAACACACGGGTGAATGGGAAAATCCCGACGTGATCACATGTCTATTCAAATGCGTGGTGGGGGGTTTAAAATAATAGGATCGGATTGACGGCGGTTTTTGCACGCCTCCTCTGAAAAATGGTGGCATTGAGGTTGTGTTTGTGTTTGTGTTTGTGTTTGTGTTTGTGTAATTGGATTATCTTTATGCGTTTATTTGCGCATTTTATTAATTTTTAATTTCTTTTTTTTGGTGCACATTCACATGTCATAATGTGCCATAGTGCCATAATGTGTTGCAAATAATATGAGTTTAAAACCAATATTATTTATGTTATCAACAATCATATCACCCCGTGCATTTCATCATTTCATGTCCGCATCACCGTTTGAACTCACGTACTGCAAATGCAAAACCCCAAAGTTGTTTGAAAGTTTAGAGCATCCAACAATCGGCTTGCGCAATTTGCAAAACTACATCCCGATTTACCGCCGTTTTTTTTTGTTGTCGGATTCCAACCACAACTCCATTGGATTAAACCAGCGGCGCCATCTTGCCTCCATCGCCGAGGTTGTTAGCAAAAATGTGGTCAACGCAACCTTAACCGAGAATGCAGATGCATCCTCCTCCTCAAAAGTGTCGGCATTCATCAAGCACTCCCCCCTGCTGGATCCGATCAAGTACCTGTCGGGCAAGTACGACATGCAAGCACCCGATTTGTTGGTGCTTCCTTCTTATGATTCTCATGATTCTTACGAGTCGCATGACTCCTTGGCAGTGCACCAAATAAAAAAGCACGACGTAAACAATTCGTCATACGTGGACGCGTTCTTCACGTATTTAACCAGCCAAACGCTGCACACGCACGGGTTCGTGCACGGGCTTGATTTTTACGGGTCGTTCTTGGCCAACCAGAACGAATTCACGGTCAACGTGTATGACGAACTGGAGTATTTTAGCACCTGCGACTTTTTTTTGAAACACAGGAATGAGCTGTTTCGCTTGGATGGATTGTCCGAGCTCTTTGACGCCGATCACGCATTGTCGGACAAGCCCCGTTTGAACCTGTGCGATGGCGACACAAACGAATGCTTGGAGTTGGACGACTTGACCGACTTGACCGAGTTGAATGCGACTGCCACATTCAGCGACTCTGTCGACACCCTTCCGGATATGAATGAAACCCAACTGGTTGAATGCACCGCGGATGTGCCCATGGATTTACCATCACCGCGTGGGAAGCGTGGCATGGATGACAGCGACGACTCTTGCTCCTCTCGGTCGTCCGATGACAATGAGGACAATGAGGACAATGAGGACAATGACAATCGGGTTGTCAGCGATAACAGTGGCGATAGCAGTGGCGATAACAGTGGCGATAACAGCGATGAAGATGATGGCAGCAGTAGCAATAGCAGCAGTAGCAATAGCAATAGCAATAGCAGTAATAGCAGCAATGGCGACGACGAAGTGCACAATGCCCACATATTCAATTTTCCAGTGCACTCCATTGTGATGGAAAAGTGCGACAACACGCTGGACAGCCTCATGTACGGCCGCAATGAGCTGACGGAAGCGGAATGGTCTGCCGCGCTCATGCAGGTCATCATGACGCTCATCGCGTATCAACGCATGTTTGCATTCACGCACAACGACCTGCACACAAACAACATCATGTACGTGAAAACCGACAAAAAGTTCCTGCATTACTTGTACAACGGGGTGTACTACCGCGTTCCCACGCACGGCCGCATCATGAAAATCATTGACTTCGGGCGCGCCATTTTCAAGTACCGGGGCCAAACCATGGTCAGCGACAGCTTTGACCGCACGGGAGACGCCGCTTCGCAGTACAACTGCGAGCCCTACCTGAACCCGAAAAAACCGCGTCTGGACCCCAACCCCAGCTTTGACTTGTGCCGCTTGGCGTGCTCGCTGTTTGACTACTTTGTGGAAGACATCCGGGACGAGGCGGAGTACGCTGCGACGCTGAAAGAAAACCGGGTCGCCAGCATGGTGGTGGAGTGGCTCAATGACGACAAGGGGCGCAACGTGCTGTACAAGAAGAACGGTGACGAGCGGTACCCTGAATTCAAACTGTACAAAATGATTGCGCGCACCGTCCACGGCGCCGTGCCGCACGAGCAGCTCAGCAAACCCATGTTTGCGCACTACGCCATACCGCGCAAACAGATTAATGGCAAGCCGCACATCATGAACATTGACGCGCTGCCATCATATAAAGACGCCTTAACGCCGCTTTAACGCCGTTATTTGGTACGGCGACCACGACCACGACCATGTGCACGACGAGTTTTGCGCGCGGGTTTTCTATTTTTACGCCGGGATTTGTAACCGCCCCTAAGTGTTGTCTGAGCTTCATCAAGCGTCATATCATTGCATCTTCGAGACAATGTAACTTTAACAGCTTTCTCTTTAAATTTATCTGTAAAAAAATCATATAAAATGCGCAGGTTTGCGCAGCAAACATTAAGCGATTTGGGTAACCAAGTTGTATAATATGGACTTAAAATTATTTGAGTTACTTTTTCTGTAGTTGAGTCAAACTCATATGTTAATAATGCCGGACGTCTAAGTAAGTATGATAACGCGGCACTTTCATAATACGACAGTTGGCCATTATCAAGATACCAACGAACTAAAATAAAAGTTCTGTTTTCATCACTCACATTAATTTTAGGCTCATCAAGTATATACGACATTTTAAATATGTAAAAATGTTTATAAAATTATTATATAAATTTATTATAAATTTATTATAAATTACCACAATATAAAAAATAAAAAAAACGGCATTGAATTACAAATGCCGCCATTTTAATTTAAATGCAAGATTATATGCCATTGTATCGCATATAATCGCTTATCGCATATAATCGCTTATCGCATGTTAACGGTTCTGATCAACGGCGGCCTCGGCAACCAGCTGTTCCAGGTGTTTGCCACACTGGCGGCGGCCATTCGCAACGGCGACACGTGTTACTTCATACACACGCCGAGAGACGCCAGCGGAAAACGAGCCACGTATTGGAACTCCCTGTTTCATGCGCTGAAACCCATGACGGTGCTTCCCACGCAGGCTAACGTGCAGCGTTTCATGCAGCTGCCGACGCACCAAGAAATCAGTTTTCGTTACCATCCGATACCCGGCAAAACGGCCATGAATTCTGCGCCCCTGAAGCTGGTTGGCTATTTTCAAAGCCCCCAGTACTTTGCCGACGTGCGTGACGCAATTTACGACAAGCTGCAGTTGTTGGATCAACAGCGCAGCATTCGGACCGCGTTTGCCGAGAGCACGTGGTTTTCGCGCGATACAACCGTCACGGTTGCCGTGCACTTTCGCATCGGGGACTACACGGCCATCCAGGAGGCGCACCCCATTTTGACGCTGGACTATTACCAACGGGCGCTAAAATACGTTGTGGACCACAGCAGCAACAACAGCAACAACAACAGCAACAGCAAAATAAACGTGCTGATATTCAACCAAGCGTGCGACAGCGCGATCGTTCTGAATCACATGCACCAATTGAATGCCGACCCCGCGTTTGCCGCACGGTGCCGGTTCCACAAAGTGCCGGACATGTTTGAAGACTGGAAACAAATGCTGCTCATGAGCGTGTGCGATCACAACATCATTGCGAACAGCACGTTCAGTTGGTGGAGCGCTTACTTGAACCAGAACCCGGGCAAAATCGTGTGCTACCCGGACACGTGGTTCGGGCCTGCGCTAAAAAAGCACGACACGCGCGACTTGTTTCCAAAGGAGTGGATCAAAGTCAATTCACTTCTACCCCCCTGTCTACCCCCCTGTCTACCCCGCTGATCACATCTTGACGTTTAGGTAGTCCGGACACTAAATCAAGGGCTTTATCTAATTTACCCATTATTGATTTATGTTTGATCTTTTCGTGCTCATTGCTCTGGTTGAGCTGATCATACTGATGTTTGAGCTGATCGTGCAACCTGTTAGCATTTCTCTCTATTCTCTCATCAAAGGAGATTCGTCTTTCATCCCTCGACGGCAATGCTTTTTCTGGATCAGTTGGGCATTCAAAACCACGATCAGTGAATTTCTCACGAAGTTCAGGATAATTAAGAATATGCGGTTTAGTTATAAACAATTTGCAAAACTGATGAGGACTCAACTTGATTCCTTTGGATGTGTATGTAAATTCCCCTGGGTTTGTGAAAGAATCAAAATTAGGATATGTCTCCTTCAGTTTCGTAATGAATTCATGATATCGCCCCTCCTTTGCAGAAACTAGTAAATTCATGAATGTTTCATTATTGCCTCCAATTAACCACCACTGTGGCTTGTTGTCATGAAGTTTAACTTTCACATCTATCCCAGATCCCCCCCCAAACATTGGGTTTTTATCTGCAGTAATGAATGAACTCCATCCAAAAATCCAACCGCCCGTTGTTTGGCGACGTGTTTTAATGGATCGCTTAATGGCTCGCTTATTGGCTCGCGGTCGCCTAATGGTTCGCGGTCGCTTAATGATTCGCATTTTATAATATGCAAATAAATTATTTTCTGCATAACTTAATGCATCAGTTTCATCGTTGCGCAAAACTTGTTGTAGTGGCGGTGCCCTTTATTTAAAATAAATGAAACAACTTAAATTGTAGTTGCTTCATATGTGCAATCATTGCAATCCAATGCAATCCAACAGCAGCGCAATCCAGGGCATGACGCATGCCATCTGTCCAATTCCAGGAGAACCCGAAGGAACGTACGCAGTTGTGCGGGTGCTGAACGTTCCAGACACGGCGACGGCGACGGCGACGACCACGACTTTACCGCTGCACTTGTGCGACCCGTCCAAATTGATCACGCAGCACCGGTTGGGCAATCATGAACTGCCGCACCGCACCATTGACCCGCGAATGTACGACCAGTGTGAAATTGACTGGTACGGTGCCGGCGTTCTGCCGCCGCCCATGTACATGTGCTTCATCCTGGCAAACAAGTGCTACCTGTGTGGCGACATGCAAGCTTCTGGTGACGACATCCACGGCGAATGCACCGAAAATTTCAAAGAGGGGTACCGGTTCTGTGGTGCATGCGTGCCGTATTTTCGCCAGGCGCTTTACAAAACGTTGGCGCCCATTTGGCGATTCCGGCTGGAATCGGAGCGCGCCGACCGACGCCGGAGCCCCCTTTGGGTGCATCGGACCCGCCGCGATGAAACTGGCAAATCGGATCGCACGAATTCGGGGCGGCCGTTCCGGTACACGCGTTGGTTCGTCAGCTCGTGGATCACGCGCAAATCGGTGAATCGTCATGATCCCAATGTGGAGCCATTTGAGGAAGACCTCATTTGCGTGGAGGAATGGATGAATCATGATGACGTGGTAAGCGGAGCGATAAGCAACGTGATAAGCGGAGCGACAAACAACGTGATAAGCGGAGCGATAAGCGGAGCGACAAACAACGTGGTAAGCGGAGCGATAAGCAGAGCGGAGCCGATGAGCAAATGCGTGTCCGTCATGGACGTGTTCTTTGCGAACCGGGGCTCCTTGACCGACCCGAATTACGACCCGAATGCGGACGATCCGCTGAACCAAATCCGACACCTGACGCTGGATGAAAAACGGGCAATCATGCAGCGAGAATCGGCGCCGTTTGAATAGATTGTCAAACTGTCAATGGCAATGAGTCTTTTAATTCTGGAATTTTTCTTGCATCTGACAATGTCATTGTGAATTCCCCGGTTGGCAGCATAACTGATGAGTAATGCCGACCATCACCATGAATAAATATCACTTTGTCAGTGGGTTTTGATAATCCACTGTGAAAATTGTACGCAACAATTGGATTCGCCATGCGTTGTGATGGATTGACAACAACCTGTTCAAATACAACCGTTATCACATTAAATAATCTGGAATAGTCCAATATTTGTAGGTCCGACAAATTTACCAGTCCGTTGCCAACTTCATATTCTAACTTATCAAGTGCCAAATCACTTTTACTAGAAAACCTTAAACGAAAAGCTTGAGCAACCTTACTTTTATTTGTGTATCCTTGACCTGTGATTTTTCCATAGGTTGGAGACAAACATTGCAAAAATGCATGGGTTAAACAATTACCATCCCCCACAGTTTGGATTACACGCCATTGGTGGAAAATTTGTGGAAATGCGTTCAAATTACGTCCATCTTCATCATCACCATACAATGGTTCGGATAATAAGCGTATTGATTTCTTTTGTACATAATATTTAACAAATGTCTCTGGATTTTTGAAGCATTCTGGTGTTGCTCTATATGCCGCTTGAACTTGGTCCGGGTTAAGACTGCGTGGGTTAAGTAATTCAATTGCGCCTTCAACATTATTGTTGGCTTTTTCAAGTGCAAATTTTACCTTTTGCAGAGTATGTAGTTCTTTTCCTTCAGCATTTGTCATCATTCTTTGTATAGTTTCTTCTGTTGGCGGCGGATATTGTTGAGGCGGATATTGTTGAGGCGGATATTGTTGAGGCGGATATTGTTGAGGCGGATATTGTTGAGGCGGATATTGTTGAGGCGGATATTGTTGAGGCGGTGCTCTTTGTGCTGCGCTTGGACCAGGTGGTTGTGCATATAGTTGTACTTTTAGATGGTTTGCCAACAGTTCTATATTACCACTAACTTTACCTTGGGTTGCAAGGGCATTAGAAAAAATGGAAAGAGACTTCTTTAGTTTGTCATAGTCAACTGTATTTTTTGAGTTTCCACCCATTAAATGAACCAAAAATGGTTCCACATCATCTTTCGTAACCCGTTTATTTAATAAAAATTCACTCAATTTGGCACCGATTGCATTTAACATTTTTATATAACGTATACTCAATATCCAATTGCTCAAATATTGTTCAGGGTTCACACGCGCAGGTCCGATGCCAAAAAACTTGGATATATCCGTAAATCCAGGTGACGATGGTATAATGTACCATATCCAACATGATTTTTTTTGGCCTGCCTTTATTTCGGCCAATGCTTGGGCATATGTAGGACACTTGCCGCCCCCCAATTGTGGTGGTAATCTGCCACTTTGTGCGTTCAAAAAGTCTTGGATTGTTGCTTTTTGTGCACTTGATTGTGCTTCTACAACACCACCTCTAGCGGATGGTCTTGCGCTTTTTTCACTGGCCGCGGCACTTATTAACATTGCCACTGCAGTCTGAATATTTCCTCTTGCACTTTTCAATGCATTATTTGCATGTTCTTCGTTAAACCCCATTGCAACGAGCTGTTCAACTTGTGATTGTGGCTGTGATTCTGCACAGGTATATTTCTGATTGAATTTCGCACGAAGTTGAGGATAAGAATTCGCAAGAGGACCATTGATTAACAACCTGCAAAACTGGTCATGATTCAACCTAATTCCTTTGGATGAGTCGTTGTCTCTCCCTAGGTTTGTGAAAAAACTAATTGGTTGATCTTTAAATTCTTGATCGGCGTCCAATGCAGCAATAAAAGCTTGATAACGTCTATCCTTTGCACCATCTCTAAGTTGACTGAATGTTGCATCCATAAATCTGTTTCCTCCAATCAACCACGACATTGGGTTTCCATCTGCATGAAGTTCCGTTGAAACTTTCACATCTATTCCCTTAGCACCATTGGATGTAATGTTGGCATCTGCATTAATGAATGATTTATAACCACCGCCAGATTGGCGCCGTGTTTTAAGTTTACGGTTCTTTATTCTCCGAATACTTTTTCTAGGTTTGGTCGTTCCTTTGGTCGTTCCTTTGGTCGTTCCTTTGGTCGTTCCTTTGGTCGTTCCTTTGGTCGTTCCTTTGGTCGTTCCTTTGGTCGTTCCTTTGGTCGTTCCTTTTCTATGTTTTCTATGTTTCGTCACGCGTCGGTGTCGCTTAATAGTCATTTTCATTTTTACAATGTCACAATGTCACAATGTTACAATGTTACAATATTGTAATCTTACAATACACAGCGATAATATTTTATGAACATTCATGAGCACAATAAAAATAACAATATTGATAAAATGCATGGATGCCGATCTTTCATGTCATTTTCATCATCGTGGGTGTCATTTTTGGGATCAGTGCAATTGCGCGGTGTTATTTGATGTGCTGCAATAAAAATGCATAATCATAAACGGAATAACCCACATAAACACAAAAATTTAATGCATGCATGTATTATACGCGAATATCTCTCAACGATGGTCCGTTCAAAGCTGAATCCAGACGTGAATTATCGGGAGTACAAGCAGCTGGAGCGGGATGACGCCGATTATGATGCCACAATGTATGAAGTGGAACTTTTGGGCAAAGAGATTCGCATCGCAATCGGCCGCGGCAAAACGGATAAGAAGGACCTCATTTATTACCCCATGTACTTGATCAACACGGACGATCGCGTTGTGAAACAGATCGGCGTGTTTGAAATCCGCGCGGATCAAGCCAGCGAAGTTTTAGACGACGACGACGACCTGGACATTGACAAGCTGTCGCACCCGCTGATTTACTCGTTCGTGACCGCCGCCATGTTGGAGGCCGACAGCCGCGGCAAGAAGGCACCGATTGCATTGGAAAAGGAAAAGGAAGAAGAAGAAGAAGAAGAAGAAGAAGAAGGAGTCATCGCTGCGCTTGAAGAAGAAGAAGTCATCGCTGCGCTTGAAGAAGAAGAAGTCATCGCTGCGCTTGAAGAAAAAGACCAACAAGGCCAACAAGACGACGCAGCGCTGCGGTCCAAGATGAAGGCGCTGGCCCTGCCGCCCCAGACCAAGGACACGGCCGAGGCCGAGCACGCGGAGTACAAGAAGCAGCCCGGCCAGCCGTGGATCCAGACGCACATGCAGAACAGCAATTTTGGAATCAAGGACAACGAAGGCGGCGGCGACTGCTTGTTTGCCGTGATTCGCGACGCGTACCGCACCCGCGGCAAGTACGTGGAAGTGCCCGAACTCCGCCGCAAGTTGGCGGCCGAAGCCACCGAAGACGTGTTTCAAAGTTACAAGGAGAAGCACACCATGACGGCGGAGGCCATCGCCGCCACGGAGGCCGAAATGCGCGCGTTGGCGGACGCAAACGCGAAATTAAAGGAGCGCCTGGAGCGCACCACGGAGGCCAAGGAGCAGCAGGCCGTCATTGCCGAGTCGCGCCGCAACGCCACGCAGTTCAAGCGCCTGAAGTCCGAGCTGGCCCTCAGCAAGGAGCTGCTGCAGGACTTCCACTTCATGAAGCACGTGAACACGCTGGAGGATTTCCGCGAAATGCTGAAGTCGTGCGCGTTTTGGGCCGACACGTGGGCCATTTCCACGCTGGAGCGCATCCTCCGCATCAAGCTCATCATTCTGTCGTCGGAGCGGTTCCACGCGGGGGAAACGGGCGGCGTGCTGCAGTGCGGCCAGCTGAACGACCGCGTCCTGGAAGACCAAGGCACGTTTGAGCCCGAGTTCTACATCATGACAGACCACACGGGGTCGCACTACAAGCTCGTCACGTACAAGGACGAAGCGCTCCTCACGTTCCGAGAGATTCCGTACGACATCAAGGTCATGGTCACCGAGAAGTGCATGGAGCGCAACGCGGGCCCCTATTACTTGATCCCGCAATTCCGCACGTTTCGCGAGGAGGAGCTGGGCCTGAAAGGCCTGGAGGAGGACCAAGCGCCCCGGGCCAGTGCCGACCGTTCATTGCCCCCGCATGAGCCCTTGTACGACGACGCCACGGTGTTCCAGTTTTACAGCAAGAGCATGGACAAGCCGCTGCCGGGCACGGGGTCGGGCGAAACCATTGAGCGCGCCGACATTCCCAAGTTTGCTGCGCTGGCGAAGGAGACGCCGCAGTGGCGCAAGATGCTGTCCAACCTGTGGGAGCCGCCGGGCGACGACCGCGACAAGGCGCTGTTTACACTGGACGACCACAAGTGGCGCACTTTGGAGCACTACTTGCAGGGCAGCAAGTACCGCAAGGAGAACCCGAAGCATTATCTGCGATTCTCTCTGGATTCGGATTCGGATTTGTCCAAGAGCGTGGAGTTCAAGGACAAGGACAAGGACAAGGACCCCGTGCAAATAGATGCGGACTACGGCGCACGCGAAGAAAAGGAGCTAGAGGATGCGCAGTACGCCAAATACAGCCAGAATTCGTATTTGACCGACATGTTGCTGAACACGCGGAATGCCAAGCTGGTGCAGTTTAGGCGCGGCAAGCCGCCCGTCGTGTGCAACGAGCTGATGCGCGTGCGGCACCGGCTGCAACTGGAACAATCGGCGCGCAAAAAGCAATGAGTTTGCAAAATTGCATAATATATGTATAAAAATCAAATATAATGAAAATACATTATATTTACATTCATGAATCCCCCGAATGCTTTTCGCAAAGCGTTTGGCGTGCTGTATTCGGACATGCAGCGCGCATTCGCGGCTTGTCACAGCACAACCCTGACGCCCGTTGTGAAACCCGTGGACTCCCGAAGAAGTTTACCGCTGCCGTCGGGCTTTTCCAGCGGTTCGGATTATTTTCCGGATGAAATCCGCGACCACATCCTGGACGAACCCGGCGCATCGGTAACCTACAATTTCAGCGTGGGTGACCGCAAGGTGGTGCTGCATTTCGTGGAGTTCAACCAGCAGCCCGCACAATTGAATATGCTGGCATTGCTGGCGCACGCCGAGCGCGTGTGTGCGCTGCTGCACCTGGTTTCGCTGCACGCCGTCCGCGCCACGTGCTCTTCCGCGCTCAGCATCTACATTTACCTGACGGATTTCAAAAAACGGTTCCCGACGCGCAAGGGCGACGCTCTGGATGCGGAGCACGCCAATACGGGCATGTCGTATCACTGCGCCAAAACCAACGACGTGGTGGTGTATCGGCGCGAGGAGTGGTTCAAGGTGCTCATTCACGAGCTGTTTCACGCGATGGGCTTGTCGTTCATTGAGAGCGACATGCCGGCGGGAGTGGATGCCGCCATGCAAGCCGTGTTGCAAAAAATGTACGCCATTTCGCACCCGGTGCGCGTGTACGAAACGTACTGCGAAATCTGGGCGCGGATTTTGAACGTGGTGTTTGCGTGTTTTGCAAACGACGGCACAAGCACCACGCCGTTGCAGTTGCAAGTGTTCACGGAGTGCGTGATGGAGGGGCTGCACGCAAACGCGCGGTTTGCCCGGCAGCAGTGCGCAAAACTGTTGCAGTACGCGGATTTGACGCACGATGTCATGGTGAACCCGACCGAACAGAACCGCGCCATTGTTGCCAAGAAATACCGCGAAAACACCAATGTGTTTGCGTACTACGTGTTGACCTGCGTGTTGCTGCATTCGCCCGATGCGTTCATGGCCTGGTGCTACAAAAACAACCCCTTCACCAAGACGAAGACGAATGCGACGAAGCACATCATGCAGTTCCGCACCATTCCGTCCAATTTCAATGGGTTCATGGAGCTGCTGCGCCATTGCAAGCAGCAGTGCCCCCGGTTTGATTCGCACGGGTTGAGCGATGCGGACGTGCTGGGGTCTTCCATGCGCATGACGGTGCAATGAAATGCAATGGGGGGATGCATTGGATTGCATTTTTATGCAAAAAAATTGATTTAACTTATTGCACTGAGTCACACACCACGCATCAATCACACAACACAACATGGGAATCAAACATTTGAATCAATTTATCCGACACGAGTGTTTGAACATGAACACGGGCACGGCGGCGAATGCAGTAAAAAACATCAATTTGAACGAACTGTCGGGAAAAACGGTGGTGGTGGATGCCAGCATCTTCATGTACCGCTTCATTGCGGATGGCGCGCTGCTGGAGAACATGTACTCCATGATGTCGTTCTTTCAAATGCACAACATTGTGGCATTGTTCATCTTTGACGGCAAACCCCCTGAAGAAAAACGGAAGACCATTAACAAGCGCAAACGGCTGAAATGCATCGCAGAAATGCACTACAACCGGTTGGTTCGCAACCTCAACACCGACCATGAAAACGGGGCTGCCGGCAGCGGCTGGCTCAAAAAGGAGCAGGAGCACGCGCTCAAAGTGCTTCGCCGGCGGTTCATACGGGTTAGTGACGACGATTTTGACCGCGTTAAAACTTTGATGCGCGCGCTGGGAGTGCAGTACATTGTGGCCGACGGAGAGGCGGACGTGTTGTGCGCGCAGATGGTGATAAAACGCAAGGCGTATGCGTGCGTGTCCGACGACACGGATTTGTTTGTGTATGGCTGCACCCGCGTGTTGCGACACATCAACTTGTTTGATCAAACCGCGACGTTGTACGACATGCCCAAAATCCTGACAGTGCTTGGAACCAGCATGACCGAGTTTCGCCAGATTTGCGTCATTTCAGGAACGGACTACCATACGGGACCAATGCACGGACTGAACCTGAAGGTTGCGCTGGATTTGTTCAAACAGTACAAACAATGCGCATCGGACGCAGAAACAAACGATGACGTCTTTGCGCCGGACTTTTACACGTGGATGCACCATCACTGCACCAAATACAACAATCACATTCGCTTTGATTACGACAACACAATGGCGGTTTACAACATGTTTAACACAGCAATTATGAATTTGCCGACCATTGCGCCGGTAAATGCCGTGAAAAACAGGGACTTGTTGCGCGAAGTCATGGCGCACGAAAATTTCATATTTGTGGATGAATGTATTTGATGCATTTGATGCATTTATTTTGCATTCATTTCATGCATTTCTTCATTTTTTTTTGAATAATAAAAAAAATTGAATGCTATTTATTGTCACGAATTAATGAATCAGACAAATCAGACAAATCAGACAAATCAGACAAATGCCCAACTACAATACCGGGATCAACAACACATTCGTCATCCGGGTGAACGGATGCACCGAACTCAAGCAGTACATTCAAACCATCACCGAGCTTGCACGAGACATTCGCGCCGAGCTTGACGCCGACTTGGCGCAACCCAAGGCAGTCGTGCCATTCACTCGCGAACATGAGATGACCGCATTGAAGCACGCGTGTTTCGTTCGTGACAAGGTTCACCACCAAACCAGCGCATTCGCCGTCGCAGAATCGGCAATTCACGAAGCCCTCGCTCACCTGGAAATCATCCGGAAAATGCTCGTCAACAACAAACAAACAAAACGCACCATGGTGCGAAGCATTCAAAGAATCATTGCAGAAATGCATGCGCGCATATCTGCACTGGAAGGCACCATTGAAACAAACGTAAACACAGGACCCATTCAACAACTGCGTCAAATGAAGGAAGGCACAAAGCAGCACCACCGAACGGTGTCACACAGCTTGCTGCGGCAAGCAAACCGCATTCTCGTTGCGATGCGATTAAAGCACATTCTTGCCTACAAGCTCGCTGCACAAGACGCCGTCGGCGAAATCATCCACCACGCCGAAAAATGCCGCGCATTCATCGCCAATGCCAATGCCAATGCCAACGCCACAGCTCAATAAAGGATCAACAATGCAAAGGGAGGCAATGAAAAGGTAAGATCAGGTAAGTATTTTTTTAGCATTTGAAACTTTCATACAATAAAAACGAAGTTGTTTTTATTGCATTTGTTTTTTTTTTATTGCCTTTTATTGCCTTTTATTGCCTTTTATTGCCTTTTATTGCATTTTATTGCATTTTATTGCATTTTATTGCCTTTTATTGCATTTTATTGCATTTTGTTTTTTAAGCAGAAGCAACAACGGCAACCTTGCCGGCAAAGTGGGGAGACATGTAGCGCTGCAGGTTGAAGTAAGTGAGCTCCTCACCCTTCTTCAACTTGAGAAGGGACTTGAGCTTGGCATCGGGGTTGATGCGACGGCCGTTCTCCTTGTCCTGCAAGTTGTTGTTGCGGATGTATGCGTTGATCTCGCGGGTGACCTCGGTTCTGGCCATCTCGGAACCGTCGGTCTTGCCAAGAAACTCGGCCAGCTCCTTGGAAATGGGGGTGGGCTTCACGAAGCCGGAGGGGGCACGGTTGCCAACCTTGCGGCGCTTCTTGGCACTGGCCTTCTGAGCAGTGCGGAGCTCCTTCACGGCGTGGCGCTCAAGAGCACGAAGCTCGGAGCGAAGAGAGGCAGCAAAGGCAACCACCTGCTGCAACTTGGCGGAAATGCTGGAAAACTGGGAAGAAATGAGGGAAGGAGCAACCACCTCAACGGCAGCAGCATCGGTGGCAGCAGCATCGGTGGCAGCAGCATCGGTGGCAACAGCAACGGGCTCCTTAGCAACCTTGGGCTCCTTGGCAACCTTGGGTGCCTTAACCACCTTGGTAGAAGCGGTAGCGGTAGAAGCAGCCGCGGTAGAAGCAGCAGCGGTAGAAGCAGCAGCGGTAGAAGCGGCAGCGGTAGAAGCGGCAGCGGTAGAAGCGGCAGCGGGAGCGGCGGTGGTCGCCGAGGTCTTAGTCGTCTTGGCCATTGTGTGTGTGTGTGTTTGTTTATACCCTACATACAGATGTCTTTTTAAGCCGTTTTACGAATTAAATGTTTAATGCAGAATGACATGCATTTATCATGTCGTTTTACCAACTGTTTTTCTTAATGATTCAATGGAATGTAAACAACGGATTCATACAACCACGGCATGGCGGCTTGCGCGGGCTGGCTCACCAGCGTCAGCGCCGACAGCACGTAGTATGCACCCAGCGACTGGCTGTCGCGGTTGACGCCCGATGTCACAAACGTGTTCACGATTTGAATGCCGTAATGCTTAATCATGTCGGGATGCATGCCTCGCAAATCCACATAACGGAACGGGTCGCCGTTCGGCGGGCAAATTTCCATTTTCAGTTGCGGCATGATTTGCGCTCGGTAGTTCCAGATGTCGGCCAGCTCGCGCATGAATCGCATGATTTGCACCAGGCCGAGGTCGCTAAACCAAGCGGAATCGGCGTAGTGTCCATGCGAATTGATTTGCTGAAATGCGGCAAACAAGATTTGGTCGTCCCGTTCCTGCATGGAAACCACGGGCTCGGGGTCTTCTTCAATTTTGCAAGGCACGCCTAGGATGTCCGTCAGCCGAATTTTGCGGTGCATTTGACGGCGCAGCGTGACCGGAAACTGCATGCGATTATAAGGGTTGGACGGCACGTGGTGCCCCTTGTGCAGTTCGTTGTCGTAGTACGTGTACAATGACATGATGTCAAACCCGTACACCATGCCGGCGTCGTCCTTGAAACTGATGAACTGGTTGCGCGGAATGTCGCACATGGACTCCATGCTGTAAAAATCACTGTCATTCACGCACAGCGACCGGTCATTGTAAGCGGGGCCGCTCACTTGCGTGTGCTGCTTAACGAAGCTTCGGCGAAGCGCGCGCTGGATCCGCTTGATGAAATGCGACTGTATCAAGTGCGTGTACACGCGGTCCTTCAACTCCGCCTTGGTGCCGCTGCATTTAATGCCGTAGTGCTTGCACAGTTCTTTCAGTTCATTGACTTTGTATTCGTTTTTCACGAAATCGGCGTATTCCGAAAAAGCGGGGAATTTTGTCACGCTCGCTTTCACGCTCGCTTTCACTTTCACTTTCACTTTCGCCTTTGCAGTTGTTGCAGTTGTTGCAGTTGCAGTCGTATTCTGGTCCGGATGGACCATGGTGTCTTGCATGGAGATATTTGTGGATGATGATGATTATTATTATACTACCTACATTTTTTTATATCTTTTCACAATCAACATTAAGGATACTTGTCTTCATTGACTGTTTACATGTTTTGAAAACAACTTAAACTTTTTATATCAGTACAATGCATAACCCGGACTTGCTTAAAATGAAACTCGTTCCATGCTTGCTTTTGCTGTGTTCGCTGTCTATGGCAGCATGCATTCCGGTTGACATCAAACCACATGCAGTCAACGCAACCGATGCAGTCAATGCAACCGATGCAGTCAATGTCAATGTGACTCATGAACCCATTGTCAATGAACGCCATTTGTTGCGATTCATGCCAAAGATTTTCAGGCCTGCACCTAAGCCTGCTCCTGCACCTAAGCCTGCACCTAAGCCTGCACCTAAGCCTGTTGCAAAACCTGCACCTAAGCCTGTTGCAAAACCTGCACCTAAGCCTGCACCTGCACCTAAGCCTGTTGCAAAACCTGCACCTAAGCCTGTCGTAAAGCCTGTTGCAAAACCTGTTGCAAAACCTGTTGCAAAACCTGTCGTAAAGCCTGTCGTAAAACCTGTTGCAAAACCTGCACCTGCACCTAAGTCTATACCTAATCCTGCACCTGCACCTAAGTCTATACCTAAGCCTGTTGCAAAACCTGTCGTAAAGCCTGTTGTAGCAAAACCTGTTGTAGCAAAATCTGTTGCAAAGCCTGTTGTAACCGCTTTTCCAATTGCAATCGCGTGTGACAATGAATTTGACCTGTATGTTGCTGGCAAAAAGGTGGGAAAGGGTGATACATGGACAAAAACATATGAATTCTCTCCTCTCGTGAATGCAGGTGATGTGATTGCAATTGATGGTGTGAACACAGGTGGTCCTGCCGCATTCATTGGGGTGTTCAATGGAAAGGTAACCCAATCGGGTGACTGGAAATGCACCACTGGAAAATTTTCCAACTGGAATGAAAATTCGTTTGATGACTCTGCATGGCCTCGTGCAGTTGGTTACAGTAGAAATAAGGACAATAACATTTGGAGAAATGTTGGTGGCGGTGCTCGTCCCAAAATCCCAGGTGATGCCGAATGGCTTTGGACAAGTAATAATAATGCTCACAACCGGGTTTATTGCAGATACACCCCCATCAGAGCTCCTGTTGCAGCCAAGGTTATTGCAGCCAAGGTTGTTGCTCCTGTAGCAGCCAAGGTTGTTGCGCCTGCAGCTGTTCCTGTGGCCAAGGTTATTGCTCCTGTAGCAGCCAAGGTTCTTGCGCCTGCAGCTGTTCCTGTGGCCAAGGTTGTTGCTCCTGTAGCAAAGGTTCTTGCGCCTGTGGCCAAGGTTGTTGCTCCTGTAGCAAAGGTTCTTGCGCCTGTGGCCAAGGTTATTGCTCCTGTGCCTGTAGCAGCAAAGGTTATTTCCAATGTAAAAGCAAGAGGAGTTAGGATTTATGGGAATTATTGTGGTCCCAACTATTGCGGAGGTCAGCGATTCAATGGTGCCGAAGGGCCCAACTGTCGCTGGGGTGTGGCGCCCAAAGACTCGCTTGATTCATGCTGCAGAGCACATGACCAGTGCTGTGGATTAAACCGCGGCATAAACTGCAACAGAGAGATTCTATCCTGCATTAATAATGTAAAGTGCAAAGGCCTCAAGTGCAGGGTTGCACAACTTGCCATGAAAACCACATTCACTGCCATGCAAAACAGAGTTTGCGGAGAAGTGTTGTCTAATGCAGCAGGGTCCAATGTTCGTGTTGCATCCGTTGCTCCTGTTGCTCCTGCTCCTGTTCCTGCTCCTGTTGCTCGTGTTGCTCCTGCTCCTGTTCCCGTTGCAAAAGCCGACGTCATCGGCAGTGTGAACAACATGCACGCGCGCATTGTTTCCATCATTCAAGAAACCCAAACCATGCAGAAGAGAGAAATTGACCAAAATAAAAAGAACGTGAACTTCTCTCAAACCGACCTGGATAAATTATTAATGAATCAGGATGATGAGCAGAAGCAGCTGCTTCGGTTGCAGGCCAGCATCGTTCAAACCAATCAAAGCATTGCACGTCACTATGCCCAGATGACGGCGGACTCCCTTTATTTGCAGAAGCTGGATTTGATCAAGCCGCAGTTCTTGAAAACACTGGACGCCACCAGTGCCGACTTCACTGTGCTATCTGCGCACGTGTTCAAGCTTGTCAGTGACGAGCACAAGAAGGTCATGCAAGATATTTTGTCCCGCGCCCAAAATCAGACGGTGTATGACACGCGCGACCTTGCCCAAGCCTTTTTGGCGCACTACGAAAAGTACAAGCACGTGCTGCGTGCAGATTCCGCTGCATATGCGAAGGACGTACTCAACCTGAAGGACTTGAATCAGCGCCTTGCAGCCGGCAAAACCGTGTTTAGCGGTTTGAAGGCCGAAGTGGCTCGCCTCCGCGCGCTCTTGGAATCACTGAAAAAGACGCTTCAAATCAGTGAATCCGAGGCTGCCTTGTTTGTGGAGATTGAGAAGATTATTTCCGATATTCTCTCTTCCAAGAAGACCAGGTTTGCGGTTCATGGGGGTGAAAAGGAGTGCGCCGTGTCGGTGCTTCGTTCCCACATTGCAAACGGGCTGGTTTAACTCCCTGCTTGAGTTCATAACGCACGATCACAATGCATGATTATTATAATGTAAAAATCATAATAATCATACCCCATGCCATTCCAAGTGCTCTTTAAGTATTTTCGCCGAATTAAAAAAAAAATTGATTTAAAGGTTTGGGCATAGGATGGGTAAGCAGTTAAACAACAACAACAACAACAACAACAACCCCGACGACAACACAATGGCCGCAACAGCTCAATCCATCATCTCTGGCACCACCTTTAATCCCAGCACCGACATAAAATACGCAAAAGTCAAGGTCAACAATTCCGGCGGCAAGAGTGTCGGCATTCTGAATGCCACAACCAACACCGCGCTCAATCTCCAGACTCCCCTCATGCTCACATGGGGTGTGAACGAAAACACCGACAAAAAGACCGGCGAGGTGCAGTCGTATAGCATGGCCCTCCAATTCCCCAGCGACGAGTACAAGACCGCGAATATCAGCAGGTTCTTTGCAGTCATGCAGACGTTTGAAGCCAAGATCAAGCAGGACGCAATCACCAATTCCAAGGAGTGGTTTGGCAAGGCCATGTCTGCCGAAGTCATTGGCGCCATCTTCAATCCCGTGCTTTCCTACTCCAAGAACCCTCAAACTGGCGAGCCCGATCACACGAAGAACCCCACGCTCCGTGTCAAGTTGCCCTTCTACGACGGCGAATGGAAAGGCATTGAGATCTACGACTCCAATCAACATGTGCTCTTCCCCAACAGTGACGGCAAGTCGCCCAAGGACCTCATCACAAAGGGATCCGATGCGGCGCTCATCATTACATGCGGCGGGCTGTGGTTTGCAGGCGGCAGTTTCGGTGTCATTTGGCGCTTGGCACAGGCGGTGTTGAAGCCCAAGCCCACCTTGAGCGGAAGATGCCACATCCAGCTGGACGACGACGAGCAACGACGCATTGCAGCACCGGTTCCATCCAAGCCACAACAACAATACGACGATGCAGCTGCAACGTCTGCTTCCCAGGAAGTGGATGTGGAGGACTCCGACGAGGAGGAAGAGGACAGCGCTCCGTTGCAAAGATCTGCATCATCTGCACCAGTTGCCGCCACCGCAGCTGCTTCTGCTGTCACCGCTCCCAAGAAGATCGTCGCCAAGAAGAAGTAAGATACGGTAGTCACAGCATGCATGCAGTACAATGATGGCTTAAAAAAAGGCACCACATATAAGGCCCAAGACACAATACAATACAGGTAAGAATCATTTGCATTGATTGTATTGTCTTTATTCATTCCAACATCATTACTAACACGCGTGAAACAATCAAAAAAAAAGTTTTTTTCATTGTTTTTACTCAACATGATATTCAAAAACTAATACACGAACCCATCACGCAGCCACAATGGATTATTACGCATAAAATTTAATATTTCATAAAATAAGGCGTACATTTGATACTTTTGCATATGATAAACGGATTTTATCTCATTGATTTGGCATTGTTCATTTATGTTGTTGTAATACTCATACATGCTTGCAGTAAGAACAAAACAACTGACTATTACCGAGCAGGATTTACACTGATATTCAGTGTGTGTTTTATTTATTTTTATCACGTCGCTCAGCACAAATATAATGATAGCATATTTGGAAAGGTGCACACCATGTATCATCATAACCCAAAATTTAAAAATGAATTGTATTCAAAACTAATTGAATTTATCAACAACATTATGCTATTAATTTTCATTTTACTCAACAACCTGATCAAAAAGGCCATCAATGTTGAGCTGTTTTCAAACTATATTTTATTTATGCTGACGGTTTATTATTTGTGGAGTCATTTTATTGAGTTTCATTATTTACCTTCATGCAGACATGATTATCATCATTCGTTTGATAATGAAGAGAATGCAAACAAGTCATCACACCTAAAAAATTATGGCCCGCATTTCATGGATATTATTTTTAACACCGACCATTTTTGCACGCAGGCCCACGTTGAAAACACATGGTTGAAATACTTGAGCAACATCCTTAAATTGTATGTTGTATATCGTGTAACCATTTTCATTTACAAGAAATGATGTCATGCATGGTGTTGTGCATGGTGTTCGCGTTAAAATCCCTTCACAACCCGCAGCTGTTTACCGAATTTAAATCTCTCGGCGTCCATGGTGCGCCTTTGCAAATTGCAGGCCAAACATGCTAGAACCACGTTGCCGCCGGTGTGCCCCTGGTCGTTGTCCACGCGGTCCAGGGTCCACTGTCGCGGCGCCATGACGTCCTTGTAAATGAGCTCGCAGCATTCGCGACAGTACGTGCATCTCATCTTGCTCACCAACAACATTTCAATGGTTGCATCTAGAGAGATAATGGCGGATAAATCGGGATCATGAATGCCGTTTTCTTTGTCTTGTCTCGCGTACCCGTCCAACTTGGCTTTTATCTCTTTTTTGAAGAAATTTCTCTCTTCCAAAGTCGTATCATCTGCAATTAAGCGGCGCAACACTTCCAACTGCTTGTCATGAGCAAAGAAGGCGTCGTCAATTGTCCACTTCAGGGTGCGAGTGCGTTGCGGCTTTTGGGCCTTGCTCAGCTTGTCCGCGAGCTTGTCGCTAAGCTTGTCGACGTTGCGCTTGCCTGCAATGCACACCACGTGCTTTGATGATTCTGTCATTATAATGGGTTTCATTATGCATTAATTAGATTGTGGTTAGTATATATATAATACAAAATTGTTATAACAACATGTCACGACCTCAATTAGATACATGTGAAAAATTGCAGGATTACATAGACAAAAATATTACAGAAAATGGTATGATTCAGTTGCTCAATTTAGGAATTACATCGTTAGACGGCATAAAATTTCCAGAAAAAACCACATACATATATTTATACGGTAATCCGTTAGCAATATTGCACAATGCATCATTGCCTCCCAATTTAAGAATGATGCAATTCATCCATAATCAAATCACAACGCTAGATGGCATTGCATTTCCGTCCAAATTGACTGATTTGCAATTACAAAATAATCAAATCACAACGCTGGCCAATGTCAAGTTTCCACATGGGTTGGTTTCGTTAGACTTGACTAATAACAAAATCACTTCATTCGCAGGTATGCAATTTCCATTATCATTATTTAGTCTAAAACTGGCGGGTAATCCGATTGACGTGCGAACCGTGTCCGAACTAAAAAATCCATCTCCGTTTGTGATTCGCGAGATTGTGGCCGCATTCCCAGAAACCGGGCCGCACTTCCAACGCATTGAAGAAAAAAAAGGGGAACTGGGAGAAATGGTGGACCGTTTACTCGAAATGGTTCACGACCTTTATAAACAGAAGGGAGGCAAAAAAAACAAGACGGTGCGCCGAAAACGCATCTAGAAAAAAAAGAGTGTAAAATAACTATATAAATGTATCGCTCTAATATAGTTTAACCGGTTTATTTAAACAAAATGTTACCAACCGCTGCATTGGATGCCCTGCGCGCAATCAATGCAGACTGGTCAAACGACATTGATTTACACCGCGACTATCTCTCGTCCCTCTTTGAACAATTTGGAGAAGAGGACATGTTGCTGACATTAGAAGACATGCTGCGGCACTTGGATGCCTACATTTGCGACAACCCGCTCGCGTTCAGCGCCCCCGACTTTCACGACGTCGTGCACGACGTGCTGCACGAGTACTTTGAGGGCATGCACGCGTTTGAAGCAAGTAATTTAGACCTGGAGGCGGACGCGCTGTGCTGCTTCTGTGAGTCCATGTATTTCCGACACGCAAATCCACCGCGCGAATGCTCCAGCACGTTTATCCGGAAGCCGCCCAACGTGCCCGTCATTGATGCGAAGCTGGCGCGCATTCGGGCCAAGCCGCAGCCCGACCAGCGCACGTCCGAGTGGTACCGGTTCCGACACGACCTGCTCACTGCAAGCAACGCGTGGAAGGCGTTTGAGAGCCAGGCGTGCATGAACCAGCTCATTTACGAGAAGTGCAAACCCTTGCAGATCAAAGACAAAGACCAAGAAGAAAAGGAGTACGTGAACACGGCATCGCCGATGCATTGGGGGCATAAATACGAGCCCGTGTCGCGCATGGTGTACGAGCACATGTACAAAACCCGAGTGGCCGATTTCGGGTGCCTGCAGCACGACGTGCACCTGTTTTTGGGCGCGTCGCCGGATGGCATCAACGTGGACCCTGCATCGCAGCGGTACGGGCGCATGCTGGAGATTAAGAACATCGTGAACCGCGACATCACGGGCATTCCCAAAAAGGAGTACTGGATCCAAATGCAGCTGCAGATGGAAACCGCCGACTTGAACGAGTGCGACTTCTTGGAAACGCAGTTTTCCGAAGAGGGCGACGATGGCGACGATGGCGACGACGATGCGGGTTGTTCAAATGAGGCGCTGATGACCGGCACCATGATTTACTTCATGAAGTGCGGCAGGCCGCATTATGAATACGCGCCCATTGGCCTCAATCGGGATGAAACGGAGGCGTGGTTCACCGACGCCATGGAGCGAAACCAAGCGCACATGTGGATGAAAACCATTCGGTGGCGACTGGAAAAAATGAGCTGCGTGTTGGTGCTGCGAAACAAGCTGTGGTTTCAGCACGCCATAAAAGTGCTGGACGACGTGTGGCGCACGATTGTAAAAGAACGAACCAATCCTGAGGGCTACGAGCACCGCGCTCCCAAACGCCGGTCCCCTCCGGCGGCCCATGCAACCAATGCAACCAATGCAAATCCAAGCGCACAGTTCATGCACGCGTGGTTAAAAAACACAAATGCGGAACCATCAAACGAGAGAAAATGCTTATTTAACATGGCCGAATTGGAGTGATTTAAATAAAAATTGAAACAATGGTATTAAAGTATATTGGGTTATAGTATAGTATCCACGGATACACACACACATACATACACTTCAATGCAGCAGTATCTTAACATGTTTGGAGGGAAACCCAATGGGTCGGACAATGAAGGTGATGACGACGATGTGGAGGTGCGCAAAAACACGCGTGCTAATGCCGCCACGAATGCATCCGATGCATCCGACTCGGACACCGAAAGCAAGCACAGCAAACACACGGATGCGTCCGACAGTGAAGACGACGACGACGACGACGACGACCAAACGAACAGCGTTGCAAGCACGGATGCCAGTGAAGAAAGCGACGTCTTTGAAGAAGACGTGGATGAGGTACCTGCAATGACACCAGCAATGATTGCGAAAAAAGCGGCCACTGCATCTGCGCTTGCTGCGGCAAGTTCGGATGCGAAAAAAAAACCAACCAAACGTGTGGTCAAGGGCAAGGCCACGCTGCAAGACATCACCACGCTGCAGCAGTCATACGATGATTTGGAATTGAATGAAGATGGCGACGGGAATGAGTCGGACGGCGGCGACGATGATGCCAGCGACGATGGCACCAATTACCTTCGCAAGTTTGACTCTGAGATGCGCGACAACTACATCACATCGCATCATCACGAAATGATGCAACTGAATGCGGCAGAAGTGGAGTCGCTCGTGCGCGTGGTGCGAAACGCGGATGGCGCCATTGTGGATGGCATTCATAAGACGATGCCGTTTCTTACAAAATACGAGAAAACCCGCATTTTGGGGCAGCGCGCGAAACAGCTGAATCAAGGAGCTCAGCCGTTGATTCCGGTGGACAAAAAAATAATTGACGGATACTTAATTGCGCAACTGGAACTGCAACAAAAGGCGCTGCCCTTCATCATTCGCCGGCCTCTTCCTGGCGGGAAATCCGAATACTGGCGACTGGCCGATCTGGAACTCATTTAGTTTGATGAAATGAAATGAAATGAAAATAATACATTTTTTTATGTGTAAATGCATTATTTATGTCAATGATATTTATGTCAATGATAATTATTTAGTGTAATGATCGCTTAATGACGACGACGGCGGCTGCACTTGGCTTTGCGAGTCTTGCGAGACTTGCCACCCCTGCGGCGGCGTCCACCCTTCATAGTGCTGCAATTGGCCATTTGATTGTTTGTTGTGTTTATAAACAATGTAAAGAAAAAAAAAATAAATTTTTAGTGATTCATTGGATTTATTGGATTTATTGGATTTATTGGATTCATTGGATTAATTGGATTTATGATTGTTCCTTAATATAATATCAAATCAACACTTCCAGCGTTTGCCGCAGTCAATGCAAGTGACAAAGGTTGTCATGGGCTCATCGGCTGACCGCGTCTGCAGCTGATAATACGTGCATTTCGTGGACCGGCACTTGGAGTTCGGGCACGTGAAGTTGTCGGTGGACGCCTCCACTTTGGTTTCGTACTTGTGTTTATCCCGCAGTTGCTTGGCCTTAATCAAGGCAACCCATTTGTCGGGGTTCATGTCTTGGTGCGTCATGAATGCCAGCTCGTGTGCCTTAATTTGCTTGGTGGTGAGCATTTTCACGACGTGCTCGTTTCCCAAATTAATGCACACGGTGCGCAGGCGGTCGGCATAAATTTGCACGAAGTAACCGTTGTCCCACTTCTTCACAATGTTTTTGGTGTCCGATTCACCCAGCGTGAAATTGTAGATTCCGCGCTCCAAGTTGAGCGCCGCATTTTCTGCCGCTTCTTCGGACAGCACGGTTTGCAATCGGTCCTTGAGCTTATTGCGAACATTCTTTCGGAAGTCGTCGGGTTTTGTAATCTGCAATGCAGTGATGTGATACGCATTCGTGGCTGCCATGGTTGTTGTGTGGTTGTTGTGTGGTTGTTGTTGGATGTAATGCATGTGTTTATTGTCATTGCTTTATTCAATTTTTTGCAATAAGTAAAAAAGTTAAAAGTAAAAAGTTAAAAGTAAAAAGTTAACACATGCATTGTTTATGTTCATTTATGGTTTGCGTTGGTTTATTCGCGTTGTGTTGTTTGTTTGGTGTAAATGTTCAAATGTGCTCCGTGTTCCAAATGGTGTTGCACACGGCGCACAGGTAAATGTATTTCAACCGGATGTCATCGTATCGCAAGTAAATGACTTCGCGAGGAACGGCATCGGCATCCGCTTCTTCCGGGGCTTTTCCAGCTTCTTCCGGCTCTTCTTCACCGCCCACAATGGTGGCCCGATCCGCGTATTGGGTGGCATTGTGACTCCGGTTGCACGGGCACTCCGAATTGGGGCACAGAATGGTGCTGATGCGCGGCAGGGTGGGATCCAGTTTCGTGTATTTGTTCACCACGTTGACGTTCCCGTTCCCGCCCATCCCCGTGTCTTTGAGAGCCGTTTGTGAAACCACCACCGTGTCAATGGTGATTGTGTCGTCTTCATGCCCGCAGTTACGGCAGTAGTACACAATTGAATTCGTTTCCGTCAAACGGATGTAGTACATGTTTCCACATTGAGTGCAGAAATGCATGGTTGAATGGATGAATGGATGAATGGATGAATGGATGAATGGATGGATTGCTGATATTGATATTGCTGCGTTATTACATGAATTAAAGCGATATTGTTTAATTCAATTTTTGGCTAATTTGCAAACGCAGTCTTGAAATGCGCGCATGACCGCCGCATAATTCACAACCGCCGAGATGTGATACACGTGCGCGGTTCGCAACACTTCGGAATGGGGGTATTGGTTCAGCAAGCCGGTCAACCGGTCTAAATGCTGTGCATGGTTTTTCCGGAATTCGTCGCACATGTGTTCATAAAATTGCTCGTGGTGCTCAATGTCCGCGATGGTGTTCTTGAACACGTCAAACGACTTCAACAGGAACAGCATGCAAAACTCGTAGTTTTTAAATTGAACGATGCGATGGTACGTGCCGTAATCCGGATTGGATTTCGTGATTCCGGGTTCATTCAACAACGGCTTGTCGTCCAGCAGCGACATGAGCGTGAGCAACACGGATTTTATGGTCTGACACCCGCTCCACTGCTCTCCGCGCCACGTGTTCAAAATGCTCACGCACACCTTTCGCGATTTGTAGTAATTGGGATGCATGCGCGTCTCTCCATCATTCGTCAAAAATTCAACCACCGGAGGCGCATGCGGGTAATCCGGCGGATACTTGAATTTGAAAAAATAGTACCCGCCGCTGTACAACGAATCCGAGGGACCCATGATCAACGCATACCCCAACAGCATGTCGGTTTCACTGTGTTTGTAATAAATGCCCGGTTCCGAACACGTCATCATTTCGCGCACGTCTCTCAAGAGTCGCAGCGTGGTTTCTTTGCTGATGAAAACGGGTGCGGGTGCGGTGGCAGTGGCAGTGGCAGCAGCAGCAGTGGCAGCAGCAGTGGCAGCAGTCGCAGCAGCTGACTCTGACTGCATTGGATGGGAGGAAAGATGATTAGGTTGGTGCAAATGCGTTTATGTCTGTTTTTTGCATAATTCTATTTTGGTCAAATAAACTATGGCGTTTTTTTGAGATGCCCTCGTTTTTAGAACATTAAGTAAAAAATTGAAATAAAAAAATGTGGACGGAGTATATCACCAAACACGACACCGTCAAATCAAATCAATGGCGTCAGCGAAAACAGGGAAGTCAATTGCGCCATTTGATGCGTTCATGAAGCAGAGGTATTCTAAAAAGGGAGAACAACACACGCACACGCGCATTGGAAGCGAGAAGCTGGGCATTCATGGCGGTGCGTACACCATTCCATCAGAAGACATCGGTGAGTTTTACAGGAAATACACGGATCATGTGTTCATTCAAGGCCGTCAAGAGTTTCTCACGGAACGACAGCTGCCGGACAACGGGCCCGGTCTGATTGACATTGACGAACGATACGCTCCCTCGGTGGAGACCCGCCAGCACACGAAGGAGCACGTGACCAATTTGGTGGAAATGGTGATTGACCAGTTGTCCGACTTAGTGGTGCTGACTCCTGGCACGCTGCTCCCCATATTCGTGTTTGAAAAACCCGACGTGAATTTGCTGGAGGACACCACGAAGGACGGCATTCACATTCTCATCGGCATGAAAATGGACCGTGCACTGCAAATCATGTTGCGCAAGCGCATGCTGGCGCAAATGCCCACCATCTGGGGCGATCTCCCGCTGACGAACACGTGGGATGAGGTGCTGGACGAAAGCATCGTGCGCGGAACAACGAACTGGCAGCTGTACGGATCGCGCAAGCCAGGACACCAAGCCTACGTCCTGAAGTACTGGTACGTAATGAGTCTGGACGAAGAATGCACGCTGGGATTCAACGAACGCAGCGTGTCCATGTTTGACGTGCGCGTGAATTTCCAGCTCTTGACTGCACAGTATGCGTATCATGCCGGGTTTGAGATTGCCGACGTCGTCAAGGCCGAGCATGCGGCAATCAAACAAACCATTGGCGTGCCCAAACAGCGGCGCGTCAAGGCTGCTGGTGGTGTTAGTGCTGCCGGTGCCGGTGGCACAGACGCCACCACCGAACCGAAGGTCATGTTTCAACCACCGCACGTGGAAATCATCCAGCTGTCCGACATCGTGGACGCGGAACGGCTGAATGCCGCAATGGAACAGCTGTATTCGTCCGTGGAGCAAAAAGCGTACGAGCTGCGCGAAACGCACGAGTACACCATGTGCTTGCCCGCGGCGTATTACGACAATGAACCCAAATGGATTCGCGTGGGCTGGGCGCTGCGCAACACCAGCCCGCACCTGTTCCTCACGTGGATGGCGTTCAGCGCCAAGTCCGCCAAGTTTTCATACAACATGATCATTGACTTTTACGACAAGTGGCAGCAGTTCGGCATGAACACGCCGGCAGACGGACGCTGCCTGACCAAGCGCTCCATCATGTTTTGGGCCAAAACCGACGCGCGCGAGGCATACGACGACATCCGCCGCAAGACGAACGAGTACTACATGGAGGAGACGCTGAAAACGAAGGAAGCCACCGACGTGGATTTGGCGCACGTGGTGTACAACTACGCCAAGGACAAGTTCGTTTGCGTGAGCATCAAAACCAATGCGTGGTTCTCGTTCAACGGAAACCGGTGGGAGGAATGCGACTCCGGCAATGCGCTGCGCCTCATGATTTCCAAGGACATCTACACCATGTATCACGCCAAGCAGATTGAAAACACGGCGCTCATGAACCAGGAAGACCCCGGTAGCGAGGAGTGGAAGGACAAGAGCATGCGCGCGGAAAAGTACACGGAAATCTGCATGCGGTTGAAAACCACCACGTTCAAGAACAACATCATGAAAGAAGCGCGCGAGCTGTTTTACGACAAGAACTTCGTGGACACGCTGGACACCAACACGCACCTGATGTGCTACAGCAACGGCGTCATTGACTTCACGGAAAAGCGCTTCCGCCGCGGCCAGCCCGACGACAACATCAGCAAGTGCACCAACATTGATTACGTGCCGCTGGACCGCGGCAAGCACGCCGCCACCATTGCCGAAATTGACGAATTCATGGCGCAGCTGTTCCCCATTGAAGAGTTGCGCAACTACATGTGGGACCACTTGGCGTCGTGCTTGATCGGCGTGAACCGCGACCAGACGTTCCAGATTTACGTGGGCGCCGGCAGCAACGGCAAGTCCAAGCTGACCGAACTCATGTCGCGCTGCTTCGGCGAGTACAAGGCCACCGTGCCCATCACGCTCATCACCAACAAGCGCAACGGGATCGGCGGCACGTCGTCGGAAATTGCGCAGCTCATCGGCATCCGATACGCCGTCATGCAGGAGCCGTCCAAGGGGGATCAAATCAACGAGGGTGTGCTGAAGGAGGTGTCTGCGGGGGACCCGCTGCAGGGGCGCGCGCTCTACAAGGACATGATCACCTTTGTGCCGCAGTTCAAGCTCGTGGTGTGCACCAACACCATGTTTGAAATCAAGAGCAACGACGACGGCACGTGGCGCCGCATCCAGAAGGTGGACTTCATGTCCAAGTTCTGCGACAACCCGAACCCCGAAGGCGACGTGGACAATCCGTACCAATTCAAAATTGACCGCATGCTGGACGAGAAGCTGAAGCGCTGGGCACCCACCTTCATGGCGATGCTTGTGGAACACGTGTTCAAGACGAACGGGCTTGTGAAGCCGTGCGCCATGGTGACCGCCAGCAGCCAGAAATACCGCCTGGGACAGGACTACTTGTCCGAATTTGCGCGCGACAAGATTAAGATGCAGCAAGGCGGGCGCGGCATTAAGAAGACCGAGCTGTACGAGACGTTCAAACAGTGGTACGTGCGCGGGCACGGGCGCGATGTGCCCAAGGGCGCCGAGCTGTATGAATTCATGGACAAGAAGTTCGGCAAGTACACGAACGGGGCTTGGCGCAATGTGGCCATCATTTACGACGACGACGAACAAGAGGAAAGTGCGACGACGAACGATGAATGATGCAAAATGCAAAAAATGCAAAATACGTTTGTAAAATCCAAAAGCCATAAAAACCAATAAACATGTATTATTTTTTTGTATCATGAATATAATACATTTTCATATCATTTGATTTGACTTGACACTTCAATGGGAGATGCATCCAACTCAGTAGCATCCAACGCAGTAGCATCCAACGCAGTAGCATCCAACGCAGTAGCATCCAACGCACAAAACATGCAATACCAGCAAATGCAGCTCCTGGGCCAAATGACGGAGGTCATAAACAATGCCAATGCTGCATGCGGCAAGGGCACCGAGTGTTACAACCGACAACAAATCATGGATGCGCGAAACAATTACCGGGCCGCCCTGCTGACTGAAAAAAAGGCACCAGCAATGGTGGAAACCGCCCGCCGCGATTACTTGGTGGCGGCCAAGGGTACAGCCGGCGCAGACCGAGCGTTTCGCGCACGGTACCAAAAAAACGGAGAAGAAGAAAAAGCGAAACTCACCCAACAATTTGATGAATGGTACAAAGACATGTACAGCAAGCTGGGGTCCAATGCAAACCATGTGGCATCCCTGCAAACGCTGGCCAAAACCAACGCAACACTGGGCGCCACACTGAACGGCATAACGCTAAACGACGACGATGCAACAAATGAGCTGAATTTGTTGGAACGCAAAACGCACTACTTGGGGCAAGATGTGAAACTCATCAACAACATAGAGTACTATGTCAAACTGGTGTACTGGTTGGCGTTTCTGACATGGATCGCGTGCATTCTTTACGAACGCCGATTCACGATGAAAACGGGCGGCTTGTTCGTGCTGTTCACGCTCTTCATCCTGCTGCAGAACCGCGCCATGAACTTGATCAGCTTCATCATGCCCACCGACGTGAATGTGCGATGGTAAGCGAAAAGCGAAGCGACCGATAAGCGAAGCGACTGATAAGCGAAAAGCGAAGCGACCGATAAGCGATAAGCGTAGCGACTGATAAGCGAAGCGACTGATAAGCGATAAGCGAAGCGACCGATAAGCGATAAGCGTAGCGACCGATAAGCGAAGCGACCGATAAGCGATAAGCGAAGCGACTGATAAGCGAAGCGACTGATAAGCGAAGCGACTGAATCAAAACGCCGCGTTCATGTCAAAGATGTCGTCCGTTTTGGTTTTTTCGGCCAGCGCGTACTCGCTCACCTTCTTTTCAAAAAAGTTGCACACGGACGGCAGGCTGATCATCTCCATGAAGTCAAAGGGGTTCGCGGAACCGTACAGCTTGTCGTACCCCAGCTGCACCATGAGCCGGTCTGCCACGAACTCAATGTACTGCGTCATCAGCTTGGCGTTCATGCCGATCAAGCGACACGGCAGCGCTTCGCAAATGAACTCGCTCTCAATGGCCACCGCTTCGCGCACGATTTCCGCCACGCGCGCCTTCTGCGTGCGCTTGCTCAGCTTGTTATAAAGAAGCACGGCAAACTCGGTGTGCAGCGCCTCGTCGCGCGAAATGAGCTCGTTGCTGAACGTGAGACCCGGCAGCAGGCCGCGCTTCTTCAGCCAAAAAATGGAGCAGAACGCGCCCGAAAAAAAGATGCCCTCCACGCAGGCGAAGGCAATGAGCCGGGTTTGGAACGAGCTGCGCTTGTCGTGGATCCAGCGCTGCGCCCACTCCGCCTTTTTCTTGATGCAGGCAAACTGGTCCATCGCGTGGAAGAGCTGCGTGCGACGAGTTTCGTCCTTGATGTAGCTGTCAATGAGCATGCTGTACACCTGCGAGTGAATGTTTTCCATGGCGATTTGAAACCCGTAAAACGCGCGGGCTTCCGCCAGCTGCACGTCGGTCATGAACCGCACCGCCAAATTCTCCAGCACGATGCCGTCGCTGGCCGCAAAAAACGCCAGAATCATGGAAATGAAGTAGCGCTCGTCCTCATTCAAACTGTGGTTCCAGTGCGCGGCGTCGTGCGACAAGTCCACCTCCTCGGCTCGCCAAAAACAGTCCACCTGCTTTTTGTACATGTTCCATATGTCGTTGTCCTTGATGGGAAACAACACGTAGCGGTCGTTGCTTTCAGTGAGGAGCAAGTCCTTGGATTCCTTGGATTCCTTGGATTCCTTGGATTCCTTGGATTCCTTGGATTCCTTAGGCTCATCATTGCGGTTAATGCAGTCGGTGTCATGCATGGTCTGTGCTACTTGTATGTCGGTGCGTTGTCCTTAATATATTTTATATCCGATATTTTATATATTACAAAGAATCATTGGACATTCACGTTATTCACGCAATAGGTTTGAATGACGCAATGCCCATCCCATGTAGCATGCGATGGTCGCAGCATTGCGCTAGACGACATTAAAGAACTGGAAACCATGCAACGCAAAAAAGAAATATGGCAAGAACTCTTCCGGAATGCGGCGCGCATACGCCGTGCCGTGCGCAGCAACGCATGGCTTCGCCCCATTTTTCGCAAGTACAAGAACACATGCCGAGAGATATTGGATCAAAAAAATCAAGAGGTTCATCATTTCATGGGCCTCTGCAATTATTGTTCCAATGAAAACGACCTGAAACCAATTCGGGAAGAACTGGAACATATCCATGCGCAAATGAAGGAGTTGGAATACATGCCGTCCGACGAGTCCGACGAGTCAGACGAGTCAGAAGAAGACCAAGAAGAAGAGTCAGAAGAAGACCAAGAAGAAGACCAAGAAGAAGAAGAAGAAGAAGAAGAAGAAGAAGAAGACGCCGACGAGTCCGACGAGTCCGATGACGATTCATCATCATCATCAACCGAGTCAATGGATTTAGAGGATTTTTTGTAGTCTAATTTTGGATTTCATAACCATCCAATTTCTCTCTTCATTAGGCCATAAGGTTTGAGAAGTTGAGATGCACGCCACCGCCGTTCTGCAAAAATGCGCTTCCACCGACGCTGAACTAACCGCAACCAAAACGTTTTGAGCACTGCAACGCATTCCCCACCGGGTTCCATGTAGACCGGTTGCACAATTTCAAGCATTGGATACCGGTTGGGACGGTTCACAATGGTCCAATACGCGCGCACTACGCCGGTGTATCTATACGTGCCCGTATACTGTGCCATGAATGCAAACACGCTGTCATCATAAAATTCAGACAGCTCCACTTCACACGTGTAATGAAAATAGTCAGACACCGGCGGTTCGCAGGGCCCGTGCAAAGTCGGAGTGTAAAACTCGCATATCCCTAAACACAGCCGCTCCCTCGGGATACGATTCATAAGCGCAATGCATTGCATCATGATAATTTCTTTAACTTGTTTACATAAGTTCCTCATTCTTCATTCAGGCGTTCCTCATCCAGGCGTTCCTCATCCAGGCGTTCCTCATTCAGGCGGACTGTTGCGAATGAACCCGTAATTCTGCAACAGCTCCGGACAGCACGGCGCCTTCTGGTCCTTGCCCTGCGACGAAGAAGTCGCAAATCGCTTCAAGTGCCGGCGCACCGCAATGTTTTGCCCGCCCACGCCGGCACCCGGCACGTAACGGTTGTTGTTGCAACGGGCGTTGTTTGTAAAAATCAAACGACGCACTGCACCTGCCATTATTTTGATTGTTGTTGTTTATAATACGAGAGATATTATAAATAATTTAAAAAAAAGGGAAAGAGGGTTTTCTGAGGGAAAGGTTCGGAGGAGGGGTGCGGGGCCAAAGGCTACTGCGCTGCGCAATGCTTGGCACGTAGTTCCCCGGTCCGTAGGTTTTCTGAGAGGAGGGGTGCGGGGCGAAAGCAGTGCCTTGTGAACTACGTTCCCCGGTCCGTAGGTTTTCTGACTAGTTGATTCTCTTGGTGGGAATGTCGTTGCTAACAATGTAGATGGAATTCTCCGTCATAATGATGTATTCCGTCTCCACCTTGAAAATCTTTGCAATGGTGCTGGTGTACTCATCTTCGCTCTTCACCAACAACTTTTCCTTGTTCTCACCCACCCCAATGACCACCGACTTGTCCAAAGATGCAGTCCAATAATCCAGCATGATGGGCTTGTCCTCCACAATTGCCAACTTGATCGCATGGTTCATGCAAAGGTTGCTAGGCAATCGGTAGGATGAATTGTTGGTGTTGTTGTTGTTGTTGTTGGTGTTGGTGTTGGTGTTGTTGTTGTTGTTATTGTTGTTGGCATTGTTGGCATTGTTGGCATTGTTTGCAGGAGATGCAGCAGCTGCACCCCCACGATTTGCAGGAGGTTGATTGCTCATGACGGCACTTACTTGTTCGGTGAAATTATGTTCTAAAATTGGCTCGTATCTTTAAATACTTATTTAATGTTTTAATATGTTTCATTAATATGTTTCATTAATTGAACATCAACACTTTTCGCCGCACCTTGGGCACCCGTTTTTTTTCTGCGGCGCATTCCGGTGGCACTAAACATTTGCCAACGAGCATGTACTCCGTTTCCAGCATGGTTCGGATGAATTCGTAAATCTCGTGCAACACATCCTCGTTGCACTTTCCCACGATGAGCACGCTGCCCGTTCGGAAAATCATGAACGAAATTTCGTAGTGCGCTTTCCCATCATTGGACGTCTTTTTGTATCGGTTGGTTTCCTCACCCGCCACGATGTGCATGGGCTGCTGCCCGCTTTGCCCCCCCACATGCAACCCCCTCACGTAGAAGAACTTGCACTGAATGCCCGGGTACGAACACGCGTCGTAGTTGCAGTTGATGCGGTACTTGTATTTCAGTATCTTGTACAGCGCATCGCGGTTGATGTAGTACCCGCATTTGAAGTTGGAGTTGATCAGCACCGTTTCCGAATTGCCGCGCTGAAAATCCAAGTCGTCGCCAACAAACGGACGCAGGATCTGCACCAGCAGCATCTGAACCCGCATCAGCATGCTGTCGGTTTTTATGCCGGGGATTTCCAACTTGCCCGTGTTGAACACCTTCACGTGCATTTCCTTGAAACAGCGCTGCTCGTCCTCCTCGTCCACAATTCGCAGAATGATGACAAAGCAGTTGAAGAATGCGCGCTTCTGCTTAATGCGGTAACTCACAATGTCCTTCTTGCAAAGCCCGATGCTGATTTTGCGCTGGTCCTTGAACTTGATGCGGCCGTCCGGGTTTTCAATGTGCTCAATCACGTACTCATTCACGCAGGCCACTTCATGCTTCAACCGGTCTTGAATGGTCGCCAAGTCTGCCGGGTCCGTCGTGGAGAACTTCATCTGCTTTTTGATTGCGCCCTCCTTCGGAACCGCATACTTCAACACGGGAATCTTCCAAAAGGCGTCGTGAATGTCAATCGGCTTGGACAAATACGAAATTTTGGTCTTTGTGCTTACATACAGGGGGGTGCATTTGGGTTGGGTATCCTCCGTCAACTTCAGCGCATCAACCACCATGTCCTCCTCTTCTTCTTCTTCTCCTTTGATTACCACCACGTCAGACACCTCATCATCATCATCGTCTTCGTCTGATGATGGTGTCGCCTTCATGAGCACTGTTTCCATTGGGTTTGTGGTTGTTGGTGTGGTTGTGGTTGTTGGTGTGGTTGTGGGTGTGATGCCACTCAAAAATTGCTGCCATTTCATGTCCAATCCAGCCATATTGTTTATGGGTTATAGTTACGTGTCTACTCGTCCGTGTCTTTAAGTTGAATTGGAATCAATTCTTTTTGAAATGAACCCTATTAAAGGACGGGTCATTGGTGGCAACAAATCAAAGAATGGCGGACAGCGCGGCAACCTGCTCCTCCGTGAGCGACGTGGGCAGCTCAATGGAGAACCGGATTTTGAGCGCGCCGTTTTCGGTGTAGCCCAGCCCGGGAAGCACCTTGGTTTCATTCATGGAGCCCGTGATGGAGCACGGTTTGCAGTTGAACTTGTAGCTGCGACCGTTCAAGTGCACCAAGTCAAACGCGAACCCGCACAGCGCGTCTTTTAAAGACACGCGATGCTCCACCACCAAGTCGGCATCGCCCTCGCGGCGAAACTGGGGGTGCTCTTCAACGCTGATCTCCAAGTGCAGGGTGCCGCGGCGCCCGCCCGAATTGGGAATCACGTTGCCCCTGCCCTGAATGCCCACCTTGTGCCCGTTCTGAATGGCCGGTGGCACATTGATCATGATCGTTTCGGAGTGCGCGGCGTGCGACTCGTCTTCGTATTGGACGTGAACCGGGCGTTGATTTACGCCATTGAATGCATCCGCAAGTGAAAGCGCAATCACCACATTTATGTCATACGATGGCTCGCTATATGATGGCTCGCTATACGATGGCTCGCTATACGTTGGCTCGCTATACGATGGCTCGTTCATGTTTTGTTGTGTGAAATTGTGGATAATGATGCGGGGACCCATGCCTCCCATGCCTCCCATTCCTCCAAACATTGCTTCAAACATGTGTTGCGGTTGTTGCGGTTGTTGATGCATTGCGGCAAACAGCATGTCCAACGGATTAATGCCCATGCCCATCGGGCCCATTGGACCCATGTGGCCCATGTGCACTCGGTGTCCTCCAATGCCCATCTGCAGCTCAAAATCGTAGTTGCCCCTTTTTTCGGGATCGCTTAATACATTGTACGCCTCGTTAATTTCCTGGAACGCGCGCTTGGACTCCTCCGAATTCCCGTTTTTATCGGGATGTAACTCCATGGACAGCCGGCGAAACGCGCGCTTGATTTCGTCCGGCGTGGCCGATCGCGACTCCAATTGCAAAACGTCGTAATGCGAACGGGGCATTGAATGTATGCGTATATATGATCCAATGTTTGCATGCTTTTATTATCATTTTGCGTGGCATAATAATAATAAATTAATAATAATTTGAACAAGTTTACCTGCGAACAAGTTTACCTGCGAGACTTCTTGGCATGTCTGCGAGACTTCTTGGCATGTCTGCGAGACTTCTTGGCATGTCTGCGAGACTTGCGATACTTACCACCTTTTAGAAATTCGTCGCCAGTATTTAGAAAATTTCTATGGGCATCAGCTTTGAGCTCTTCCCTTTTCCTTTCAGCTTGGACCTCTTCCCTTGCGTTTGAAATTATTTGAGGTATAAGTGCAGCTAATTTGGTTTCAAAACCTTGTGCATCCTCAACAGAAATACCCAGTTTTTTCGCAATTTGTTCAACGGAGTCGCCTTTGTTGGACATCTTTACCCTATAATAATAGGCCGCATCAACCGGAGGTGCAGTTGCCATATTGATTTATTGTAATGGTTGGTTATAAACTACCAAACTATAATAGTTTTTTTCATAAACGTTCCTTTTCAAACTTCAAATGCTCCGCACGGGCCTCCCTTATAATGTCGTCTAAATACGATTGCAGTTGGGTCGCGCGCGCCTCCGAAATGCCCATTGCAGCCGCAACTTCTTGAATTGTGGGGGTGGCCTTATTGCACCTTGCGATTGCCAGCAAGTGTCTATGATAGACGACTGTCGCCGCCGGTATGTCCGCGGTGGCATAAAGATCCATTTCTAACTCCGCGCGGGCCTCCCTTATAATGTCGTCTATGTACGATTGATGTTGAGTCGCTTCAACCAATGAAATGCCCATTGCAGTCGCAACTTCTTGAATTGTGGGGGTGGCTTTATTGCACCTTGTCATTGCCAGCAATTGTCTATGATACTGTTGACACGTAACCTCATGGTACGGAGGAGTGGTTGCCATGGTATGATAATGGATAATGGATAATGGATGTCCTAATGTTTTTATTATAATTATATAAACGTTTTTTAAAGTAAAATCATATAAGACTAACAATCTAAACTCAACTAAACCCATGAGTTGCTCTGATTTGGTGATCGGACAATCGCACGCCAACGTGATATGGTGGGCGGCATGGTTTTCGTTGGGCGCGTCCTGCCATGGCCTGTACATTCAACAACCCGGGCTTGCATTCATTCCTGCCTGCGTCCTGTGCACGTCTTTGAATTACTGGCGAAACCCGGTGCGCCAATCTTGGCGTAGAACCGTTGACATGAGCACAGTCTTTGTTGGGCTCTGCTATCAAACCACGCTGGCTTATAACATGCCAGATACGCGCTATCGCCGCGCGTATTTCGGTTGCATCGCGGCATCCGGTGCGTGCTACGCCTTGGGGCATTTGTTCATGGCGCTAAACATGCCGCGCACTGCAGCATACGCACATGCGGGCATTCATGTGGTGGCCAACATGGGAAACATTGTGTTGCAACGGGGGCACGTAGTTCCCCGGTAGGGAAAGGTTCGGAAGAGGGGCCAAGGCACGTCTCGTGCCGAGCCGTTGTGTGCTTGGCACGTAGTTCCCCGGTAGTTCCCCGGTAGTTCCCCGGTAGGGAAAGGTTCGGAAAACCGTAGGTTTTCTGACTAGTACCCGTCCCGAATGGCTTTGCCAACGGGAAACCGCGGCACGTTCAACTCGCTCAGCTCCTGATAAATCACGGTCAGCAGTTTACCCACATGCTGCGGGCCGTCCTGAAACCACTGCCGCCGCTGCTCCTGCGTGCCCCTCGGTCGCACGCTGAACTGTCTGCATTCATCCGTCGCACACACCCACACCACGGTGCCCTTGTCCCGACCATCGGCTTCTTTGAAGCCCACGATCGGATACTCGGCCTCCACGAATTCCTTGTACTTTTGCAAATCGTGGCTGCGATAATTCTGCCGGTACAGCCCGTGCGCGTTTCGCAACATGATGCCCTCGTACCCCGCCGCCACATACTCGCCGAACGCCTGCTTGAACTCGTTCACCGTGTGGATTAGTTGCGTATCAACCACCTCCAAATGGGGGCACTTTGTGCCGTCCACGACTTGGACAATGCGGTCATGCCGTTCCGAATAATCGCCGTCCACGACGACGTCGTAAATGTGGTATTTTACCAATTGCACGCGCGCCATGTCCGTTTCGGACGTCTTCTTCCGCTTAATGAGCCCCGCCAGCTCCTCAAACGGCAGCTCCGTGGTATAAAGCTCGCCGTCCAGGATCAAGCCCGGGTTTTGCAGCAGGATGGGCCGCAACTCCGCGCAAATGTGCTCCACGGATTCAAAGTAGGCGCCCGTGCGCGACTGGGCAACCACTTTGCAATCGTTGCTGTTGCCGCACGGCATCATGTAGCAAATGCACCGCAAGCCGTCCAGCTTGGGCTGCACGTAGCACGGAAACACGATGTCATTCTTTTTGTTCTTTGAACTAAGAGGTTCATACGTGTGCGCCAACATGGGGAACACCTTGATTGCGTTGGTTGCGTTGGTTGCATTGGTTTGTTGATTTAGTTGTGTATCCGAATTCGGGATAACGAGAGAATATCCCTCCTTATCCATTTTGTCCTGCCATTTTCTCTTGGTTTCCGCAATGCATTGCTGCAGCGGGGACGTCTCGTTCTTTTTGCCAATGTTTTTTCCCTCCGTGTATTCGCGGCTCGTCACCTGTTTCTTGCCGTCCAGCTGTCCGTACTCTATTTCCGCCGTGGCGAATCCGTTGAGTTGATCGCGGTAAATGCGCGCCGTCCACACTTTGGTTTTGCCGTTTTTTTCCACGCCATAAATGGTGGGCAGATCTTCCATGTGCTCCATTGTGTTGGTTGGTTGGTGCACATGCAAGTTACTCATGTGCCGAGTTTAAATGCGTTTCATTATGCATTAAAGCTTGACCTCTGCATCATAAGCGCATCCTCGGTACAAGAGCCGCTGCGGTGCACGGAACGCGCTGAAATCGTACGGTGTGATCATCGTCCACGGCACCGACTTGTCCAGAACGCCGGCAACCACGAGCACGAATGACATGAAAGCGCTGCACCAAAACGACGCGGTCTTTTGATTGTTGTGGTTGTGGGAAGTGGCTTCAATCTGGTCCAGCGTCTTGTGCTCGTCAAAGTAGCACCGGATCCAGTCGCACGGGTTCAGGTCGTATGGACACGCTTTTGCCTTTTCGTATGCGGCCTTGATGCCATCCTGCAGTTGCAGTGCATCCAGTCCATCCAAAAACCGGATGCGCCGCACGTACAGGTGGCCGTAGCCCTGCGTCGCGTACTCGGACCACACCTTGGACAGCGGGCACACCTGCACGCCGAATTTGAGCTCACCCGACACCGCGTCGGGAAAGCGCTCGCTGCCGCTCTCCAGCACGTAGTACTCCTCTTCGCCGAGGGAGGGATCCAACCACGTGGGCCGGTGCAGCACCATGCTCACGTGGCTGTAGTCCGACGACGTGAAGCGCTCAATGAGTCGCGAGTACCAGTACTTGGTCGTGTTGTACAGCAGGATGTCACCGGTTTTAAAATTTCCAGCCATGTGTGTATAGTGTATAAAACATTAGTTATATAAAAATAGTTATAAAAAGATCACAGTCATCATACACAATGCATCCACCATATGAATATGAATATGAACCATGACAATGACAATGTGCCCTTCATTAACAAGCACCAGCCGCTGCGATTGGCAGACTTTGAACAGCTGCCGACCGTGATGACCAATTTCCTCCGGTCCCTCCATCAAATGCACGAACTGAACCTGCTCATCGTGGGCGACTCGGGATCCGGCAAAACCTCGCTGGTCAATGCCATCATTCGCGAATACTACGGCGACCACCACACCCACGAAAACATCATGGTGCTGAACAGCCTGAAAGACCAGGGCATTCAATACTATCGCGCCGACATGAAAATCTTTTGCCAGACGCGGTCTCTCATTGCCGGCAAAAAAAAACTCGTGCTGCTGGACGACGTGGACACCATCAACGAACAGAGCCAGCAAGTGTTTCGCAACTGCATTGACAAGTATCGGCACAACGTGTGCTTCATTGCGTCCTGCACCAACGTGCAAAAAGTCATTGACAACCTGCAGTCGCGGCAAGTCATCCTCAAAATCAACCCCATCAACGCGCAGTGCATGGAAAGCATTCTGCACAAAATATGCGGTCGGGAACACATTGACATCGGCGAGGACGCGGCGCAGTTCACATTGGCCGTGTGCAACAAGTCGGTGCGCATTCTCATCAACTACTTGGAAAAATTCAAAATTGTGGGACTGCCCATTTCACTGCAGCTGGCCAACCAACTGTGCACCAACATTGGGTTTAGCAAGTTTGACGATTACACGACAGATTGCTTGGCCCCCTGTAAGCCCGTCGCGGCGTGCATTGCGCACTTGTACGAGTTGTACGACCAAGGCTATTCCGTCATGGACATTCTGGACAACTACTTCGGCTACATTAAATACACGCGCCTGCTCAATGAATCCATCCAGTATCGCACCATTGCGATAATTTGCAAGTACATCAGCATATTCCACAACGTGCACGAAGACGAAATTGAACTGGCTCTGTTCACGAACGACATTTGCAAATTGTTTCGTTGATGCCGCAAAAAAAAATGAAAAAATGAAAAAATGAGTACGATTAATTCATATTTTAATGTGTGTAATTATTAGGTACATTACTACACACATTTTGCATTTTGCATTTGCATTCGGGGGGAGATCATTTGCGTGACATCAATCATGACCACACAACCATCAGATGCCGATGCCGATGCCAATACCGATGCCAATACCGATGCCAATGCTCTTGATCCGCAGACGAAACCCACCAAATTTTTCAAGGCTGCAATCCCGCATGAAATGATACACGGGTTTATTAAAAAAATTTCATACCGAATTCCCAATTCAGAAAATCATTACTTGATTGACTTGAACGCATACAAAAAGGCAATGTACTGTTCGGAACCACACTCGGTTTCACTTTTGGACCAATTTTGCCGGGACTTGTTGCCGTTTTACTGCAAAGAAAAACAAATCTTCCTCACACGAAAAATGTCGTACAACAACATGAACACCATTTTGAGGCAGGTGTGCCGGCACTGCGCGATTGAATGCAGGTCCGAACGCAAATACGACAAGTCCAAAACTCAGATTGTGTATTATATTATTCTGAATGATTGATTTGATTTGATTTGATTGATTTGATTGATTTGATTCAATGATAATAATATTTGCATATATTATTGCACATCATTTGGTATTAAAAAATAAAAAATGCTTTCTGCCAAGCTTGTTCTCTTTTATTTAGTCATCGTTCTTGCCGGCGTGGCATACAACCGCTACAAAAAGTCACAAGAGGGCAACAACATTAGCGACGACTACAACCTCATTAAAAAGTATTTGCTGCACGACAAGTCGCTGGCCGACACGCGCAAGCCGTTCCTGTGGATTCACATTGACTACGCAGTGAACGCGCGCAACTGGTCCAGCTGGGGGTCGCGAAACAGCACCCACTTGAACCAGCCCTACATGTACTTGTGCATTCGCAGCATCGTGGAGCAGTGCGGCAAGTCGTTCAACGTGGTGCTCGTGGATGACGCCGCCTTTCAACGGCTGCTTCCGAACTGGACCATCCAAGTGCAGAACATGCCGTCCCCGCTGAAGCAGCATTTAAGGGACCTCGCCATGGCCAAGGTGCTGTACAAGTACGGCGGTGTAACCGTGCCCGCCTCCTTCATCTGCCTCCGCGATTTGAAACCCGCGTTCAACGGGTTGCTGAAAGGCGCGGGGAAAACCATGTTTGCCGGCGAGTTCGTGTCGCGCAACTCCACGGCCGCGAGTGTGGCATTTTTCCCCGACAGCGCGCTCATGGGCTGCACCAAGGAGAGCCCCGTCATGCAGCAGTACGTTGCGTACTTGGAACCGCTGGTCACCGGCGACTACACCAACGAGTACGCGTTCTTGGGCCAGAACGACCGCTGGCTCTACAAACAAATCATTGCGGAGCAAATGTCCATGCTGTGCGGCACCCTCATCGGCACCAAGACGGCGGATGGAAAACCGGTGGTCATTGAAGAGCTGCTGGGCGAGGAGGACGTGGACTTTGCCCGGGGCGCGTACGGCATCTACGTGCCCGCCGACCAAATCCTGAACCGTCTTGCGTTCCAGTGGTTTGCGCGCCTCTCCCCGCGCCAAGTGCTCACTTCCAACACCGTGGTCGGCAAGTACTTGCTGCTGTCCAACGACAAGTGAACGCGTTCCCTGCGTGGTTATGTGCCAAGCATTGCGCCCTGTATCGCGTTGAACTGCGCCGCCCATTTCTTGTTCAAGTCCCGCACGACCTCGTCCTGCTGCGCCAGCTTGAACGCCCGCCGCATGTCGTCCTCCGTCTGCAGCTGTTGCGACCGAGCAAGCGCGGATTGGGATGCAGTTTCGGAGTAATTAAATGTCCGACGATCCACGTCTCTCGCCATTTGCAGCTCGTTCATGTTTTTGTATTTGCGCACGGCTTCGTAGTCTTCGTGTGTGACGGGGATGACCGTCTCCGTGTGCGCCTTCTTCAGGTCTTCGTACGCCAGGGAAGACCCGTAAGAGGAGTGCTCCTCGGGGCACTCGCGCGCCAGGCCGTAACCACTACCTGAACTCATGGAATCAAATGTAAATGTTTTGACTTCGCTGCGCACCACGAGCGCTTGCTCCCTGAGTCGCTGCTTCCTGCGTTCCAGCTGCTCCATGCGCTGGGCCCACGTGGAGCCCTCGCCCAAATCCGCATCCGCATCCTCGTGAGGCTCATCATTGCTTTTGAGCCAGTCGCCGTAGCCGCTGTCCTGCTCCTCGTCATGCAGCCGATTCTGTTCAAACGTTTGGTTGAACCAGCGGTTGAATTCGTCCGCGTTCATGCGCTTCAGCTTGTCGGAATTGGCGTTGCGGCGCGCGTCAATGTCCTCCTTCACGTCGTCGTACTTGGAGTCCTTTTGCCGCGACAGGCCGGCGCGCACTTGGTACACCTCGTGCAGAATTTTGTACGCTTTGGAGAAAAACAGGAAGTACTCCTTGTCCAGGCCGGACTTGTCGGGGTGCGTGCGCATCACCATGAGCTTGGCCTCGCGCATATTTGATTCATTGAACACAGACGGCAGCTTGAACAGGTTCAGAATGTCGCGCAACTCGTAATTGCGAATGTCCAAATCCAAATCTAAATTTGGGTCCATGATTTTTGAGAGAAAATAGAATAATAATATTGATGTTTGTATTATTATTTTTATTATGTTATTTCTACACTCTTACATTTGCATTTATTTGCGCCGCTTGGTTCGCTTGGTGCGCTTGGTTCGCTTGGTTCGCTTGGTTCGCTTATTCAAGCGAGGACGTCCGCCACGAAGCCCATTCAATTGTACTATTGTCTCGTATATGTCTACTAATAAATTAAGCAAAACATCTAGGTTTTTGTTATAGAATACACGTTTGTGCATTTTTACAGGTTTAAACCATTGTGGAAATTTAACTAATTCTTCTTGAAATGTAGTTTCTACAACATCAGTTTGCGGGAACATAATACGCATAACGCATTTGATATTTTTGTCAACATGCTCTTTTTTAATTACTTTTATCAAACAATCGATCAATCTTGACGAGGTCCGTTCATCTCCTTCAATGTTCTTGAACCAATGTGCAATGCTTTTTATGAACGCTTCGCGTTGAGTTACTGGAAGTGCTTTCAAGTTTGTTATAAAACTCATTGTTAATAAGTTGAATTTATCCATGAGCAGTGATTGTTGTCGTTCCACAACTGATGGCGGGGGCATGGCGGAAGCAAACGCCTCGCGCATGAGTAGTGACGGGCTAAAGACGATGCCGGATTCTATTTGGTCTTGCACAAATGTTCTAAGTGGTGATCCAATGATGGGTTCTAGGTCATCATTGACCATCTCGCCCACATAAATATATGAATATAAAATACGACGATCAGGTTTACTATGATCAGTCCTCTTAGTCGTGATTGTAATGCCCGGAGTTATACGCATGTTCACATCAGGTGATGATTGAGACCTTGCTACTGCCGCATTTAATGCATCAATTGTGCTTCTAGTTTCAGGAGTTTCCGGCAATGCCTTTCCGTCAATAATAAAACCAGTGCGGCTCTCAATAATTTTGGCGTTCCCGCCTCTATGTTTTAACACAACATAGTCACCCACATTATACTGCACCTGCATACAATAATTTTTATGATATATATACACATATTATAAAATGCATGCAGAATCATTAATGATTTCCATAATTTCCGCTTGCAGTCCCCCCTGGGGTTGCCGCGGCCACAACCCGGAAAAAGAACGCGTCTAAATCATTTACGGATGCCCCCGTGACCGACAAGTCGCTAATGAGCGTCGCGTTGCCGTTCTTGTAAAACAGGAACACCGGAATGCCGTTCACCATTTTCTTCTGCTTCAGCGAAGCGTACAAGTCAAACGACTCGTCCACGTCGCACTCAATCAAGTCCACATTGTCGGGCAACCGCAGCGACGCCTGGCGCGTGTACTCTGCAATCTGCTTGCACGGGCCGCACCATGTTGCCGTGAGCTTGAGCACCGTGTGGTTCGGCGTCTCGGCCAAATTTTTCAGAAACGTGGCGCGGTCGGCGACAACGTGCTTCACACGGGTTACGTTGTTCAAAGAAGACATGGAGTGTTTGAATATAGTTATATGTAATACGTGTGAAAATCATTTAAGTGCATTCTCATGCATTGTTTATATTGGAAACAAATCAAATATGAACAATGACGACGTGAATGACGACAATATCTCTCCTTTAAACGAAGAAGAAGAGGCGATTGGGTGCGAGCACTACGTGCGCCGATGCAGCCTTGTTGCCCCGTGCTGCGACAAGGTGTACGTGTGCCGCCACTGCCACAACGACGCCGAGGCGCACGAGATGGACCGGCACGCCGTCAAAGAAGTGGTGTGCGCTGCGTGTGATGAACGACAACCCGTGTCCAACGCATGCTGCAACATTGAGTGCGGCATCCAGTTCGCCGCCTACTTTTGCGCCGTGTGCAACTTCTTTGACGACCGGGTTGAGAGAAATTACTACCACTGCGACAAGTGCGGCATTTGCAGGGTGAAGGGGGATAATGAGTTTATTCATTGCGACACGTGCCGCACGTGCGTGAACGCGCTAAACCATCGGTGCAAGGCCGAACAGTTCCACGCCGACTGCCCGATTTGCCTGGAAAGTTTGTTCCATTCTACGAAACCCGCACACGTGCCGGCATGCGGGCACCCCATTCACGCGCACTGCTTCATGAACTGCATAGAGCAGAACCGCATCGGCTGCCCGCTCTGCCGGAAAACCATGCTCTCCCCTGAGAGCCTTCAAAATTACAATGAAAACATGGACACATTGATTTCAATGTATCCGATGCAAGAAGAGCTGTTGGTCACAATTCGGTGCAACGACTGCGACTTCAAGGGCTCCGTTCATTTCCACCCATACGGCATGAAATGCGGCGGCTGCGGGGGCTACAACACCGCACGAGGAGATTAGTCGCTTATCGCTTATCGCTTCGCTTATCGGTCGCTTGTCGCTTCGCTTATCGGTCGCTTCGCTTATCGGTCGCTTCGCTTATCGGTCGCTTCGCTTATCGCTTATTATCTGCGCATGGATCTACGACGACGTGCAGAACGTTTTTGTTTGGATTGTTTGGATTGTTTGGATCGGTTCTTCCTGGATTTGGATCCACCGTGCTTTCTTTTGAGATGAGGATGAAATGGATGAAATGAATTTATTGGATTGCTTGGAGCTCTCATAATTATAATTGCAATGAATTATAATTATTACACACATTATTTTTTTTTTTATTTTTTATTTTCCTACGAAGACACAATCTGCTCAAGTTCTTCTAAATCCAGTTCCGGCAGGTCGGTGTGGCACTCCCAGAAGTACTTGCAGTACGCCCATTTGAAGTTGGGGCTGCCGTCGTCCGTGTATTTGGACCGTAGCTTGCTCCGCATCAACGCGCGCTCCGCCGCCGGCGGCAACAGCGCATGGCTCGCCCGAGGCAGCACGTAGCACAGCTGCACCACGTCCCGGATCGGCTCCTTGGGTTTCACACGCAAAAATGAAAATGCATTCGTTTGCGTTTCAGGAATGTCCGGAATGTGCTTTGCTAAATCTGCCAGCAAGGGCGGGTAGTGATTCGCGTACGTCCACTTCCAATCCACGCACCCGGTCGTGTAATACCGGAACGTCCACTCCATGCCCTCCAAGTAATTCCGGCACAGCGACGCGATTGCTTTGTCGTCATCCGCATGGATGTCACACAGCGCAGCGTAGTACCGCCGCTCCCATCCCGGCTCAAACGGGTTGATCTGGCGCTCCACGTCGCGCTGCGTCATCGGCAGCATCAGCACGTCGTGCATGACGTCGTCTTCCGTGTCGCTGTCCCGCAAATGCCGTGCCTGTCGGTCACGCGTCGTGTGCTCCTTGCGAATCAGCGTCAGCTCTTGGGCCGCCAAATGCGCCACAAATCGCCGGTAGTTCGGCCAATGGATGGTCCAAGCCGACCCCCCTTGATGTTGTATGATGGTTTCGCCCGGACCGAATGTAGCGCGATACGCATCCATCAGCGTGGCAATCCCCGTCGTGCGAATGTTGAGCGCGGGGAAATGCGGCATGAAGTCGTTCCCCAGCATGAAGCACATGAAGATGTAATCCTGGGGGGCGACAGACGCCCCCCACACCCCCATTGGATCTACTGCGCTGACTTGGGTTCCTGTGGCGCGAGGATGGTTTACGGGAACCTGGGTTCCTGTGGCGCGAGGAGGGTTTACGGGAACCCAGGTTCCCGTAGCCTCCGCAAACTCGGGTATGTCCATGTAGTACTTCTCCTTTTCATCCAGCGTCACATTAATTGACTTCACAAACTCCGGGGTCTCGCGATACAGGTAGATGCCGCGCGAGATGTGCAGGTGCGACATGCACAGCATGATCAAGTCCGCATCCAGCCCGTAAATCACGGTGGTCTTGTCCGCATGCTCAGCTGCGTGCTCGCGAATGTACTCAAATATCTTGTGCTCGCCCTCGCCGGGCTCGTTGCTGCTGCTCAACACAATTTCTGGTTTTGATTGCGTTGATTGCGTTGATTGCGTTGTTGTTGCATTGGTTTTGTAGTGCTGCACCAGCTTTTCATGAAGCGCATTCATAAATTTGGTGCCCGGTGTAATGGCCGACGTGTTCCACGCCGGTTTAGGCGCTTCTTTGGTGCCTTTGCACTTGCTTTTACCTTGGACCTGATTACCTTGGACCTGGTTACATTGGACCTTGTGCTGCGCTTCCCGTCGCTGCCTCTCCATTTCGCCCAGGTACCACGACTTGTAGCGGCGTTCGCGCTGCTGGTTCAGCTTGGCCACCGGTGCCACGCCGTCAAACGCAATGAACACGCGGTCGGTCGGCTTCAGGATTGCAATGCACGCGTCAATGCTGTCGCAAATGCGCTGCAGCAGCTCGGCCTCAAATGCCTCCTTGTTTTCGGGCGTGTACTGCATTTGGCGCACCACGTCGTAAATCATGCCGTTGCTGTCCAGGTACAAATTGTGAATGCGCTGCAGCTCGGTCAGGCGCTTGATGACATGCGGGTATTTTTTTAGCACGTGTGCAAAGTAACTCGGGATGCCCATTGTTGCAAGTGAATTGGTTATTGGGTCTCAGTTCTTTGTCATCACAATTTTATATTTAAGTATATTATACAATACAATAAACCTATTTCAAAACATGCCGTCGGAAGAAAATGATTACATAGAGTTATCGGAATTCAATACCTCAAAAGAAATCGAACCCTCAACCGATACAAAATTGTTTAAGAAGTACCCAGCCATTCCAATTTCGTTAATGATTTTAACACCGTTTAATGATGCAATTCCTCTCATTATAACTTCTATTACGGTTGGTGCGTCCATCGTAAATCGCACCTTCATGAAAACTCTCGGACACTTGATAGGTGCAATCTTTGTTGGAGCGATTGCTGCATGGTTGACAAACCGTTTTGTCACTACATTTTTGGGGTACACCATCGTGTATGTGTTCATGTGTTTCAAAAATGGCATGCCCGACACTTGGACAATCGTTGGAATAGTGCTAGGGTTCGCCGCTCTTTTGTTCATCAACATGTTTGTTTCGTTGTATGTGTTAAGTGGTAACGGCGCTCCTTATTTTGGCACGCTCCTCATATCTGGATTGTGCGGATTGATTGGGGTTTACATGGTGCAAAGCTTTCCCAATGGAACGGCTTACCTGTATGATTTCAAGGGCTGCTCGTGCGACGACTGCGCCAGCAGTAATAAAAGCATTTGTGACAACAACAACATGGTTATGCTCAAACAAAAAAAAACCACATCAAAACTCTAATACCTTGGGCACCGGCATTGCATCAGCATCATCAATTGTGGGTGCATATGTGATTGATTGAATTAAATGTGTGATACCATTGCCGCGCATTTAATTTTTAATTTTTAATTTCGCAGGGTGTGAATTGCGATGTGCTTCCAACGAGATTCGAACTCGTGTTACTGGATTCAAAGTCCAATGTGCTGACCACTACACTATGGAAGCGAGAAAAATCGCGTCTAAGACTCTCACCCATTTGGATTCCACGGCATGTCTTTATATTCAAATAATTGATATAAACATTTTGCATTGTGTTACAATACTAAACAAATACAATATTCGTCGCATCGCATGACATCATTGCCGTCATTGCCGTTGGAACAACGCATTCAGCGCTGGGTGCAGCTGGACAACCAGCTGAAACAAATCAATGACCAAGCGCGCGAGCTGCGCGAGTCCCGCAACGAAGTAGAAGCCAGCATATTGAAGCACGTGACCGATCATAATTTGTCGCACGCCACCGTCCGCATCAAAGACGGCACGCTCAAATTCGCATTCAACGTGAAACAACCGCCCGCACTCACGCTCGCTTTCGTAAGCGAGGCGCTGGCCGAGTGCTGCCCCCCACAACAGGCCGCCGACATCATGCAGCACATTCGCGCCAAACGCGACGCCGCCGCAAAACTGGTGCCCGAAATCCGGCGATCCCGATCCTGATCCCGATCCTGATCCTATTCAAAGGCACTGATTCAACAGTTGCGACAAGTGGGCGTGGAACGCGCCCCCCTCGTTGCGCCAGTTCCCGCCCGCCCGGTAATGCAGAAACACGCCGTCGTATATTTCGCAGAAAAATTGCCCGTTTGCGTTTCGCGGATCCGTTTGAAAAAACTCCACCAGTTGGGTGTTTTGTTTCAACCCGGGCGGCAGTTCCGTCATGTCCCACGACCCCGACCACAAGTGCTTCATGAAGTACACGCTGGGGGTGTGAAACTGCCGGTTGGTCCAGCGGATTACGTCGGTGTCGGGCATGGCGCTGCCGCCCACCGTTGCCGCCAACCATTTTTGCATCATCCCCCCCACGTCGCAGTTCGGGCAACAGTTCCAATTCAGCAACCCAATGTGCTTCATTCGGGTCATGTCAAAATAGTAAATGCCGTTCCATATGTAGTGCATGCCGCGCCGGCTTTGCAGCACCACCGCGCAGTCGTATCCCGCGTACTTGGCGACGTCAAAATCGGCCACCAAAAACATGTCGCTGTCCAGGCACAAGTACTTGCCGGGATTACTTTTTTGATACTGCAGCATGTAGTTCATGGAATCGGCGCACCGCTTTGCGGCGTCCCGGTTGGTTTTATGGTGTTCATTGGGCACGTTGATGCAGGTGATGTTCAGCGCGCGACACGTGTCCTGGATTTGGCGCCGCATGGTCACGTCGTTGCTGTTGGTGAAGTCGGGGAAGTCCTTGGCGTCGTTGAACACAATGAACTCGTAGTCGCTGCCCTTGAAATACTTTTTCAGCGTGCGGTGCTGCATTTCAATGAACACCGGGTTGTTCACCACCGCCGTCACTATCGTAATCATTGAATTTAGGATTGTAGTTTGAACATCCTGTTTTTATTTAAGTGTTTTTATTTTACATTGGAATTATATCCATATCCATATCCATAATTGAACCATGTCTGCATTGCTGCATTCATCGTTGATGTTTTCCATCGTGGTGCAGGCTGTCACCGGCATCATTGAGCTGCTGGCGCTGTTTGTGAAAACGGCACCCGGCATGGCGCTCATCCGGCAACTCCTGGGCCTGGAGCTTGCGGTGCAGGCCGTGGAAGGCGCATTTTACGTGTGGCTGTATAAAAACATTCACCGGGTGAAAAACATCACGCCCAAGCGCTACGCCGACTGGGCGCTCACCACGCCCACAATGCTTATAACACTGATTGCGTACATCATTTACTTGAACTCGGATAAGGGCAATGCCAATGATTCGCTTTCATTTGGACAAATTTTGAGAGAAAACGCGGCGCCCATCGCCCTGATTCTCGGGCTGAACTGGCTCATGCTGCTGTTCGGGTATTTAGGCGAAGTGGGCGTCATACCAATACTCACAGGCGTCGCCCTCGGATTCGTGCCGTTCATCGCGTATTTCTACATCATCTACGAGAGATTCGTTGCAAATGATGCGAATAATGGAAATAATGATACCACAAGTCTGAAAATTTATGCCTACTTCTTGGTATTCTGGTCTCTGTACGGCATTGTTGCCGTGCTGCCTTACACCCTGAAAAATACGATTTATAACGTGCTGGACTTGTTTGCTAAAAACTTCTTTGGCCTATTTCTCTCGTACTTGATTGTTTCAAACGCAATTAGTTAAGAAATTCAATGACGACGTGATTTATGGCCGCTGCGCTTATGGCTTTTATGGCTTTTAGATCGCTTATGGCTTTTAGATCGCTTATGGCCACTACGCTTATGGCCGCTGCGCTTCTTACCACCACTTGTCTCCGTAGTCCAAAATCCAGGAATTTCAACTACGCTGCCGTCACCAATTCTAGTCACTGCCCAATATGCTAGTGGATTATTAACCACGTTCTTCTTAAAGTTTTCAAAATCGTCCTTGCTTATCACAAAACCGCCCCCTGCCCATGAAGGAAATATCCTTGCAATAGTTATACTTATACCTTTATTAAAACTAATTAAAAATTGTTCGCCAGAACTATGTACAACATAATCTAACACTTTTCCATTTGGTGAAGTATACTTTCCATTTAAAATTGATTGGTCTGCCATGATTGATGATTATATCATATATCAATATAATTATTATTTATAATTTAAAGGCGTTCAATGATTCAATGCAATGATTCAATGACCTGCTTGCACGCCGGGCACTCGCGCGGCTTCATCAGCTTCCGGTAGCACTCGCTGCACACAATCTTGTGCGCGCACGGACCAAACGTCAGGTTCTTCGCGTTGTCATAGCACATGATGCACTGGTCCTCCTCCACGTTGGTCTTCACTGCGCGAATTAAAGGCGGCAGCTGTAATGGCACCGCGGATGACGCAGTGTAAGAAGGAAATGGCGCTTGCGCTGGTGGTGTGACGATGACGCCCGGGTCCATGGTGATTCGATTATAAAACCCGCGGAACCCGGCGCGCGCGCCCTCGTGGTCGCAGATGCGCACCCGCGTGCCGTGCGCGTCATTTCTCTCGTAATACACACTCCCATTCTCGTTCCGAGAGATGGAGAAGATAATGTTGGGCGGCAGGCCGTCCAGGTCAATGTCCGTCACATTCCGGATGGTAGACCCGCGCTGGAAAAACAGGTGCGACGAGTACTTGGACGCGTAAAACTTGCGCTCGGGGCGCGCCACATCGTAAATGAAGTCGCGAAACGCCCACACCTGGTAGTTGCGCGCGGGGTACCAATTCACTGGATCCGCATCCTGCAAAAAGACTTTGACGTCGGCGCAGTCCATGATGGCGTGCACGTCCCCCGTGTCCGAGCACTGGATGCGGGTCGGCATGTAGCAGTTGTTCTCCTCGCGGTACACGAGGAACCGGTTGTCGTAATTGAAAGGGGCCTCCTGGCTGTAAGTGGGTTTTGCCTTGTAATGCTGATATGCGGCGGCCCAGTCCGGGGGAGCCGGCACCCACTGGTCCGATCCGTTGATTCTTTGGATTGTCCGAATGTCGTGATTCATGTTTGCTGCTTACCATATCATGCCAATTTTTTATGTTGTTATATTATAAATACAATTGAACATGAAGAAGGCGGCGGACCGGGTTGCCGCGGTGCTTGCAAAGTTGCCCAATAATCTAGAACCAGATGCATTATTGAGGGCGATCAATGCACACACAATGGTATCAAAAGGCGACCTAGATGACAACACATTGGGGCATGCATATTACACTCTTTATTATGGTCTGGACAAACCAACTTCAGCATCAGTGTTGCCTAAAACCACATCTTTATTAAAAATGTATGAGCAAACCTCAGCAGCAACAGCAGCAACATCAGCAACAGCATCAATAAATGTAGTCAAACAAACAGATCCAGCTGTTTACGTGGCATCAGTGTGCGATGCCATTTTGCCATACACACACATGATAATTCCCGCGCCGTTGTTTTGTCAAGTAATCCGAAATGTACACCCACGTGAACTCAAGAACGACTATTATCATGACCCAAACATATGCGGTGCAACATTTGAGGAACATTTGGTGATGGTGAACGCTAGACTACGTGCATACTTTTTGTCCAATCGCGATTTGGATGATGTATTGAGTGGGATCAAGAAATGTTTGTGCTTGAGAATGCTATCAAGCAACATGTATTATTACAGGGACAACCCGGCTGGTTTGGTCCCCGCAATTGCCAAACTGATGCAATTTTACACGTTGACCGATTTTCTTCATGCCTCGTCACCAGATGCATATCACAATCATTTGCACATGATCATGAAATACAAACAACTGAATGAGTTAATTGAGGAATTAATAAACCCCAAATTCAAACAGTTTTTACGTGCAACCAATTGTGTGTTTAATGAAATCGTTAGGGTTGAACCCGGAGATTTTTATGTTAGAATTCGCAATGTTAGCCACAATACGGTTCATGTGCTCCCCCGCACTTTGCCAATGTTGCAAGCATTGGTGGCAAACCGCAACAGACCGATGCCGCCTCGCATGTCTTCAAGCGACATGGTTCACAAGGTGCAATCGCATTGGTTGTACCCGCGAAACGCGTTTGACGAAGGGATTCGGTTCATGAAATTATTAATGGATGGTAAAAAACGTAAATTGCCCCTTAAAAGCGTATTTGATGACTTATACAAGATTTATGAACACACAGTGGATGCATTGATCCTACTACACGAACGCAACATGCATAAGGATAGCGATGATGAAGAATTTTTTACAATGATGAAGCAAATGGACAAATACACCCGAAAATACCGTCCGCGAATGTTGACTTCTGGCATGGTTGATTGGAGCCAATTTGAACCGGCTCGTTCTCCTTCTCCCCTTACTAGAAAACGTGCTCGCTCTCCTTCTCCTCGTTCTTCCAGAAAACGTAAACGTCAAGAAAGTGGTGGTGCCAAGGCCAAGTCCAAAACCAGGAGATCCAAGAGATCCAAAAAAGTTTTAATCCGCAGATAAAAACATAAACATATAGGTTTGCGTATTATAATGCGCGCATTATAATATACAATGACCGACATTAAGCACTTGATTTCCCCCTTTGCGTTGGTGCCGCCTTCGGTTCCATTGCATGCAAAGAAAGCGACGCCAAGACCGGCGCCCCCGTGCAACTGCGACAACTCCGATGAAGAAAATGACTTCGGCATGGCGCCCGAGTGCGCGTTTGTTTGCAATCCATTCACATCCTCTTCTCTTTTGGGTAATAAGGGCAAAAATAAAAGCAAAAAACGGGGCATCAAGCACGCAAAAACCAGGACCAAACGCAATAAACATTGAATTCAATGAATTCAATGACTCAATGACGGGTGTTTCATGAACTTGGGCTGGTTCGCAAATAAAATCAACCCCAAAATTCCAACCAGTGAAAACGAACAACCCATGGAATGCAGCACCAACACATGTTTTGCACGGCTGTACAACTTGAGTTTGTGCCGGATTTCAACCGCGCTGCCGGCAATGTATCCCAGCATGTTGACAACGGGATCCAGCAACCAGCGCGCGCGCCACCCCACCGCATATTCGTACGCCTCGCACATCAGCGAAATGATGAATATTTCGGCATACCGGTTGGGGAAAAATAAGCCGATGCTGGCATAAATCAAAAAGTGTCCCACGCTCCACCCGTCAAGGTTGAGCAGCTTTGTGTCGTTCTTTGTCGGGTTGGTTGAAACGTGCGGCGTCAGTTTTTGAATCCACGACGGAACGCGCAGCAGCACGGTCCCCATGGGGTTGAACGCGGGCGTCCGGATGAAATAATTGTAGATCCACCACAGCATGCACCACGCCACTCCAATCAACAGCAGCACATTGAACGAATAACACGTTTCAAGCATCCTTGCGGTATCATAATGTATGATTACAATTTAATATTTGCAATCATAAATAAATGGATTGGACATGGATTGGACATGGATTGGAAAATGCCAAGTCCTACGCGCTCCACACGTCGTTGTTGAACGGCGACACAAGGATGTTGTTCAGCTGAGTCTGCCAGTACGCCACGCGCTGCTGCCTCTCCATGTCCTTCAGCGTCTTGGGGTGAATGGGGGCGGTGCGCATGTCTTCCGCCTCCGCCGCCGTGATTTGCGGCTTGAAGCCGTAGCAGTTGATGCCGAACCGCACGTCCGGGTTCCCGATGAAGCCGCCGTTGATGCCCGGGCGCCCGCAGTCGTTTTCGTGCCCCTTAATCTTCTGCAGCCGGTCCCACGTCTTTTTCTGCGTGGGGAACAGCGCCATTTGGTTGTCCGACCACCCGTAGCTGCACCACTCCGCCCCGCCGCTGTACGCTTTTTCCACCTCGTCGTACGACGCCAGCCGCGCGTCAAACGCCTGGCACACGGCCTTTGCGTCATCGTACGTGTATTCGTTGCCCGGCACGTGGAACACTTGCTTGAAATACCGCAGCTCGGGCACGGTGGTTTCGGAGTCGCCCTCCGGCTTCTGCACCGTGATGTCAATCTTCGGCTGGTCGCTGAACAAGTTCTTCACGCTGGTGACAACGTTGATGTTGAAAAAATACTGGTAGCCGTTGATCATCAGCAGCACGATGAACGTGCCCCACATGAGGACTTCCAGAAACTTGGCGCCGCTGCTGGAGGCGCCGCTAGGACCGGTCGTGCCCGTGCCGCCGGGCATGGTTGAAAACACCATGTAATAGATGAAAATGGTGATCGTCAGGATTGCAAGCATAACCAGCTTGCCGCTGGTGGGCAAGTTTTGCGCGGCATTGACGAATTCCAGCGGGTTTTGACCAATGCCGGTGATGGAATCATATGACACGTTCATTTCGGGTGCTGCGTGGTTGCGTCTTTTGCAGTGGTGCTATATATGCTATATATAAAATACAAAACAAAATATTATTGGCATTAATGACCGCTGTGCACCACTTTGCGATAAAACAGGCAGTACGGCAAATTGCTGACAATGGAATCCAGGGGCACCTCCTTCACAAGCGTGTCGTTGCACGCGTACCACTTGCCGTTTGCGTTCTTTATGGTGGCGGTGTAGTGCCCGCCCATCGCCGACCCGCCGTGATGGTTGCACACGCCGAACAAGTCGTACACGTAGCTCGTCGGGTTGTACCCGTGCACGTACTTGGAAAAATCGGCGCGCGTGCACGGCACGTCCACGGGCACCTGAATTTTTCGCACGTATCCGCGCGCATTCATTTCAAAGCGCTTCAACACCACGATCAGCACGTTGGGCAGGCTCCAAAACGACAGGCGCTTCTGCACGTCCTGCTTTTTTCCGGTGGCTTCGTTGAACCACGCGTTCTCCCCGCTCAGCACCTCGGGGGCGCAGTGGTGATCCAGGCAGTCAAACAAGGACACCGGCACCGAGGCCGAGGCCGAGGCCGGGATGGACAGGTTCAGAATGCAGAAGGGTTCCGGCTTGCTGCTTAACGCCGCGACTTTTTGGCCCGGATGCGAGTGCGAATGCGAATGCAGCGGCTCAATCACGGACACGTGCACGCCGTAAAAAATGTTCAGCACCTCGGAGTACTGCTTCTTGTACATGGACGCCATCATCTCGTAACACTCCTTGGCCGCGCGGTCGGTGGCATTGCGCGCAACCCCGCGCACCTTCATCTCCACTTCGCGCGCCAGTGCCGTGTGAAAGCAGTCCAGCAAGAACCCGAGGAACTCGGCCACGTCGTTCTGCTGAAACCCGGAAAACAAGTCCATGTTTTTGAGTTTGGCGATTTTCTGCATGGAGGACACGAAGCCGCCAGGCGAAATGATGCAGTTGCCGGACCACATCATGGCGCGCAGCTTGTCCCACTCGTGCAGCAACACGGAATCCACCTTGTGGTTCAAGCGCGCCTTGTATTCGCCCCCGTTTTTTGAGAGAAAATCATTGAATTCGTACGTGTGCGACAGCATCTGCAGGCACGCGTTCATGTAGCACGTATTGCCCATGTTGGCCAAGCCGCTCAGGCCCTTGCCCTTGTACATATCGTGCATGTGATGTGCTGTGGAACAATGCATGCATATGATGGCATGTGTTTATGCGTATTTTTTAAATGATTATGAATTTTTCGGAATGTATGAATTTCTCTCATTTACATAAACACAAGACCCCAAACATCTTGAGGAAACACCCTGTCAAGGCATTCAACCGTGTGCCAGGACGCATTTTTTTGCATTTGGGATTTGATCACCTGAGAGAAATTCAAGCAAACAAAAACCCATTTCTTTATATGCCTATTTTTATGCCATTTTCTCTCTAGGACATTTTGCGACAATCGCACCGATGCAATATTTTCGCACCATCATGGTCTGAGTTTTACTGCTGTAAAAAAGTTCCGCAAATTACCTAGCGCCGCGCGTTTTTTCCCAAAAGTCTTTCGTCGATTCGATTTTTGGACATTTTTTTTGTCCATTTTCTGAAATTTTTTCGACTCTTGTGCAAAGTTTTTCGACAAAAATAACAAAATCAAGTCATGTAATAAATGCGCAAAAACGAGAGCATAATGCAGCGCTTAAAAAAAGGCACCACGGCGGTGCATTTTTCGGCCCGAAAAAAACTTAAAAAAAGGCACCATCGGTTAAAAAAAACGTTCTATGAACATTTAGAATATTATGAACATTAAGACTTGTATTTTTTGGCATTCAGAATGTTTTATTTAGCATCCTGAACTGTCATTTTGAACAAATAGAACCCAAACAACTTAAATAATAATATACACATTCATCAATAAGCGCACGATCACACCACATGAATGCAATCAACGAGACGAAAGACCAGTGTGTTTACATCATGTCAAACCCATCACATGATAATGATGTATTGAAAATTGGTTGGACGAGGAAACACCACATTAAAAGAGCGATGCAAGCAACCGGCGTCCCAACCTCGTTTGTGGTTGAGTTCGTGATAATTACGAATGAAGGGCACGAACTTGAAACCCAAATTCACGAACACTTGAAACAATATCGCATAGAACCCAACCGAAAATTTTTCAAGATTCCGAAAGATGTATTGAGAGAAATTATAACAACCGAATTGAAGCTTGTGCCAACGTGTATGCCGGATGATACCGAAAAATCCGAAAATTATAAATGCGATTATTGCCCTAAAAATTATAGCACACGCAATGGCAAATGGTATCATGAAAAAAAATGCAAACACAAGCCACTCATTACCGAATGGTCAAAAAAAGCATTTGCATGCCCGCATTGTGGGAAGGGATACGACGCCCGAAACAGTTTGTGGTATCATGAGCAGAAGTGCGCGCAAAAGGCAACATCTTCAACCGATTCAATGGAATCAACAAACAGTCTTGCAATCATGTGTGAAATGGACGAACAAATCAGTGCCACCAAGTGCATAAAAAAACTGAATAATCCAGCCGCATCAGCCAGTGCATCAGCCGCCGCATCATCTGTGGTGTGTGCCCCAGCCCCGGTATCGGCCGATTTCAACATGATGAAGATTGTGGAACAGCTCATGGAGCAGAACAAAACGCTGCAAACGCAGATCATAGAGCTCAGCAAGGAGAGAAGCATGACCATAAACAACAACACGACCAACACGACAAACCAACAATTCAATTTACAGGTGTTTCTGAATACTGAATGCAAAGACGCCATTAAACTCAGTGATTTCGTGAAATCTCTCAACATCACGGTGGAAGATTTGGAATTCACGAAGAACAACGGCATCATTGAAGGCGTGAGCTCCATCATCGTGAATAATTTGAAGGGCATGGAGGTGCACAAGCGCCCCATTCATTGCACGGACGTGAAGCGCGAGATCATGTACGTGAAGAACGACGAATGGGAAAAGGACGACAACTGCGCCAACATCAAGAAATTCATTTACTTGACGTCGTGCTATCAAATCAAGCGCATTCAGGACTGGATTGACGCGCACCCGGGATGGGAATCCAAGGAAAAGCTGCAGACCGAATATTTGGCGCTGTGCAAGGAGCTGTACAAAAACATTGAGAACGACGACCACGCGCACAAAAAAATCATAAAAGGGTTCATCAAAAACATTCAAATTGAAAAACACAAATGAATGATGGGACCAATTTTTTTTTCATGTTCAGCCCAGCGATTCAAATACTAAAATTAGTAAAAAAAAGGACTTAAATAAAATATCATGTTATGGTATAACCATAATACTGCATGCAATGGGGCGGCTGGATGAGGTGCATGTCTATTGATTAGGGGTCATCCAGAAACCGACATCTATGTATATGCATTTCGCTGCATGTCCTTCAAGCAGTTGATGCGAACATGCACTCATGGCTCAGTTGGCAAACGACATGTCAGCGAGCCAAGTGTGTGTCGGGTTGAAATCCCGCAAGTGACAACTGTGATATTCTTACCGGTGTAGCTCAGCGGCAGAGCGTCTACAACATCGTCGGTCGCAACATTAGACTTGTATGAGTCCGAAAGACTGATGGTTATCGCCTTATAAGCGGAAGGTCACAGGATCGAAACCTGTCGCCGGTATCTCTTCACTTTCGTGGCAGCTTTACAGAAGCAGCCCGTCTAGATGCTGATGTCAAACGCATTCTTCTCTAACACCGTCAAGCTGGACGTTAAACGGAGCTTGTGTTACCGGTGTGGCGCAGCGGCTAGCGCGCGTGGCTCATAACCACGAGGTCATACGATCGAAACGTATCGCCGGTATCTCTTCACTTTCGTGGCAGCTTTACAGAAGCGGCCCGTCTAGATGCTGATGTCAAACGCATTCTTCTCTAACCCCGTCAAGCTGGACGTTAAACGGAGCTTGTGTTACCGGTGTGGCGCAGCGGCTAGCGCGCGTGGCTCATAACCACGAGGTCATACGATCGAAACGTATCGCCGGTATCTCTTCACTAGTATGTAACCGGGGTGGCGCAGCGGGAGCGCGCGGGGCTCATAACCCCGAGGTCATGGGTTCGATTCCTATCTCCGGTATTATTCATTGGATTGTTTACAGAACCTTCCCGTCAATCTCTATGTGACGCAAAACTAGCATTTACCCGGTGTGGCGCAGAGGCAGCGCGCGTGGCTCATAACCACGAGGTCATACGATCGAAACGTATCGCCGGGATCGGCCTTAATAGAGTCAATAACAAATTTACAGGAACCGGATGTCAAGCTGGACGTTAAACGTAGCATGTGTTACCGGCGTGGCGCAGCGGCTAGCGCGCGTGGCTCATAACCACGAGGTCATACGATCGAAACGTATCGCCGGTAATTTAACTTCAGTTGCTTTGCAGAAGCAGCCAAGAGGGCACCCCCTCCATTCCCTGATATCAAACCACCTCCACGGCGGACGTTAAACATCGTCGGTTACACATTAGACTTGCATGAGTCCGAATTACTGATGGTTATCTCTTTCTCATTAAAAGAACAGTGCGGGATCGATACCTGCAGGTGGTATAACAACAACAACAACGTCGCACAGGTGCATGCAGTGCACCAGAGCCTTTGTGTTACACACACGAAGTATTAATAAACCTGCATAGCTCAGCGGAAGAGCGCCCGGAACCCAACATCGTCCAATCAAATAATTGACCATACGCATTTCATTGTGCGCATAGTCCGAACGACCGGATGGTTATCTTAACTGGGAGGTCGTGAGATCGAAACTCACTGTAGGTATTTTTTTATTATTTTATAAATTATATACCAATAATGAGAAAATACGAAAAGTGGGAAGTTGATGTGGATAGACCACGACCCCAACCACGACCCCAATCACGACCCCAACCACGACCCCAACTACGGACGTACCCTTACTCAACAGTTGTTCCATTGAAATTGAGTCGCGGGGTTCGTTGGAGTGATAAAATGCACATAGCCGACACGAGGTCCGGTGAATTTTTGAGAAGCGAGGCCAGATATAAATCAAATGTGGAAAGAGTGCGCAATGAATGCATGCCATATGTAATAGAAAGTCGTGAAATCATTCGCCACATTAATAATCTTGAACTGAATAATCAGAGAGCAATTGATGAGTTGGAACAAATAAGAGCTTCATCATCACTGAAATCGGAAAAAGAGACGTTGAGAGACATGGTTACACTGGAACTATTGGAAAACAATGAGAAAATTATGAGATATAAAGACCGGTTGAATGAGTTGAAAACAATCCAGGAGTCCATTTATAGAATGCACGAAGTTCATCTGCAAGCCAGTGACAGAATTAAAGATGCAACCGATGTTCATTTTATCAGACCTTATGTGCAATATTTAGGTCACAGAGGGACTAGAGGGGGCAGAAACCATAAAACAAAAAAACCACGGACACGAAAAAATACCCACAGACATTAACAATTATTTGTATTTATGCTTAAAAAAATAACAATGATGTATTTTAAACATAAATAATTTTAAAATGCCTAGAAATAGAGATAGACCCCAAGACAGAAATGCGAATGGTCGTCCATTTATAGCACAGGATGCAAATGCAAATATTCCGCATCATGATGCACGCCTGTTTGCCATGCACGAAAGTTTGATTCAAAGTTACACGCATTTCACATACCACGCCAACAACATGTATCATTTATTGGCACAATCTTTGCATGGCACCCAAAGTTTAATCAATGTCCCCCCTTATCCTTGGTCCCGGCCTCAAACCCAGCAGCCTCAAGGGAACCGAAACGAGCAGCATCAAGAGAACCGAAACGAGCAGCCTCAAGGGAACCGAAACGAACAGCCTCAAGGGAACCAAACCCAGCAGCCTCAACCTGTGCCGTTGAGAACCACTGTGCCGTTGAGAACCACTGTGCCATTGAGAACCCAAACAACACATGCATTGGAAAACAGCATTGTGAACGCATTGATGAGCATGTTGTATCAACCAGAAGAACGCAGACTTACCCAAGCTGAATTGGACGAACGAGTGGAACTCACGCGATTTGGAAACATTGCGCAACCGCTGAACACAGTGTGTTCAATCACACAAGATGCATTTGAATCCGATCAACAAGTTGCGCGCATTCGCCGTTGTGGACATATTTTCAATTCAGACAGCTTGGCACATTGGTTACGGATAAACAACACGTGTCCAACATGTCGGCATAATTTGCTGACCAATGCCACCAATGCCACCAATGCCACCAATGCCACCAATGCCACCAATGCCACCAATGCCACCAATGCCACCAATGCCACCAATGCCACTAATGCCACTAATGCCACCAATGCCATGCCTGACCGCATTGTCAATATTCCACTCGCAGCTGACCTCAACATTAATTCAGTTTACAATGAATTGTTGCGCAATAGCACAAACATTCCTGGATTTGAATTGAATGCAGTCAACGATGATTCCATCATTTTTTCGTTTGATTTGATGAATAGAGGAACCAGACATGGTGCTGGCTCTTCAGGTTCAGGTTCAGGTTCAGGTTCAGTGCATAGAAACATTGACGACGTGGATTAGCGCCGTCGCTTTTTGAGAGATTTTCTGTGTTTAATTGCACCTCCAGAAGAAGATGTCCACTTCCACTCATGTGATGATGGGTCTTGTGATTCTTGTGATTCTTGTGATTCATCAAAAAACGACAAAAAATCTGAAATGCTATCGTCAGAATTTATTGATGATGCGCTTGTGTAGTCTGAAGCGGTTGGAGTATACAATGATTGTTTTGGCAATGAATCCACTATGCGGCACACATAAGCAATTACCACCGTATTTGGCGGGAAAATTCCTTCTTTTCCGACCACATCCGAAAGACGGACGTTGTCTTGATTTTCCTTCAACTGATATTGAACGCCCATCCAATCCTTTGTAACCAATGGGTCATGCTGCTGCAAGGTGGAATGCGGGTGACGCACACCGTGAAATGTGGTAGGTTCAATGAACGATTGCAAGTTCTTTGCGGTTTGTGCAACATATAATAATTCCGGGTGTTCTTGAAATAACAGAAGGGGGTTAACTGTCATTGCATTATGGTGTTGTGATGGTCCGCATGGTTTGCCGACTTCAAACAAATAAATGCCGTCAATCCTAGTGGGGGAGTGCAATCCGGACATGAAAATATTTAAATCAGACACATTGGAACCTTGATCACGTTGTTTCAAAGTAGCGGTTTTGTGCAATTTTCCCAAATCAAATACTTCATGAGGATTGATGGTGGTTTTCAATGCAGTCATAAACGATTTACCAGTGAGCGGAGTGTCTGCATTTATGCGGCTATTAACCACATTGCAAAGATGATGGTAAACCTCGTGCGGTGGTCCATGGGTAGTTGTGCTAGTTCCATGAGGTGAACTCCAAATCAAATCATACTTGGTTTCAAACGTTGGATTTTTGCAACGATGAATGCTGTCGCACGATGATCCGTGACACATGATCATGGCAACATATTGAATGTTTTTTTTTGCAAATGCTGCACTGAATTGAATTTTGGGTTGCAATGGCAATGGCATTGGAATATTCGGTTTCTTTCTTTTGTATGATTTGGACGGTCGGCGTGGAGGAAACACCTTTTCCACGAGTTGTGGTTTTTTCACTGTTATGGTCAAAGGTTTTATCACGCGTGCCTGTTTGGTGCTCGCTGTTACACGGGGCATGATATTTATTATTTGTACTTGGGTTTACACTTATGCAATATTAAAAAAATACAACATATTGGAAACATGAAAAAAATAATAATGTAATTTTTTTTTCATGTCGCATTTAGTCGCATTTAGTCGCATTTATTCTGATTTTGCATTCATTTCTTGGTATTGGATCTAAAGAAATCCGTTATGCTCTTATTTGATTTCGCCATGTTGTCCGCCTGGCGCAGGTAGTCGTCAAATATGAGCTCCTTCACTTCTTTGAACCGCATGTCGTCCAGCTTCTTCTGCAGCTTGTCGTCGCTCTCCGTCCAGTTGCTCCGCACAGACTCCAGCTCTTCCAGGAAGCGCGCCTTCTTGCGCCGAAACGCCGTCATTTGTTCCAGCACGAGCCCGAACAGCTGCGCCACGGGCTTCATGATTTGGTTCGTGATGTAAAACGAGTAGTTCGGTTTGAGTCGCTTGGCGTGGATGTAGTCCGGTGTCTCAATGCGGTCCCCCTGCAGCGCCTTCTTGTCTGCGTTGTGGATATACACGAAGGGGATGCGGTCCCCCGAGCTCGGCTTGTTGCCCGGGTCTCTTTTTCCCATGCGGTCCGCCAGCACCTTGTGCGCAATTTGCTGCGGGTTCTTATACGTGGAACGCAGCGACTTTGTGATGATGAGCTTGTCCATGGGCACGCGCTCGTCCACGAGGGACTGCAGCGACCCGCGCACGAACTTAATCGCCGCCTCCAAGTCCTGCTGCTTTGTCAGGATGTCTATCAGGCCGCCGTACACGTCTTTCACGATGGGCGCATTGTCGCGGCGGCGCAGCACGATGCCCATGCTTTTTGGCTTGCCCTTGTTGGGGTCCGTCTCGTAGAGGATGCCGAAGTAGCGCTTCTTCTGTAATAAACCGAAAGGCATGAGCGTCTTTTCGTAGACCCAGCCGTGCGGTGATTTGAGGAACGCGGAGGCCATGTCGCCCACTTGGCGCGCGAGCTCTATTGTGATCTCCAGCGCCGGCTTGCCGCGGATGGGGGTTCCGTCCGTGTGAGTCAGATTGAACGTGTAGAATACAGAATCCGTGTTGTGCACAATCATGTTTCCAATCCCAGCCGCAAAATGATGGTTGTCGGTGGTCAAATCATACACGCATTGATTCTCCTCAACTGGCAATGTTATTATTTTCTTGATGGAATCGGGACATTTTCTCTGAACACGGGTTGTCATTGTCGCTCTATAAATATCCATCTTGTCAGAACGCGTGTTCAATGATGTTTTCCATCCAAGACTTTGGGCCAACAAACATATGCATGCAGAGCTGATTTGATTTTTCTGGTCAACTCGGGGGAACCAAGTGTTCCCCCTTGCCCCCTCCTCCTCCTCATCCTCCTCCTCTTCCTCCTCCTCCTCATTGTCGTCAATGGGGGGTATTTTGTATTCACTCAACATGCCGTTCCAGAAACTCTCGCGAATTTCTCTTGTGCCATTGAGGATGCTGGTCGGGATGATTTTTTTTTCATCATTGTCTGCAGCAAATGATGACCCCATGACTCTTGCTTGTTCAACAGTGACGGTGGGCATTGTTGCCACTGAGGGCAAAGGCAACGCGGAATGCAGCAACTTGGTTCCAATCTCCACATTTTTTGGTGAAATTTCTTCGCCATTTGCCAGAATCAACGAATGGTCGTCCGTCACGTCAACAATTCCAGTGTGCGTAATGATTCTCATCATTTTTTTGTGAGGGGCGAGTGCGTGACGAATGACGCGATGAAGACGAGTCCATCCTTTTTCTGACCACGTTTCCACCCCGCACATCATTTCGCAAACCTCTTTGGTTTGTTTTCCCTCTTCTTTGCATTGTGCCCAACTGGCGCCGTATTTTTCAGCAAGCGATTCAATGGTACAAACATCAATGACGCCGCCCAACCGAACATACACTGGAGTGTGTGCCGCCACACTGTCGCCGTACACATACTCCGCGCGCGTGTGCACGATGCCGTATTTGCTCGTTTGGCACTCGGCGTCCCCGTACACTTCCTCCACCATGCGCTTGGCGTACGTTAATAATTTGCGCCCCGTGGCGGTCGTGGACGCCGCCACATCCACTTCGTAGAACGAGCTGGTCTTGGCGCCGCACTGGCCGTAGAGCGAGTTTGCCGTGACTTTGTAAGCCAGCTGCCGCTTGTCCAGCACGTTGGCCATGAAGGGGTCGGACTGCTGCTCCGCCAGCTTGCGCGTGGCCTTGCGCGCTGCCAACAATTCTTCTAAAATGGACGGCAGAATGGCCTTGGACCCCTGTGCAAACCGGCACACCTTTTTGCCGCTCAGGTGCTTCTCCATCTTGCCACGCGGGTTCGGCTTCCAGCGGTAGGTGTCGTACTCCACGTCCACATACGTGTATTCCGGCAGGTTGTCGTAAATGTGTTGCCCCGTCTTCGGGTCCTTTTCGCCCGTTTCGCGAATCAAGTTGCCGTCCAGGTCGTACTCCTTGGTCCACACCTTGCTGTCGTGGGACAAGTTCTCGCTGATCATGGAGGACGGGTACAGCGACGAGTAGTCGTTGCAGGCGACGGGGTTGTCCAAGTAGAGGCCGCGCTTCGGGGGCAGCACGATGGCGCCTTCGTAGCCCTCGCCGGACGGGCCCTTGTCAATGACGGGCATGAGCGTGTTTTTCTCGCGGCACTTTTTGGCCATGTAGCTCGTCAGCTTGATGCCCTGGCCGCGAATGACCAAGAAACTGATGGGCACGCTGCAAATCTTCGCCATCTCGTTGTAGCCGGTGATGACGTCCACCTTGTTCATGAGGTGGTGCACGAGGTTGCAGTCCTGGATGCAGTACTTGGCAATGACGGCGCGCGGGCCCGGGCCCTCGTTCGTCATGCGGAAAATGTCCTGCGGCGTGACGTCGTCTTTAGAGACCCCCCAGCGCACGTGCTTCGTCAAGTCGGGGGTCTCGTGACCGACGATTTCAAAGTAGGCGGCAGCGCGATTGACTGCGACGACCTGGAATTTTTGGCCGTCCTTGTAGGGGTCCGTGGAGTGGCCGGTTTCCTCCAGTTCAATGTAGTTGCCGACCTCCAGGCCGACAAGGTTCTTGCTGAAGATGCGCGTGACTTTGCCGTCGTTGGTTCCCCGGGAGTCGGCTTCCATGCGGTACTCTAAATTAAGCACATTGTCGCCGATGAAGTAGGAGCCCACGTAGTCCAGCTTGTAGGACGTGAGGTTGTAGTCGCGGCGGAAGTAGTTGTACATGTCAATTTGCAGGCGGCCGGGCATGGCAATGTAGTGCAGGTCGTACTGGCCGCTGGCGAGGGCGATGCTGGTTTCTTCAATGCTGACGCGCCCCGTTTTGAAGTCGCGCTTGCCGCAAAACTCGTCGGCATTGCGCGAGAGCTTGAGGAACTCGTCCTCCACGTGGTTTTCCAGGGCGCGGCGAAACATGAAGTTGTAGTCAAAGCCGAAGATGTTGTAGCCGATGATGATGTCGGGGTCTTCGCGCTGGACAAGGGCGGTCCAAGCTTGGAGCAGCGCGCGCTCGGTCTTGCAAGTCACGATTTCGGCGCCAGGCACGGGGTCGCAGCTGCCCAGGGCGAGGCAGTGGTTCAAAAAGGGGCGGTCTTCGCCGTATCGCAGGAAAGTGGAGCCGATGAACGTGACCTTGTCGCCCTCCACTGGCGGAAACACGGATAATAACGCGTCGTTCATGTGTGTGATCTTGGTTTCGCGATCCAGTGCAGAGGAGCGCAGCATGTCTGCAATAGATTTATCTGATGCTGTGCTTGCTGTGCTTGCTGTGCTTGGCTTTGTCCAAGCGGATGCGCCTGGGGGTGCGGTTGCCGTAGTGTATACGCTTTTCATGTCGTCGGCTGCATCATCTTCGTCGTTATCGTCTGCATCCGCTTGTTCCTCTTGTTCCGCTTCCGCTTTAAGCTTTTCAAACATGCTCTCAATTGTGTTCACATGCAATGTTTCCGGATCGGCTTCTTGCACCAGCGTTTGCACGGGGGTGGACCACATGCGCTCAAACATGGCGTCCATGCTTTGCATTGTGGGCACGGTTTTGGTGTAAATGCGATCAATGTCGTCGTACAGCGTGAACAACGGGCTGCCGGTTTGCGGGTCATGAAACGCCGTGCGAATCATGCGCTGCACTTCGGACTGAGTTGCCGCCGTGGGGTCCTTCAGACACGCGTCCACAATGTTCATCGCCAGTTTTTTGTAGGTTTTGATGGGCACGGGGAAGTCGCCGTGGCTGCTGCTGGCCTCAATGTCAAAACTCATGATTTTGTAGGGCACGCGGGTTTCCTTGTCGGGCTGCGGGGCGACGTCCTTGTGCCCCACGCGGTATTCGTAGCGGCACGTGGTTTGCTTGTTGGATTCAACGGGGGCGCCTTTCACCTTCACCCAGCCGGATGGGCTGATGTCCTTGATGTGGCAGTAGCGCAGCAGGGGGGGAATATTGGCCTCGTAAAGTTGGGTGCCCTTGTAACCACGGAAATTCAGACGCATCTCTGAATTTGCACCTTTGCGTTCGTACCACAGTGCCTTGACTTTGTTCATGGTGGCCGTGTTTTTGAATTTGAGCATGATGAACTTGTGGTCCTTGCCGCCGTCAAACCCGTAGAGCGTCTTGCGGCGAATGAGCTTGCATTCGTCGGTCAAAATGGATTCCTCGCTGAATTTTCCGACTGCTTTTTTGATGTCGGCGAGGAAGAGCGCCTTGGCGTCAAACCCCCATGACTCGGGGACCTTTGCGTAAAAGAAGGGCTGATAGTCGCGCACGATGATGCAGCAGGTCTCGCCCTGCTCGTTGATGCCAAACATCTGGATGGTGAATTGTTTTTTGTCCTTGCCGATGCCGTGTCCGCCGTGTCCGCTGGACCCACTGCTTGAAGAGCCGCCACTAGATGAGCCCGCCACCTCATCCCTCACTTGGAAGTCAAACAAACGGAAGGAGCCTTGTTCTTGTTGTTGTTGTTGTTCTTGTTGTGAAGACATTATTGACACTATTTAAATGCTGTATCAGTTGCAGCATTTAAATTCATTTCATTGTGGAATTCAATTTTTTACATATTCCATTCCATTTTCATTTTTTCATTTTTTCATTTTTTTAAGCCCACGTTTCGTGCGACGTTTTGACGAATTTTTAGATTTGGAGTATTTTTTGCTTTTTTTGCTCTTTCGATGTCTCTGTCTCCTTCCTCCGATGGACGGAACCTGTGGTGCTCCAGTGATTTGATTTTTTTCCGATGATGTGGCGGCAACCGAATCAGTGGCAGGAGCAACAACTGAATCAGTGGCAGGAGCAACAACTGAATCAGTGGCAGGAGCAACAACTGAATTAGTGGCAGGAGGAGCCTCGGGAAATGCTTCAACGTTGGATTTGGTGTCATTTGATGAAAATATCCCATTGAAATCAATGGGTTCCGTCAAAGCATTTGTTATTTTGCTAACCCCACTTTCAATGGTTGAATCAATTGCCCCCACTTTCTCTTTTACAGTGTCAACGAATGAAGCCGGCTTATCCGACGCTAGAGGATTCTCCGACGCTAGAGGATTCTCCGACGCTAGAGGCTTATCCGACGCTAGAGGCTTATCCGACGCTAGAGGCTTATCCGACGCTAGAGGATTCTCCGACGCTAGAGGCTGCTGAGAGTCCATTGAAAACTGGGTTTCTTCCGGTGCTTGCACTGCTTCCGGCTCAATCGGCACAATTTTGAGTTGCATGCCGTGCTTTTTCAAAAACTCTTCCAGCGCTTCCAACGTGTTTGGACCCTTGTGTTCATTTGGCACACGGTCCGGATCAATCACGACCACCGTGGGAACGCCCGACACGGAGTAGCCGTGCCGCGAGTAATGTTTTTTGTTCATGTGGTCGGTGGCCCAGTCATCCAAACTGGCAACGCTGTAATCGCGATTACCGTTTGCACCGGTTTCAATGTTTTTCCAAGTTGCTTCAAAATCCTCGCAATGCGGGCAGCTCTTGCGATGATGACGGACCAGTACCGGAATTTTGCTGTTCATCATTATTGAATCCAATGCGTCTAAATTGTTGCTTTCCTTGTCAAAATAGTGAATTTGTCCCGGATAGTGGCTGAGCGCTTGATACTTGAGTCCACCTCGGCGTTTTCGCTGCGTTTTGGATCTGCGTTTTCGGTTGTAGCGGTTCAGCGTTTTCGTCATTGTTTAGTATTGCATACACTTTGTATATAATTAAATTTGGATTGTTGTGCCAATTTAATTATATCACGAACATATATCTTCCATTGAAATGCAAATACTGCAAATGCGACTGACCACTTGGGCCATTTTAGCCATGTTTATCATTGGACTCCTGTTCACCGTGACACACACCAGCCAGGACGTGCGGGAAGCGTTTGAAGGTCGCGAACGCACGAATGCCAACCGGGATCGGTGCCCGAACCTCCTCATACAAAAAGGCAGTAAACTGTATTTGCACAACAGCCGGCTTGCCAGCGTGCCCGGCGTGAACCCGCTTAAGTTCAACAATTTAGAAGAGTACGTGGAATTCATGGACTGGCAACGGGGGCAAGGCATTCGCTGCCCGGTTCTCTACTTGCAGCACTCGTTTGACGCGCAAGGGAAACCCGTGTACCAGATTCGTCCGGGACCGCTGGACTTGCAGGGCGGCCTGCCCCCCGTCGCCACCTCCGGCGTTGCCGATGCGCACGCAAATGCCGACTTGATTGAAAACGACGCCGACAAGCCGCCCGCGAATGCGAACTCGTACCCGCCGTTTGACCCCATGGAGCCCAACGTGGGGTCCGCTTATGCCAAGCGCAAACCCAAGGGCTTGAGCGCAAACCCCATGGACCCCAACTGGGGCGGTGATGCGTACACGCAAGCCCAGATTGATGCCGGAAAGTATGCGGGCGATGAAGTGAACATTTTCGTGCCCTGATTTTGAAGTTAAGCGTTGTCTAGATACTTCAATGCATTCGGAAGACTCGTGCCGTGAAAACTGATCATGGTGTTGATGGCATTCATCAGCGCGACCGTTTTTTCGCTGGGGGGCGACACCAGGGCTTTCTGGTCGCTGGAATCGGCAATCATTTGCGCAGCAACCGCATTGAGGGACGCCAAAACCTTGGCCTGCGTCCAAGCGTCCATGTTTTCAATCAACCCTTCGTACGATGTGCGTCCAGTTTGCACTTGCAGCGCGCCAAGCATATTCATCATGCCGTCATTGATGATTTTCACCGATTTGTCTGCAACGACGTGGGGGGTGTCTGCCGAAGACGATGCAGCGTTGTTGTTGATGGAAAACCCTTCACGATGGCTACGACGTTTGATCACGCTTCGTGTGACCACATAATACCCCGCAAATATGAGCATAACAATCAATATGCATTTAATGACACTCATGAGCTCCATTGCGTTTGTTTTTGCTTAGTGCGTATACATACATTACCCCATTAAAAAATTATAAATGTTGTGAATGCATTGTTTGCTTAACTTGCGCTGCGTTTCCAGCCGGATGTCGTCCAAGCATTCGCTGCTTTCTTTGAGCGCGTCCATGAGGGCGCGCATCGTGGGGTACCGTTTCATGATGACGGCCGCCGTTTTGGTGCTCACGCCCGGAATGTTGCACAGCATGATCTCCCCAATGTTTTGCGGCGTGATGTTTTCGCACTTGACTTGCTTGACCTTGAGCACGCTGCAATAACCGACGGTGCCAAGCTGTGCGCCCCCTTCTTCACTCTGTGCCGGTCCCCCAACATCATGATGACAATGGTAGTGCCCGTACGGCGCGGGGGATGCGGCCAGCTTGTTAGCGTAACTGTGAATGATGTCGTACGTTTCCACCACAGACGTGGTGCGCACCACGCTAAACCCTTTGTAATAATTCAGCGAACACATGGCCGACTGCAGCGCCCCCTTTCCAATCTTGCTAAAGCGGTCATTGTATCGCGCAAAGTCACCCTCTATGATGTACACCACGTTGTGATTGGACACGTTGGGAAACGCTTGGAGCCGAAGGGATTGCTCCTTGTATCGGCCGTCGCGAATGGACGCCGCTAAATCCGCCAAGCTTTTGCGCTCAAACACGATGTAATCCGTTTCGCCGTCGGCAGAAGACAGAATGACGTCGCCGACGGGAAGCGCTTCGGATTGCAGCGAGTGGGTCGGGCCGACCAAATTCATCTGAAACAGGCTGAACAGCTCCGTTTCGCGCATGTCCACGCGAATCAACATCTCTCTAAGAATGAATAATGCAGTAAGTTGATGCTACAGTTGCATAATTACCGTTTAAGTAATTATGGAATAATGTAATAAAAGGGACTCCGTCCCTTTAACCCTGGAAGGGACTCCGTCCCTTTAACCCTGGAAGGGACTCCGTCCCTTTAACCCTGGAAGGGACGTGCAAGGGAAAGGTTCGGAGGAGGGGTGCTTGGCGCTGCGCTTTTACGTAGTTCCCCGGTAGGAGGGGTGCGGGGCCAAAGGCTACTGCGCTGAACGTAGTTCCCCGGTCCGTAGGTTTTCTGATGAGGAGGGGTGCGGGGAACGTAGTTCCCCGGTTTAGTACAGTTGGGGTCTGGTAGACCGAGCTGGAACACCACCCTGAGTTGGACGCATGGTCATCAAGTTCTTGGCCTTCAAGTAAGCCAGACCGGCAATGCAGCCCAGATTGGTTTCAACACAGCAGTACGGACCACGGGTGGTGATGGCGTTGGCCAAATTAGGGTTGCGTCCCTGCATGGTGACGAGGCCGCCCTTCTTGGGGCCACCCAAGTTGCAAATGTTGTTGGTGATGGATGGAGTTCTTCTCGCATTCTTGGAGCCTTGCATGTAACCGACCATTTTGATTAATTTGTGGTTGACTAAAGTTATACTATGTCTAAATATTTTATTTTTGATTGCATTGCGTTCGCCATGTTAAATGGCATTAAATGCATTTTCAAACCGGCTTAAAGCCAACACGTGATGCAAGTGCATGTAACAGAATCAATCAGAATCAGAATGCAACCAATGCAAAGCCAAAGCCAAAGCCAAGAACCCAATCCGCAACGCTCCCTCACGTCTAAATTGTTGCACGCCGAGGAATTCATGCCGTCCGAGGATGGCACCGGCTTAATATTCAACCCCTACAACCCCGAAAACCGCGAGATTACATTGAGTGAAATTCAATCTATTCTCACCGCTTACGGCGTGCCCGACCCCAAGGTGCACAACATTGACCTGTACAAGCGCGCGTTCGTGCACCAGTCGTACACGCGGCGCCCCGAGTTTGAGAACGCGGTGGAGAACATCAGCGTGGTGGACAAGCCGTCGGACTGCATGCCGCTGCGGTCCAAGTCCAACGAGCGCCTAGAGTTCCTCGGCGACGGCGTGCTGGAGTGCGTCACCAAGTACTGCCTGTACCGCCGCTTCCCCAAGGAGAACGAGGGCTTCATGACGGAGAAAAAAATCGCCATCGTGAAGAACGAGACCATCGGGCGCATGGCGTACGAGATGGGGCTGCACCGGTGGTTCATCATTTCGCGGCACTCGGAGGAGAAGAAGCTGCGCACGAACCTGAAGAAGCTGGGCTGCTTGTTTGAAGCGTTTGTGGGCGCGCTGTTCCTGGATTACAACAAGATTGCAGTCAAGGACGAGGAGCGCTGGTTTGAGCACGTGTTTTCCACGGGGCCCGGGTTCCAGATGGCGCAAATCTTCATTGAGAACGTGTTTGAGAAGCACATTGACTGGATCGCACTCATCCGCAACGACGACAACTACAAGAACATCCTGCAGGTGAAAATTCAGAAGGAGTTCAAGACCACGCCCGACTACATTGAGCTCGGGCGCGACATGGAGGTAGGCTACACTATGGGCGTGTATTTGTGCCTGGGGCAACAAATATACGAGACGACGCCGGCAGCCGCAGTGAAATTCTCGGAGCTGAAGACGTTTGAAGCGGTGCACGCGGCGTGCGAGGCAGCGGGCGGGCGCATCCTGGTGTTCCTGGCGCAGGCGTCGCACAAAATCAAAAAGAAGGCGGAGCAGCTGGCGTGCGACAGCGCCATTCAGTTCATGCCTTAAGCCTTACATGAACGGGTGCCTTTTTTCTTTGAATGTCGGCGGGTGCCCTTTTTACACGACCTCCGACCACCGCCATTTTGGTTTAAACCAAGCACCTTTTTGACCGAATGTTTGACTGATTCACGTAAGTAAGTTCCTGGTGTCATATTCCAGTTTTGGACGATTTCGGGCACTACAGAGAAGTGCGTTCCACTCCACACTATCTTTATTGGTATTTTCACAAGTTTGGGGTGAATTCCTTGATGTGCACTTTTCGCCAACCTATACGCCTCCATAAAATCTTCACGAGCCTGGTTATATTCAAATTCTTCAGGTGATAAAATATCATGTTTTACTGATTCTGCTGCTGCTTTTTTTTCATTAAAATCATCATTTACTAATTTTGCTGCTTCTGCTGCCTTTTTATCATTAGGATCTATGGGAACATAAAGATATTTTGTCGTAAACGTTTCTGGGTCCATTGATGGTTGTGTGCGACTCAATACACGACTCAATGCATTGACTCCCATATTTTTTGCACCTTGAAATGCATTGACTCCCATCTTTTTTGCACCTTGCAATGCATTGACTCCCATCTTTTTTGCACCTTGCAATGCACTGGATCCAATGTGGGATTGTTCTGATTTACTCATTCTTTTATTTTCGTTATGCAATTATGCAATAGAATAAGAAAATTAAATTAAAAATATATATTAGATAACTAATAAGGCACGAACACAATGTCAGCGGCAGTTGCTATTTTAGACGCGCTGCGAAAAAAACCGGTGGCCGAAAAGAAGAAACAATTCTCGGTTGCTTTTTTTGTTGCATCTGCCGCGCCTAAACAACACGGAAAACAAAACCCCCCAGACCCGGAACATCCAGAGTTGGAAGAAAAACAAAAAAAGCCCGCAGACACATTAAAACCCACAGTCAAAATCGTGGACAAAACCGCTCTTAAGTTGGTGAACCGCGACGACATTTTAGCCCGGATCAAGGCCGCGAGAGGCATTGTCACCGAGGCTGCACCCAACCCGTTGAACCTGACCGTCGCCAAAGTGGTCAGCATTGTGGAAGAGGCCCCGGTGCCTCGGCTCAAAGGCAAAAAACTCCAAAAAATAAAACTCATCCCGGTGTCTGTAACACAGTCCATTGAATTGCCTCTAGAAGTGGAAGAAGTGGAAGATCTAGAAGGTCTAGAAGCAGACAAAGCAGACGAAGCAGAACCCGTAGAGCCATTAAACCCATTGAAAAAAAAACGCGGAACCAGGAAGCGGGCTGAGAAGGATAAAGATAAAGAAAAGGATAAAGAAAAAGTCCCTGATAAAGAAAAAGTATCAGCTGTTGTAAAAAAACCGATTGAACCCGTGGTTGCATCGGAATACTACTTGAACAACCGAGAGAAATTCGTAGAGTTTATTAACAAACTGTTTCAAAAGAAGTACCGCGCCGAAATCGTGGATGAGTCCACCGTAGTGAGCTGTGAGGACCGCCGCAACGCCGAGCAGTTTGGCCTCCTGACGCACCAGAAGATCGTGAAGGATTACTTGAACCTGTATTCTCCCTATCGCGGCCTGCTCCTGTACCACGGCCTCGGCAGCGGCAAGACGTGCTCGTCCATTGCCATTGCCGAGGGCCTTAAATCGGCTAAACCCGTGTACGTCATGACGCCCGCCTTCCTGCGCACCAACTACTTGAAGGAACTCAAGAAGTGCGGTGACGACGTGTACAAAAAGCCCCGCCATTGGAAGTTCGTGGACGCCGTGGAGAAACCGGCGCTGATCCCGTCGCTCGCACAAACGCTGGACATTTCCGCCGACTACATTAAGAGGCACGGCGGCGCGTGGCTGGTGGATCCCGAAAAACCGAGCAACTACGGCGACTTGAGCCCGAAGGACCAGGCCGAGGTGGACGCGCAGCTGAACGAAATGATCCAAGCAAAGTACACGTTCATCAGTTATAACGGCGTGCGCGAGAACCGCATCAACGAGCTGTCGCAGGGGTACACCGTGAACCCCTTTGACAACTCGGTGGTGGTGATTGACGAGGCGCACAACTTTGTGAGCCGCATTGTGAACCACATCAAGAAGGCGCCGGACGAGAGCGCCAAAAAAGGCACCGCCGCTAAAAAAACGGCTCTACTAAAACCCGAAGACGCCCCCATTGCGCTCAACTTGTACCGGTTTCTGCTGGACGCGACCAACGTGAAGATCGTTCTGCTGACAGGCACGCCCATCATCAACTACCCGAACGAAATCGGCGTGCTGTTCAACATCCTGCGCGGCTACATCAAGACGTGGTCGTTCCAGTTGGCATCCTCGGCGCAGGGGGTCACCGAAGCGCGGCTGCAGCAGCTGTTCCAATCCGCCGACATCATGGACTACATGAAATACCGCGCTGCCGATCGCACCCTGACCGTGACGCGCAACCCCTACGGGTTCGTGAACGTGCAGCACAAGAAGGGCAAGGACACGCTGCTGTACCAAGGCGTCACCGTGGACGAGCACGGCGCCGTGAGCGACGACGAGTTTGTCAAGATCATCATTGCAGTGCTTGCCGGCGACGGCATCAAGGCCACCAAGGCGGCGGGGAGCCCTGTGGCGCACAAGGCGCTGCCCGACACGCTGGACGGGTTTGAAAAGTATTTCATTGACGCCGAAACGGCGAACCTGAAAAACATGGACGTGTTCCAGCGGCGCATCCTGGGGCTGACGTCGTACTACCGCAGCGCGCAGGAGCAGCTGCTGCCGCGGTACGATGCCGCGAGCGACTTCCACGTGGTGCGCGTGCCGATGAGCAACTACCAGCTGAGCGTGTACCAGCAGGAGCGCTTGGCGGAGATGAGCAAGGACCGCGAGGCCAAGAAGCGGAAGACGCTGGCGCCGGCGCGCAAACCGAATGCCACCGGCGCCACAGGTGCCACCGGCGCCACAGGAGCAAAGAAACCGATCACGCTGAAGGACTTGTACGCCGAGCCGTCCAGCTCGTACCGCATCTTCTCGCGCGCGGCGTGCAACTTCGTGTTCCCGAGGGAGCTCGGGCGGCCGAAGCCGTTTACAAGCGGAGCAACAGAAAAAGAAGGCGCAGCAGCAGCAGCAGCAGCAGCAGTGGAAGACCTGGACGAAGACATCATGGACACCGACAACGCGCGGGCCATTTCCAAGAACCCGGAAGGTGCGGTGGGGGCGGACGAAGCGGCCGAGCTGCAGAAAAAAACCACCACGGAGGCGTACAAACAATACGAAGAGCGCATCAAAGAGGTGCTGGAGCAAATGAAGCGCAACGAGGAAGAATATTTCAATCCGCGCTCGCTGGCGGTTTACAGCCCGAAGTTCCTCGCGCTGTTGCAAAGGTTGCAGAACCCGGCGCACGTGGGGCTGCACCTGGTGTACAGCCAGTTCCGCACGCTGGAGGGCATCGGGCTGCTGAAAATGGCGATGGAGGCGAACGACTACGCGCAGTTCCGCATCAAGCACAACCCGTCGTCGCAGCAGTGGGTCTTGGACGACCGACCCGAAGACGCGGGCAAGCGCCGGTTTGCGCTGTACACGGGCACGGAATCCGCGGAAGAGAAGGAAATTGTGCGCTGCATTTTCAACAGCGAGTGGGAGCAAGTGCCGTCCAGCATCCGGGACGGCTTGCTGCGCATTTCGGGCAACAACTTTTACGGCGAGGTCATCAACACGCTGATGATTTCGGCGTCGGGGGCGGAGGGCATTGACTTGCGCAACGTGCGGTACGTGCACATCATGGAACCGTACTGGCACCCGGTGCGCATTGAGCAAGTGGTGGGCCGCGCGCGGCGCATTTGCAGCCACCAGGACCTGCCGCCCGAGCTGCGCACGGTGCAAGTCTTCATGTACTTGATGGTGTACTCCGAAACACAGCTGAAGCCGCTGTCCAAGGAGGAAAAAGCGCAGGCGGAGAAGGAGGAGGCGCTGCTGGCGTCGTCGGACCCGATGGACGTGTCCAATGCCGCGCTGAAATACGTGCGGGTGTCGCGCGAACTGCGCGAGGGGGACACCAGCGCCGTCACGGACAAACCAATCACCACGGACCAGTCGCTGTACGAAATCGCGAAGCGGAAGGAGGACATCAACAGCAACATTCTGCGGTCGGTGAAGGAGACGGCCATTGATTGCGCCATTCACGCCAAAGCGGGGACCAAGGAAACGCTGAAGTGCTTCACGTTTGACAATCCGGAGAACAAGTTCGCGTACGAACCCAGCATCCAGGACGAGGTGATTGTGCCCGAAGAGCAAGGCAAACCCAAGGCAACTAATGCCAAGGTGACTAAGGCCAAAGACGCTCAGCAACAAGACGCGGCGCCTCTGAACAAGGAGATGCGCAAACTGCGGATTAAGGAACTAACCCATGAGGGCGTGAAGTATGGCGTGGACATAGACACCAACGACGTGTACGATTACGAGAACCTGCGAATCGGAAACCGGGTACTGGTCGGGAAATTCGTGGAACTTGCGCCCGGCAAATTCAAGATCGTCTAAGGGAACCTACGGTTCCCCTATAACCCTTCCCTTGCTATGTAAATGCGCCATGATTTCCGCGTGATTGGCATCCATGCGCTGCTCCAGTTCAATCAGCTTATCATACAGTTGTTGCATTGTGACCGCATTCGTGGTCTCGGTGTCATCTTTTATTTTTTTCAATTTTGAAAAAATGAAAGCCGTTTCCTCAAATTCTTCAGCCTCGTGCTCTTCTTCAATCACATTTGTCGTGTTTATGTTTGAAAACGACACCGACTTTTTGAAAGAGGGGGACACCACTTCGGGTAGGCTTTCATCGTTCGTAACCCCGATCCACTGCTGGGCTTTTTTGATGTCCTCGGGTTTCAGCTGCACCAGCTCCCGTTCGCGCGCCGCCAGCTCCTGGGCAATGAGCCGCGACATCTCATCCCCGATTGGCTTGTCCTCTTTCAATCCTGCGTCCGCAAAGCTGACGTCGGTCGGTTTTTTCAGCGTCAAATAGGAGTCCATTTCGGCCTGCTTCTCTCGCAGCTGGCGATCAAATTCGCTGGCGCGTTCGTTCTGTATGTCCTCTGCGCGATACACCAACTCCACTTTCTTTTTTTTTGGGGGCATTTGCGGCGGCACTTGAAACGTGCGCAGCACCTGCACGAATTCGCGGATGATGCCCTTGTTGACATCGCTCAACGAGACATCGCCGCCGGTTTTGGCGGCACTTTGTTGAACGAGGTGATCAAATGCTGCTTGCACGGGCTGGAACTGTCGCTGCGCGAGTCCCGCAAAAGCCCCCGATTCTTGCAGCGTGGTCCACAGAAGCTCCTTGTTTTGTACGCTGTCCACCCTTGGTTGCATGGATTGCATGGATTGCATATGAAACTGTAGTTAGTAACTGTATTTAGTAACTGTAGTTAGCAATGGTTGTAATTTTTATATGCTTTTTACTTTTCATTTGATTTTTATGTTTTTATGTAAATGATGAAATTTGCATAAAGACATTGATTAGATTAGATTAGATTATTAGATTAGATATCATGCAAATGGATGGTGGCATTGTGTTGTGCGGGGTGTGCAAGAACGTTGCAAGCACGCTGCCCGTGATTCGCGCGGCGTTTGAAGAGCTGGTTGCCAAGGCCGGTGTGCCGTGCTGGGCCGTATTCTACGAAAACAACTCCGACGACGGCACCGATGCCGAGCTGTTGAAATGGGCCGCCGAAGCGCCGCACCAAGTCATCGTGAAGTGCGAAAAATTCACGCGAGAGGAGGAGCTGAGCCGGTGCGTGGCGCGCACGTGCGACAACCAACCATGTCGCATGGAACGCATCGCATTCGCTAGAAACAAGCTGCTTGACATGCTACTTGGGGAACGTAGTTCCCCAAACCCCTCCTCGGGGGGACATGCGTCCCCCCTTACCCCCTCCTCGGGGGACGTGCCTATACCTACGGAACAGGCGCCTGTGCCTACTGTGCCCGTTGGGGGTGCGGTCGTTCCTGTGGGCTTTGCCCCCCGGTCCCTAGTGATGATTGACATGGACAACCCCGTGCCGTTCCCCGTGGATGCCATTTTGAAATGCATTGCGCGCGACCCCGACGGCTTTGACGCGCTCGTGTGCAACGGCCTGAACTCCTCCGGTCAAATTTATGACACCTACGCGTACCGCGATGCGCAGTTTCCGTTTGGGCCCGAAATCATGCGCGACGTGTTTTGGTCGGGGCATCACCAGTACTACATGCGAACCGCGGTGCACAACCAAACGCTGTTTTTCAACCGCCAAATCAAGCAAAACCCCGCGCGCCTGCCGTACGTTCCCATTCTGTCGGGGTTCAACGGCCTGTGCATTTTTCGGCGCGAGGCGCTTATGGGGCTGAGATACTCGGCAGTGCCCACTGCGGAAATGAACGCGGAGTACGAGGCGCTGTACTCCATCCCCCCGTTTTCCAACACGATCGTGAACGGCGCATCGGTCGGCATCCACCTGTTTCCCAAAGATGACAAGGACAAGGGCATCTTCTACTTCCACAATTCGGGCTACAACTTCCCGGTGGTGTGCGAACACGTGCCGTTGTTTGCGGCCATGCGCGCCCGCAATCACCGACGCATCTACCTGTGCACCGACCTGGTGTGGAACTGGATTTGATTTGATATTTATGACCATGCGATAGTTCCGGATGAGAGAAATGTATATATTTTATATCCGCTCACGGAACCATCGTATGTTCCCACGGTGAGCGTTGTAGCTGTGGGAGCGGACGACGGTGTTCTCAAAATGACAATACCTTTTCCACCTGCTCCTCCTGCTGCTGAACCTAGGTTATATCCACCACCGCCACCGCCACCAGTATTGGCAACTCCAGCACCACCAACTCCGGTCCCCGAACCTTGCCCTCCGCCTCCCGCTCCTGGTGTTGCCAATGTGCCTGATGTGCCTCCACTTCCACCACCTCCACGCTGAACATTTGCACCTGTTATACTTGAAAAAATACCGTCTCCACCATCTCCTTGACCGTCCGTATTACCCGCTTCCCCCGAACCACCGCCACCACCACCACGGAACGGATTAGCTCCTTCTCCAGAACCACCATTAAAACCTTGTATGGGTGACGCTGTTCGTGTCCCTGGGGCACTGGGGTTAGGTGGTGGCGGTGCTGCACCTCCAGAACCACCACCAGACGAACCGCCATCTCCTCCATTTCCAAGATTTGTTCCAGCACCAAAACCACCACCCGTGCTAATGACAGACGTTGATATACTAACTATTGAACTGTTTTGTCCTGGTGCATCACTAGCACCACCATTACCGACAGTAATCGTATACAATTGATTATAAATGGATGTAATGGGTGTTTCGGCTGATCCACCTCCTCCTGTTGTTTCTCCTGTTACCGAACATCTATATCCACCAGCACCACCAGCACCACCGTTGCTCCTATCCGCTATTCCTGACCCACCTCCACCACCTCCAGCAATTACTAAATACTCTATAATAAAAACGGGGAGTGGTCCAGCCGACGGAAAAAATGAAAAAAGTGTGCTTGAAAATGATAGTAATAATCCAGACCTATATTGAACTAATTCCTTACTGCTACTTGTTCCCACGGTGACACCACTACCCTCCGCAACAGTTGTGGTTCCCGTGCCTTTATTCGCAATAAACACTGCATCACCTTCCGTGAAAACACCACTATCCACTGTAATGATAGTATTAGAACTGGAGTCCATTATTACACGCTTGTTGCGGTCAGAAGCGACTAAAGTATAACTGGCGGTTTGGGTGTTTATAGTGAGATTACGGTCAGCATAATTCTTCGTCGCGACATCCTGATTTCCGCTCGGGTCTTGACAGGATGTAATCCGCTTGCTATTCATATTCAGGTCATAAAATGTCATTTTATATACACACTTTTATATTATGCATATAAAATAACATCACATATTCAAATAAAAAAATTCTTTAATTCTCAATTTCTTTAATTCTCAATTTCCATTAAAATCATAGTGCTTCCAGCACCGTTTCGTTGAACGACTGCTGTTTCTAAGTTAGATGCTATATTAAATCCAACGGTGTATATTTGAGGACTTGTGGTGTTTGGACTATCCACCCAATTAATCGGGACAGTAGTAGTCATTCCCGCTCCGCTATCATTTCCAACATTTGTCAGAGTAGCGTTGATGGCGGTTCCAGCAACCGTTCCACGAAAAAGAACTGCCTGAGGATTCGCAAAAGCATTATTCGTTGTTTTACCGAGATTTAGCATACATAAAATAACCACTTTATTACTTGCTGAACTTGGTGTTATTGTTGCAGTTAGTCCTGTCGTTACGGGCGTAGCACTATTCGTTGTAAGTGTTGTGTTTGTTGAAGCAAAAATAAATTGTCTTACTATACCGCTTGTTGTATCCACATAATTTTTTGTTGCGACATCCTGATTTCCGCTCGGGTCTTGACAGGATGTAATCCGCTTGCTATTCATATTCAAGTCATAAAATGTCATTTTATATACGCCTATATAATGCGTCTATAAAACAAATTAAAGTGAATGATAGTTGAATGTGATGAAAATCTCGTCGCCAGTTGCCCAAGTAAAAGGTGTTGTTGCGTCAATTCGGGCTGAATTACCACTGATTTGATAATTGCCTGATAAATAGTATATTCTTGGTTCTATTTTTGTATTATCAACATATGATACATAACCATAAACCGATTGTCCCGAAGGTCCGGCATTTCCATCAAAATAAGTTGCCGAACCATTTAATGCTGTTTTCATACTACCTCCCGTGATACTCGCAAAGTTCGCAGTTACTGGCAAAGATATAGTAGGACTAGTTCCGACTATCGTTGTGCTTCCAATAACGATTTGAATATATACGTCTGTAAATTCGCCTTGTTGGGCGTATCTCGCCGTCACCGTTCCATCACCTAACGTGAAGTTTGTAAAAGTCGGTGTATAAGACACATAACTCGCTGAACCTGCGGCTCCTGTTGCGCCTGTTGCCCCTTGCGGACCTGTTGCGCCTGTTGCCCCTTGCGGACCTGTTGCGCCTGTTGCCCCTTGCGGACCTGTTGCGCCTGTTGCACCGGTTGCGCCCGTTGCGCCTGTAATGCCTTGAATTCCTTGTGGGCCCGTTGCGCCTGTTGCGCCTTGAGCGCCCGTAGCGCCTTGAGCGCCCGTAGCGCCTGTTGCGCCGGTTGCACCTGTGTCGCCTGTAATGCCTTGAATTCCTTGTGGGCCCGTTGCGCCTGTTGCGCCTTGAGCGCCCGTAGCGCCTTGAGCGCCCGTAGCGCCTGTTGCGCCGGTTGCACCCGTGTCGCCTGTAATGCCTTGAATTCCTTGTGGGCCCGTTGCGCCTGTTGCGCCTTGAGGTCCCGTAGCGCCTTGAGCGCCCGTAGAGCCTGTTGCGCCTGTTGCGCCCGTTGCGCCTGTTGCGCCTGTATCGCCTATAACACCTTGCGGCCCTATTGCACCTTGTGGACCGGTTGCACCCGTAGGACCGGTTGCACCCGTTACGCCTTGAATGCCTTGTGGACCAGTGGAGCCAGTTGCACCCGTATGACCGGTTGCTCCTGTTGCGCCCGTTGCGCCTATAACACCTTGTGGACCTGTATTACCGGTTGCTCCTGTTGCTCCTGTTGCACCTGTATTACCGGTGGCACCTTGAGCGCCTGTTGCGCCTATAACACCTTGAGCGCCTGTTGCGCCTGTTGCGCCTATTATACCTTGAATGCCCTGAGCACCCGTGGCACCTGTATTACCTTGAATACCTTGAGGACCTTGAGGACCTTCTGGACCTTCTGGACCTTCTGGACCCGTTGCGCCGTTCGTGGATGATGTCCGGCAACAACAAATTGCGCGATTGGCCAAATACGTGTTGTAATTTGCGTAAGACATTTTTATAAATTGGTCCTATAAAAATGACATATTTTATTATTTTTAAATAAATAGTTAGGCGATTCTAATGGCAGTTATTGTTTGATTAGGACCACCACACACATTTAAATTAGGTGTTTGTAGTTGTGAAACGCCATTTCTAGTTGCTGCTGGATAAAGAATTGTTGAACCAGCCACAGTTATAACAGTTAAAGCAGAAACTATTTGCACATAACTTGTTGTCACTGATACACCAGGTGTTCCTCTGCTATTAGAAACTGCTGAAGCGGATGTTCCATTATAAATATAACATAAACAAGAATCATTGGTTGCCAAATTAATAACAGTTAACTGGGCTTGAACAAACCAAGTTCCTGCTGTTATCGTTATACTACATCCTGACGCCAAAAGTTCACCTGATGCTGCTCCTGTAGTTAATAATAATTGATTGTTTGAAACGTTAGTTCCTGGAGTGTAATACGTAATCTCTTTATTAACTGTATCATACCCTAATACATTTGTTTGGGTAACATTTCTAATTGGAGCAACATAACATGCACCAGTGGTTCCTGCATTCAATGCAGTCCCTTGTGCATTGATCACAATGGAGTTTGCGCGTTGTCCGGTTTGACCCGCGAGGTATCCAATGGCAACCGCATTCGCCCCCTGGCTGTTATTGCCCGCTTGTTGGCCCAGCGCAACCGCATTGGTGCCTTGCCCGGTTTGGCCCGCATTTTGCCCCAGCCGTATGTTTGTGGTACCCACATTCCATGCATTGGCAGTTGCCCCGGCACCACCCGCATTCCAATACACGTAATCGCCCGTGTTTGTGCCCAGCGGTGTAAAACTTCCGGTTGCGCCCGTTGCGCCGGTTGCGCCTGTTGCGCCCGTAGCACCGGTTATTCCTTGAATACCTTGTGGTCCGGTTGCGCCGGTTGCGCCTACAACACCTTGTGGACCGGTTGCACCCGTGGGACCATTGTATGCAGCTTGCATGTACGTGACAATAATGGAGGGAGATTCTGGAGAATCATTTGGAGGAGCACCGATTGCTGCAAACCTTGATAAAGAAACATTTGATGAAGTTATGCATTTTATGTAAAATTCAATGTAATCTCCTGCATTTAAATTCAAAAGATAATTCCAACTAGTTATATTTCCACCTGTTTTTGCGGCAATGTTTACTTGTCCATCTGTATCTTGCACATTAGAACCATTTTTCTTAATCCAAATGTTGACTAAATCGTTGCCACTTCCAGTTGTGGTTGTTGTCACTTGAGCCGAAAATTGGACATTGTATATTCCCGCGTATGTGTTATAAATGCGAGATGTTGGCGTCCCAATGTACACCCCATTGGTGGCGGTTGCATCGGTTGAATTTATTGTAATTGCATTTGCAGTGTTTTGTGTGAAGGGTCCCTGGGTGGTTGTGTCATAAAATGACCCATAATATCCGGTAGCACCTCCTGCACCTTGAGCCCCCACTGGGCCGGTTGCGCCTGTAACACCTTGAATGCCTTGCGGACCGGTTGCACCTGTTGCTCCAGTGGAGCCAGTTGCGCCGGTTGCGCCTGTTGCGCCTTGAATGCCTTGAGGGCCCGTTGCGCCAGTAGAGCCCGTAGAGCCTGTTGCGCCTGTTATGCCTTGAATGCCTTGTGGGCCCGTGGCGCCTGTAGAGCCCGTTGCGCCGGTTGCGCCTATAACACCTTGTGGACCCGTTGCTCCTGTTGATCCAGTTATTCCTTGAATCCCTTGTGCGCCCGTTGCACCTGTAGAGCCCGTTGCGCCTATAACACCTTGTGGGCCCGTTGCGCCTGTAACACCTTGAATGCCTTGTGCACCAGTTGCTCCTGTTGCGCCCGTTGCACCCGTTTGACCAGTTATTCCTTGAATGCCTTGAATGCCTTGTGGACCCGTTGCTCCCGTAGCGCCTATAACACCTTGTGGACCCGTTGCTCCTGTTGATCCAGTTATTCCTTGAATCCCTTGTGCGCCCGTTGCACCTGTAGAGCCCGTTGCGCCCGTTGCGCCTGTAGCGCCTGTTTCTCCTGTTATGCCTTGAATCCCTTGTGGGCCCGTTGCGCCCGTTGCGCCCGTTGCACCTGTTGCGCCCGTGGAGCCTGTTTCTCCTGTTATGCCTTGAATCCCTTGTGGGCCTGTTGCGCCTGTTGCGCCTATAACACCTTGTGGACCCGTTGCTCCTGTTGATCCAGTTATTCCTTGAATCCCTTGTGCGCCTGTTGCGCCTGTTGCGCCTGTTGCGCCTGTTGATCCAGTTATTCCTTGAATGCCTTGTGCGCCCGTTGCACCTGTAGAGCCCGTTGCGCCCGTTGCACCGGTTGCACCTGTAGAGCCTGTAGAGCCCGTTGCACCTGTAGAGCCCGTAGCGCCTGTTGCGCCTGTTGCGCCCACGGGCCCGGTTTGCCCCACGCTGACAATGACCAAAATGATCGGATCGTTTTGCGCAAACGCTGCACCCGCGGATGTTTTCAGCGTGACGTTCCATTGCACATATGGCGTCGGGTTCGGTGGATTAGGAAACTGAGTGGCGGCATTCACAGTCCACACTTGATACTGCCCCGCGGTGGTCTGGCTTTGTAAAACAATGTCGTCCCCCGCGTTCACTAAACTCAGCAACACGGATATGTCCGTGGGTGGGACCCCGTTTTCGTAGTAAGACACGTACACTTCCGTGGCCAACGTTTGTGTGGCATCGTTCCACCGGATGTATCCCGATGCAGGCGCCGGTGTTTGGGCGGTTGTGTCCGCCAAATAGTTGTAGTACGACACGGATTGACCCGCGGGACCGGTTGCACCCGTTGCCCCTACGGAGCCTGTTGCGCCCGTTGCGCCCGTTGCGCCCGCTGGACCCGTTGCACCTGCTGGTCCAGGATCGCCTTGCGCCCCCTTCGGACCCGGCGGACCTGGCGGCCCCTCCACCGCATTGGAACAGCAGCAAATGGTTTTATTGGCTAAATATTCCGAATAAGAGGACGACGGCGACGCCATTATTGTTGTGGTTGTGTGGTTGTATGATATATTCGCCATCTATAATAATTCAGAGGTTTGTTCCCATTTCATGGTTTCAAATTCAAAATGTCTGACGCGAGTTGTTTAAAAAATGCCTGATTGGGATCGGCGAACACTTGAATCCATGCCTCGGAGAGAATGGGTTCCTTGAAATACGATGCGTACAGTGCATCGTCGCAATCCACCCGTCGGATGTGGTCAATCAATGCATCAAAGTCCGAAAAATCATTCGCATTGATGAACGTGCTCGGATTGAAATCCTTTATTATATCCGGGGTCCCCCAGTAAATGGGAATGCAGCCCGACTTGTATGCGTCGCATATTTTTTCGGTCACATACCCGGGATACTGCTTGTTTTCAAATGCAATCGCAAACTTGTATTGCGCATTGTGTTCTATTTTGCCCGACGCGTTTGTGCCGGGTGGAATCGCCCCGCCGATGTTATTCAAATGCTTTCCACCGCAATCCACGCGTTTGTATTGCGATGTCAGTTGTTCCACAAATGTCTGACGATTGACCCCCGGATTGGTTGCAATATACGAGCAGAATTTCTCTCGTTTTGAAATATGTCTCGTGGTTAAAAGGGCTTCGTCAAAGTAGCAAACCCACAACGGCACGCGCGTGTTTGCGGCGTTTGACGCGTCAAACGTGATGTTGAAGTCTGCATCTGCGCGAGGGGGGACCGGTTCCCCTGCAAAAAACACCTTGCGGACGGCGCGATACGCACCATTGCTTTGTCCAAACACGCTGTAAAACAGCACGTCCGGATTTTGATGCGGCTCCACTATTTTGACATTGCTGCCACAATGCATTTTGATGAGATTGACAAGAAAGTTGTCATTAACATCAAATTTTCCGCCGCCATACTCATCCTGCCACCAGTCGCAAAAAGCAACGGTGGTTGTAGAGCGCGCACACCCTTTAACATCTGTGTCTGCAGAATCAATAGACTTAATCAAATATTCGTTCAGTTCATACAGCTGGTCATTAAAGTTATCAATGATGGATGCATCAATTGCTCGGGTCATTGAATGCATAGTGTAATAATCAATGAAACGAGCGGCGCCACTTTTTTTAATAAGGTATCCACCCGTCCCATCCACCTCATTGTTATTTTTTTTGATAACTTGCATGCTGGCCAAGTTTTTGCAAGATAATTTTATAGAATTCAAACAGTTCGTTGAAATGTAACACAATTCAGCACTGGGTTCGCCCATGAACAGTCTGACCGCTTTATTGAGTTTCACTTCAAAATTGTCCACGAGCTCCGCATCGTCCTCCATGATCACGAAAACATCGGAACTGGTGTCGCGAATCAGCCGATTCCAGAGAGCCATGTGCGACATGGCGCAACCAATCACACCTTTGCGATACTGAAAGTCATTGCCCTTGAACAAATCACGTATGTGTTCTGTAAGAGTTAGCTCGTTTCCATCCACTGCATCCATGAACTCATAATCCATGAATTTTTGATTTTTCATTTGGGTTTCCATTTTCGTCCGTCTGTCGCGTCGTCGTTTCAAATTGATGATGAGTGTTTTGAAATTATGGGGATTATTATGGGGGAGAATCACTGCCTGGACCCACTGCTGCGCCCGGTGCGTCCACGTGCAGCCCTCGGCATGGGCGCGACCCTGCTCTCTTAGCTTGGTTCGCTCGGGTTCATCCGAGGTTATTCTGCAGAGTGTCTCCATTTCAGACCCCGGCGCAATCTGGATGCCGCAGCCGCCCATCGTGTCCGTCAGTCCCGCGACGGGATAGTACAAGCAAACGACGCCCGACATCAGCATTTCCATGGCGGTGATGCACGACGTCTCGGGCCAGTCCGTGGGATACAGCCAGTACTCCGCCGCCCCCATTTCCGCGTACAGCTGCGCAGGGCTGAGCTGGCCCAGGTGCCGAATGCACTCTTTGCGATGGGTATCATTGAGCTGCGCAATGCGGGCCTGGATTCGGCGCTCGTCGTCGTTGCACGGGAACGGCACATACGTGGAGATGACTAGCGTGGCGTCCGGCAGCACCGCAACAATTTCAGTCCACAAGTCCAATATTCGGGATAAGCCGCGCTCTGTGCGCGACGTGTAAATGAACCGGTTCCGCACCTTTTTTTCAAGGGCAGGGAATAATGCAGCATCAATGCCGTTGTTTATCACGTGAATCTTGGGTTTCAGCATCGGGTACTGGCGCGCGTACTCGTCCGCATGCCACCGCGTCTGGCACACGCAGCCGTCAATGTGGTCCGCCCATTTTTCAAGAATGGCCGTGTCGCTCAGGTCGCACCCGTACGCCAACAAGTGTGTGTCGTGCGCCCATATGTAGAACTGGTGCCACGACGCGATTACCCCGTACAGCTCCAAAAACGACACGTAGCGCGAACAAACAATCGTGTGAAACGGCGTGGTGCGCAGCAACTCCGGCAAATCGGACAGCCCCACATACTTCACGCCACACACCCCATCATCCGCGGCATGCACGCCGCCCGAAACGTAGACGGTGTATCCTTGACGACACAGCTCATTGGAGAGGTGCGCTACCGCGCGTTCAGAGCCGCCCAACGCGCCGCGCAACATGCTGCTGTAATTCCACGGCACGGAGCTGTACCCCGCATAAAACAGGATTGCCTGACTCTTCTTACATTCGGACCGAGAGAAATTCGGTGAAATAACAGGGGTTATGGTTGTTTTTGTTTGGTGTAATAAATGAATTCCGTATGCAGTATAATCAAAGTCTTTTACAACGTCGTCAAACGTGCTCAACGGCATCCCATTCTCTCGGATGAACCGCACATATTCGTTCGCAAGGGCGGCAAATGCGGCCAACGCGTCCGGGCTCACATGCCCGATGAAGAACCGCAGGTTGAACATGAGATTTCGTAGGTACCACGCGTTCAGAACGCGCTGCTTCCGCGTGAAAACGAGTTCGTACATGCGAACCCCGCACGCGCGGTCGCCCACCCGATCCGCCACAATGATCATGTAATACGGCACGAAGAAGTTGGCCTTGTCGGTTTCCAAAAACAGCTTGGAATTAGATGCATGTTCATGAGCCCGCTCGTAATGCGGTTGCACGATGCGATAATACGCGTACGCCACGTCGTTTTGGTCCTCGCAGCAATAATGCACGAGTAGCGGGTACAAGCACTCCACGCGCTCTAAATCATAGTGCAGCGCCTTCACCAAGTAGAAAAACCCGTGCTCCTTCTGCCCGAGCGCTTCGTAGCAGTTGTACATGTAGAGGCACGCCAGGTACTTCTCCTGCGCCCAGTTGTCCTGGGACAGCGTGATCTTGTACCAGCGGATGGCGTCCTCGTGCCGGCCGCAGTCGCGGTAGCTGTTGGCGCAATAAAACGCGTAGCGCTTGTGCAATGGGTCGCCCTGGGCTAAAGCGTCGGCGTGCGCCGAAGCCAAAATGGTCGCATCTTTCAAATACTTATCGGGGTCCTGGTTGCGCGCCCCGCTGCGTCCCGACACCACGTAGTAATCGCCTTCCAAAAGGCATGTTCGCATGTGCTCGTTGGCCGACGGCTCCATGCAACTGATGTATTCGTGCACGACGGAATGGTACTGGAACCGCTTGCGATTGTTAATCAATAATGTGCGCGTGTAGATTGTGCCGTGATCGGGCGCGCCGAACCGGAGGTGGTACTCGTCGTGCGTCACGGCGGCGGGCAGCGTGATGGTGCCGTGAATGTCGTCGTCCGCGTCAAACACGAGCAGCAAGTCGGTTTTGTCGTGCGCGTAAGTCAATGCCTTTGTGCGGTTGTGCGCGAAATTGACCCACTCGTCGCAGTGCAGCTCGCCTTCAATGCCCTCGGTTGCGAAAAAATCCTGGATAATTTCGCGGGTTGCGTCCGTGGACCCCGTGTCGCAAATGATCCAGTAGTCAAACCGGATTTTGGTGCACAACATGGCCAGCGTTCGGCGAATGATGTGCGCCTCGTTCTTCACGATCATGTTCAGGCACACGGTGGCTTTGGTGGCTTCTAATTGGTTGTCTTGCGAATTGTACATGATATACAAAGTATTATGTCATGTATCATGTTGCAATGTGTTTTTTTAAGTGTGTTTTTGACACATGGATTAGTGCTAGTGGCTAGTGACTAGCGACTAGTGACATCTAAGCAAATGTGAAATAGAATGTGCCAACGCCCAATAAACCACTACTACCACTGTTCAAGCGTATTATTCTAACGTATCTTGCAGAGATGCTGGTTGTATAAGTTATAATTGAAAGTCCTTGATTATTCGTTGGATTGATATTGGAAGTAACAGTTTGCCAATCACTACCATCGCTGCTATATTGCACATCCGCTCCATTTAGATAGCTCCAACCCCATGAAGGACGTGGTCCAATAGTGATGCTCGTGATGGTTTTTGCACTTCCAAAATCTGCTTGAATGTAAGGATTGGTACCCAGATTAGACCCCCATCCTGTATTTACATTTGGATCATCGGATAGTAATTGCTGCGTAGGAACATCCGATCCAGAATATGTTCCAGAATAGGTAAATGTCCAAGTAGCCCAAACCGGGCTGTTATATGCCGTGAGAGCGGAGTTAGCAGTGTTGACGAAATTAGTTGGAGGTTTGGTTACCAATGCACCCACGTTCCATCCACTGATGTTTTGGTTGAATGCAGCGGCGTTGTAAAACATTTGACTCATGTCCGTAACAGCCGCCGTGTTCCATGTGCCAATGGGCTGGTTGAATGCAGTGGCATCATAAAACATGTAGCTCATGTCCGTAACAGCCGCCGTGTTCCATGTGCCAATGGGCTGGTTGAATGCAGTTGCAACGGAAAACATCAGGCTCATGTTTGTAACAGCTGCCGTGTTCCATGCGCCAATCGCTTGGTTGAATGCAGTTGTATAATAAAACATGTACCTCATGTTCGTAACAGCCCCTGTGTTCCATGCACCGATGGGTTGGTTGAATGCATTGGCATAAAAAAACATTTGACTCATGTTTGTAACAGCCCCCGTGTCCCATGAGCCAATCTGCGAATTGAATCCTGTTTTGCCATTAAACAAGTTAGACATGTCGGTCATCAGGGTCGTCACAATATTTTTCCATTCAACGGCCGCCGACTGTCCGGGTGGTTTAAATAGAGAATTCGTGCCGCTGGCATAGTCGGAAATCGCATCCTTCATGCCCTGCTTTACAACCGCGAACCATTCCACGCCGGTGCCTCGGGGGTTGGCTTGAATGAACAGGGGTGCCGACGTTGGAACAGTTGCGGCACTGCCCACGTATTTAATGGTTGTGCCAACCAATACTATTGGAAACCAAACCGGGGTGTTTTGCGCCGTCAGAGCGGAGCCACTGCTGAATTGGATGGGAGGTTTGGTTACTACTGCACCCACGTTCCATCCACTGATGTTTTGGTTGAATGCAGCGGCACTAAAAAACATGTAGCCCATGGTCGTAACAGCCGCCGTGTTCCATGTGCCAATCGCTTGGTTGAACGCGCTTGCATTGTAAAACATGTTGTTCATGTCCGTAACAGCCCCCGTGTTCCATGTGCCAATGGGTTGATTGAATGCAGTGGCATTTAAAAACATGTTGTTCATGACCGTAACAGCCCCCGTGTTCCATGTGCCAATGGGTTGGTTGAATGCAGCGGCATTGGTAAACATTTGACTCATGTCCGTAACAGCCGCCGTGTTCCATGCGCCAATCGCTTGATTGAATGCAGCGGCATTGGTAAACATCAGGCTCATGTTCGTAACAACCCCCGTGTTCCATGCACCAATCGCTTGGTTGAATGCAGTGGCATTGACAAACATGTTGCTCATGTTCGTAACAGCCCCCGTGTTCCATGCACCAATCGCTTGGTTGAATGCAGTGGCACCATAAAACATGTAACTCATATTCGTAACAGCCGCCGTGTTCCATGCGCCAATCGCTTGGTTGAATGCAGTGGCACCCATAAACATGGCGTGCATGGTCGTACCAGCTCCCGTATTCCATGCGCCAATCGGTTGGTTGAATAATTTTGAATTATAAAACATAAACTCCATATTGGTAACTTTTGATGTGTTCCATGCGCCAATCGCTTGATTGAACCCATCCGTCAGCGTGTTGGCAAAAAGATACTCCATATTTGTCACATTTGATGTGTCCCATGAGCCAATCGGCGAATTGAATCCTGTTTTGCTATTGAACAATCTACTCATGTCGGTCATGAGGGTCGTCACGATATTTTTCCATTCAACGGCCACCGACTGTCCGGGTGGGATAAATGGCCCGCTGGTGCCGCTGGCATAGCTGGAAATCGCCGCCTTCATGCCCTGCTTTACAACCGCGAACCATTCCTGATAACCGCGGGGGTTGGCTTGAATGAACAGGGGTGCCGCTGTTGGAACATCAGCCGCGTTGCCGGTGTATTGAACGGTCACGGTGTTGGCATTCAATGACAGAAACGGCAACATCAGCGCGGGTGTCGTAACCGTGGGCACCAAGGGCGCCAACTTATACGGCGACTCCAGCGCAAGGATGCTGACCGCCGTTTTGTTTGCTTCGTAGAATGCGAGGTCGCCCGCGTAGGCCACCGTGAACACGTGCCGGTTGTTTGAATTCAGCTCCAGGTTGTTAATCGTGGTGGTGAGGTTGCCGACACCACCAGTGACGGTCACGCTCTTTTGGTCCTTGTCAAACTGCACCGTGATGACGTGGTTGACCTTGTTGATTGCGCCGTTGCCATCATATTCAAATCCGAGGACGCTGCTGACAAGCGTGGGGTTGGCCAGGCTAGTGAGTTTTTCATTCAAAGTGCCGTCAGCGTTCGTCAGTCCCAGTTTGATATAGAGTTCTTGAGTCCAGTTCTGCAGATCGGCCAAGGTCACGCTGTTGACCGCAACGGTTGACGGATTCACGGTGGTGCCCGTGGACTGCAACGAACTCACATCGGTGGCCAGCGACACAACCGCATTGCTCAGCACGGCAATGCTCACGCTAGCGATTTCGGCGGCAGAACGGGTGGCCTTGGTGGCCACGGTGGACGACAGCAACGCAAAGTCCGACTGATTCACCGTCTGAGTCAGCGCGGTGGAAAGCGCCGCCACGTCGGTCGCAGCGGCCAAGTTTCCCAGTGCCGTCGTCACGGATCCTGCAAAGTTGTTTTCGTTGTTGAGTGCCGCGCCAAGTTCGGCAAGCGTGTCCAGTGCCGCCGGTGCGCCGCCAATCACGATGGACAATTGGGCGTTAACCTGCGCGGCGGTGACTTTCAGCGCGGCTTCCGATGACGCTGTCGCAATGGTCACGGAGGTTGCACCAATCGCGGTTGTCATGGTCGCCGCCGATGCGGACAGCCCCGATGCAAGGGACGCCACCGCGCTAATTCTCGTGCTGATTTCGGACGCAATGCTTGCGCTCATGACCGCATGCGTGGACGCCAGCAACGAAGTCGCCGTGCTGATTGACGTGGAAACCGACATGAGCGAACCCGCGCGGGTCACCACTTCGGTGGATACGGCAGTGCTCAACGCAGTGTCGGCCGCTGCAAGATTCGTGGACGCGGTGGCCAAGGCGTTGCCGACGGCCGCAAGCGATGCCGCGCGCGCACTGACTTCCGACGACAAGCTGCTGGAAAGCACGGCAGTTTTGGACGACACGGCGGTGCTTGCGCCGGCCAATGCAGTGGATGCCGCTGTCGTGGATGCATTGAACGCGCTGACTTCTGCGCTCAATGCCGTGCTCAAACTCGCATCTGCTGATGACAGTGATGCCGCCGCCGCACTGAGTGCCGCCGCGACGGACGCAACCGCGCTCACGCGAGTCACCACCTCGGCCGAAAGCGCGCTGGAAGTGCCCGTGATGTCGGCCATGACGCTTGCAATCTGCGTCAAACTGGGGTTGGTGTTTAATTCGGTCGCAATTTCGGCCAATGTGTCCAGCGCGGAGGGCGCGTTGCCTTTCAGGTCGGACATGGCCGCGCTCAATGCACTGGTTGCTGTGGAAATCTCGGCGGAAAGAGAGGACGACAGCCCCGACGCAGCGGTGGAAAGTGACGGCAGCGCCGCACCCAGCACCGCTGCCGAAACCGAGCCGACTTGGCTGGTCCGCACCGACACCTCCGCGGAGAGCGCGGTGCTCAGCGCCGAATTTGCTGCACCGAGCGAAGCCTCCGCGCCACTCGCCGCAACAGACAAGGACGCCACTTGGCTCACCCGCACCGAGGTTTCGGTGGACACTGCACCGCTCAGGCCCGCATTTGCCGATGCCACACTGGATGCCGCCACAGTCGTGGAAACCGACACGGAAGACGCAGCGGCGCTGAGCGCAGACGATTCAGCCACAACCGCAGACGACATGGCCAGGTTGCTGGCTTGTTGCACCGAAAAGGCGCCGGAGGCGGCCGCCGAAAGCGAGGACACGGCGACGCCGCGCGCACTGATTTCCACGCTCAGTGCCGTGTTTAGCGACGAGTCGCCCGCAGCCAACGACGACACTGCCACACTTGCGGCGCTGGATGCCAGCGACACCGACTGGCTGCGCGCAAGGACTTCGCCGGAAATCGCCGTGCTAATGGACGAATCGGCTGAAGCCAGTGAAGACCGGGCGGTGCTGATTGCGCTGGAAATGGAGGCCACCGCAGACGCGCGAGTGCTGACCTCGGTGCTGATGCCGGTGCTGAGCGCCGAGTCTGTTACAATGAGCGAAGACGCCGATGCGCTGAGCGCCGAAGACAGGGATGCCGCTGCGTTAATGCGCGTGCTGATCTCGGTGCTGATGCCGGTGCTGAGCGCCGAGTCTGTTACAATGAGCGAAGACGCCGATGCGCTGAGCGCCGAAGACAGGGACTCCACCGCGTTAATGCGCGTGCTGATTTCGGTGCTGAGGCCGGTGCTGAGCGCCGAGTTTTTCACAATGAGCGAAGACGCCGATGCGCTCATGGAGGTGGACAGCGACGCGACGGCCGAAGTCCGCACACTCACTTCGGCCGCAATGGAAGTCAGCAGGTTCGTGTTGCCGTTCAACACGGTGCTTGCAAATGACGGGTCGTTCCCGATGGCCGTGGCCAAGGCCGTCAGCGTGTTCAGCGTGCTGGTGGTGCCTTCACCCGCAATGGCTGCAATTTTGTTGTCAACAAACGGTTCGGTTGCAATGACGTCGGCGTTGTGTTTGGGTTGCGTGGCAAAGTCCCACTGCCCGGTGGTGGTGACGCTGCCGGCAGAAAACGCCATGTTGCCCGAAACCTCCAGCCGGGTTGCAACGGTGGCGGTTTGCATGACCGCGGTTGCCACGACCGCCGTGCCGATGTTTGCGGTTGAAATGGCTGCGTTGGCGATGCTGGCAACGGGAATGGTGGCGGTTCCGGTCAGCGCGGCGTTGTTGATGGGCGCTTTCAGCAGGTTCAAGGAGTCGTCCGCGTTTTTGCGATCCAGGATTTCTTGATTCAACACGGCCGTCAAGTCGGTGAGGTGCGACACCACGTCCGAATTCGTCACTTGTCCGATCACGATGCTCGTGATGAGGGTGCAGTTGTAAAACGCCATGGTGCCAATGTTGACAATGTTTTCTGGAATGGTAAGGGTTCCGACGAGTTTCACCGCCATGAACGCTTTGTCGCCAATGTGCGTCAGGTTGCTCGTCAAAAAGGTGGGCGTCAGCGTCGTGTTTGAAAAAGCGGTTCTGGATTCAAAAGCCGACGTGCCGATTTGAGTGATGCGGTACGCGTTGGCCGCATTTCCGCCACCGTTGTATGTGGCATTGGGACCAGCATACACAAGCGGAATCTGGGGGAAGGGCCCCCAGTTGAGGTTGGTGGCCGAATAGGTGGCTGTGTTCAAACCCACGATGGACAGCGTTTTATTGGCATCAGACAACACCGCGTAAGTAAAATTGGTGTCAGTGAAGGTTGCCATTGGTTGCACGTTGGATGCGGTCTGGTATTATACCATTTATTTATATAAAAATAAATGAAAACATAATGAAAAACTAATACTAAGACACACTAAATGCTGCCTCCTCGGTTGAAATACTCTTTGCGAAATTCCAGCATGTGGCTGTCGGGGATGCGGTCTCCGCGCATGAACTCCTCCGGCGTGCGCGTGCCTTCAATCAAGTTCACAATCATGAACAGCGCGTACATGCCGCACTCGGTGTCGCGTTTCTGATGCTCCTTGCGGTTTTCGTGGTACTTGAACCGGATGCCGGCAGCGCGCCCTTGTTGCGTCACGGTTTTTATAAACTCGCGGATTTCTTTTTGTGGACGGTCGCCCGTGCTGTCAAAAAAGAAGATGTAGCTGGTTTCTTTTTTGGTTGCGTCACCTATGTTGATGAACACCGACACCCAGTGCGATCCGTTTTCGGTGTGCGGGTCCGTGTTGAAAATGACGCCGATTTTGTGCGTCCCGGCATCCACGTATTTTTTCAGACTGAAGTTGCACAACTCTTCCCACACGCACACCCCCGCCAGCTTGGGTGCATTGTAATCGCTGGGTGACGGTCCCAAAAATTCAAACGCGGGGAACTTGTCTTCGTACTGCTTCATCACGTTCTCAATGTCTTCGCTGGTGAGCCATTCGTCGGGATCGCGCGTCCAGGACTTCGGGGCTTCCGGCGCAAACGTTCCATTTGCGTTTGAAACAACCGCAGGATCCACTCCCGTGATTTTCTGCATCCAGCACGCTTCGTTGCGGCACACGCCCTTCATGCGGTCCTTCATTGCTGTCCAAATTTCTTTCGGGTCGTTGGTTTCAATGCGCACGTCCGGGTGGCGCACGTTCCATCCGTCCCTCAATTTGTGCAGCGTGTCGTTGTCGTAGCACGTGAAATAATTTTCTTGAACGGGGCCGCACTTCAGACGCTCAAATTGGGGGCGGCGCTTGGTCCGATTACGGGATCGGGACCCACGACGATGAGAGCGCTTTTTCGGTTTCGGTTTCGGTTTCATAATTTGTGATTCGTATGTACACCATTACACTACTACACTATAAAAAATAAAAAAATAAAAAAATGTGCAAACATTCAGGTCTGTTTCATTTCTTCATTTTCTTCATTTCTTCATTTCTTCATTTCTTTTTGGGCTTAATGTCCTTGGTTTTGAACTTGGGGTCATCCAGGTTTATCTCTCGGTGTTTGGGGATGATGGGCGCCGTGGATGATGCCGTTGCTGGTGTGGTTTTGATCACGTACGTGTCCAGTGTGGGCATTTTTTGTGCCTTGTGTTTGTCAAACGACATCAATAGTTCCAGCTTTTTTTTGGATGAATCGGTCAGAACTGTGTCGTCATGGTTGTCGCCGTCGCCGTCGCCGTCGCCGTCATCATTGCCCAAGTCGGTTTCCGCAATGGGCGGCAAATACCCCACTGTGACGCATTCGGCCATGTGCTCTTCCTGCAGCGTGTCGTTTTTGTCCTTGTTCCTAAAGTACGTGATGCACGCCTTGGCATACGCGTCAAAGGACTGCAGCACAAACATGTCGGTCAATGTGTCGCCCTTCAGCAAGTCGCGCGTCATTTCCATAATCCTCTTTTTGTAGAAGCGCTTGGCCTTTTCGTATTTCCCGGTCAAGTCGGCTTCGTTTGCGCGCAAGTAGCGCTCGTACTGCGGCTGGTTTACCATGAGGTCCAGCGTGACGTGATCCACGGCGTCCAAATTCAGGTTCATTTTACAACAACAAACAATCAATTAATCAATTGCATATTATGTACAAATATGCAAATGCGGGGCGTTTCAGCGCGATGAAATGCAATAAACATCCTATCATAAATTCACCCAGTTTGATGTTTGATGAGTGTGTGGACAAATGCGTTCCCATGTTTTATTTTCCATTGAAATAAAACCACTCTTTTATTGAAGTACAATTGTCCAAATTGATAGATGAAATAGACGATTCCCAGTGTGTGCGGATTAGGAGAGGTGCGGATTAGGAGAGGTGCGGAGAACCTTGGTTCTCCGTTAACTTTGGTTCTCCGCGGAGTACACGTCCTTTAGTAATCGCGCGGACGGATCAAGAACACCCTCGCAAAACGGGTGCCTCCAGAAATACGGAATGGTCTCGGCGCGCCCCCCTCCAGGAAAGCATTGGGCAAACACAGTCCGGTAATAGTGGCTCTCCTTGTCATACGGCGCATTGTGCTTAAACTTATCCGAATCGTTTGCATCCAGGTCACTCACGCGCTTGTCCACATGTTCTTTGATGATTTGCACCCAGGTGCGGTCGTGCCCGCTCACGCCGTCGCTGAACGCCTCCTTGCGCCGCCACATCACGTCCTCCGGCAGCAGCCCCTCAAACGCCCGGCGCAGCAGGTGCTTCTCCACCGCATGCTCGGCCCCTTCGCCGAACCGCTTCATCCACGGCGGCAGGCTCATTATAAACTCCAAGAACGCCTTGTCGGCAAAGGGGACGCGCGCCTCCAGCCCGGCGCCACTGATGCTCTTGTCCGACCGCAGCAAGTCAAAGTAGCGCACGTCGCGCACCATGCGCGTATTTTCACGGGCAAACGCGTGGTCGCTGGGCGCCTTGGTGAACCCGCGGTACGATCCGAAAATTTCGTCGCTCATGTCGCCGCAGAAAATCACCACGTTGTCCGTGGTGTCGTAAATGTACTTGCTGACCAAGTAATTCCCCACCGACGCGCGCACGGTGGTGGTGTCGTAGCTCTCAATCTGGTAAATGGTGGCGTCAATGGCGTCCAAAAACTGCTGCTCCGTCAGGCACACTTCGTGGTGCCGCGTGCCCAGGTGCTCCGCCACGCGCCGCGCCCACTTCAGGTCCACGGAACCCTCCAGGCCGACCGCGTACGTGTTCACTGTTGTGCCCGGTGAGTGCTTTACCACTAGCGCGGTGACGATGGAGCTGTCCAAGCCGCCCGATAAAAGGCAGCCCACGGGGCGCTCGCTCATCAGCCGCTTGCACACCGCCGCCTCAAACAAGTCGCGCGCCAAGGCGCACGCGCGCATTTCTAATTGTTCAAGCGAGGCATTCACGTCGTCGCCAAAAGACGCCGTGCCGAAATTGTAGTTGTACGGCACGTCCTGGGCATCGTCCACAGTGAGCTTCGGGTAATACGCCTGCAACTGCGTTTCAAAGGTCTGCTTCGTCTTGGACAGCGTCATGCAGCACCCCCCGGGAAACTGCTCCACGTGCGCACAGTGCTGCAGCGCCTTCATTTCGCTGGCAACCGAAATGTCGCTCTCGTAGTCGCTGGAACTGCCGATGTAGAGCGAGCGCACGCCGAACGGGTCGCGCGCAATGTGCACCAAGTCGCGCTCTTGGTCAATGAGCACCAGCGAAAACACGCCGTCCAACTCGCGCAGCGTGGCGCACATGTCGCCATTGAACAACGTGTACAAATGAATGACCACTTCGCAGTCGGAACCGCTCGTGCAGTTAAGCCCGTGCTTTTCAATGAGCTGCCGGTGGTTGTAAATCTCGCCGTTGCAAATGAGGTCGCAGCCCATGAGCGAAAACGGTTGGTCGCCGGCGGGAGTCAACCCGTTAATGGCCAAGCGGTGAAACCCGATGCAACGCTGACCCTGCACAACGAAGTGACTCATAATGAAGTGACTCACAACGTTGTGACTCACAACGAAGCGACTATTGTCTGGACCACGATGAGAGATTTTAGCAAAATTGGTTTGCAACTCGTGCAACAGGCGCATGGGAATACGGGAAGATCCAAACGCTTCGTAATAAAAAATGCCGCACATGGTTATTGGTTATTTGATATAAACAATCCATTCAACTCTTTAAATGTTTGTTCAAAAAAATATAAATATCGCGCTATAACAATAACCATTGGATTACCACCGCAATGCAACAGCAGCCTCAAGCACAGCAGCCTCAAGCACAGCAGCCTCAAGCACAGCAGCCTCAAGCACAGCAGCCTCAAAACCGCGTCTTGCACAAACTTCCAATGCCCGAGCCATTCTACGGGGTGGCCCGCGGGGTGGCGCTGTGTCAGCAAGAGCGCACCGAAGAATTAAGTAGGCGTATGAGAGAGCGCAACATTCCTTCTGCCCCGCTGCAGCCCCAAATGTGCGCGCGCCCGGTGTTGACCAAGTACGCGGTCATGCCCATTCTGGACCAGCGCAAAGAAGCCACCGTGCCCCTCGCGACCTTTCCCGTGTACAATCCGGAGCACGTGTTCAACCCGGGCACCGCTGTGGCCCCGTGGTCCGGCTACGCCACGGCGGTCAACGTGGAATCCACTCTGCGCAACCAGTTTTTCGGACTGCAGCGGTGCGATCAATCCGAATACGTGCCGTCATCCAAGAGCGACTTGTACAACGTGCGCATTGACTCGCGTCAAATCCAGCAAACGCATCCGCTGTTATTTAAAACCGAGAGGTTTGATCCCGTGAATCCGGACTGCTTCAATCTGGCCAACCGCACATTCAACAATTCCACGCGCACCGAACTTAAGAACGTGGAATGAACTGTAATTATTTTATTGATTATGTATATAGCATATATACGTATATAGCATATATACACAATTTAATCCAAATTTGGTGACATGTTGTACGGTACAATCATTGAAGTCATTCGCAATGACGGAACCAAAGACATACATTATTTTTATTACTGCGACAACCCCTACATTCCCATCAGTACCATTCAACAGTTGACTCCCTCAATGCTGGATTCATGCAGCAAAAAAATGGTAAAAACGCACGAGTATCAACTGTCATTAATGGATCTTCTTGCGACCGGGCAAGTCATGCCACAAGAAGTGACGTTGATGAATGTGCAGAAGGAAAGAAATGATTTCATAACTGACGCAAGACGAAGTGATTGGGTTTTAGTGACCCCATTCCCAGACACATCCATTTTTAGGAATGTGAGCGAATTGTCATTGAACCGCATCAATATCCGAGTGGTCCCGCACAGGCCAGGACCTGCGCCAGGACCTGCGCCAGGACCTGCGCCAGGACCTGCGCCGCCAGCTCAATTTTCAGCACAAGATGAAGCTGTCGCCAATTGTCTGTACATTCAACAGGGCGATCGGTATGACAAAGTGATTTGGGGTCAACCTTACGACATTGCTTTCGCACAGTCATTGCGTGTTTTGACCTGCAATGGCATGTTAGAGACGCCTCATGTAATGGAGTTTCAATGGTTCATCGGGCAAGATGGCAATGTTGTGGTGACCTTGCCTATTGGCAATATTATTCGCTGTGCATTCAAGTTGGATCAGGCAACCACGGATAGAGATAAAAGGATTGAATTAACGTTTGCAAGCCAACAACCGTCTGGATTTAAGGTAGTTGTACCGGTTTCACATGAAAATGCCGAGATATTCCAGACAATCCAGTTTTATCAACCCACAGGGGTTCCAGCGATTACAGGATGGTCAACTGAATCGTATTATTGCACCCACTTAATGAATGCGAGATTGATATTGGGCCGAAACACTGCATACCATGTGAACGGGACGGATTACTTATTCACAATTGACGCGGTGCAAGCCAACCGTGATTTTTTCCATACCATGCAAGATGTGCATGTTTTTGGCCAGTTATCACTGCCGCAGTGTCCAATGGAAACTGTGGTTGCGGCACGGTTCAACGTGCCAGATCGTTTATCCGATGGCATTTGTCAAATGTTGAGGACTGCAAATGAACATAGAATGGATGATTTGTTTAGGTTGCCTTATTTGTACACCATCAATATTGCAGCTGGAACTTGTGTGAAACAATCCATTGATTACGAGAAAATCAATCGCTTTGATAATGAAATCAAGCTACCACACATGGATCACGCAAAGTACAGCCAACTGATTACTCCCGATATTGAAATGTTGTTGATGAAAAATGTCATGTATCAGATGGGGTTTACGTATGGTAAAATGGGTGAGGAGTTTCCACAGTGTCCTGAACACAGCATGTTGATTGATTTTTATGTTCGTCGGGATCAAACTAACATTGGGTTTCATTTTGACTTGACGTTCATGTTTCATGTATCCACGCTGTCATTGTTATTCTGCATGCCAGATGACATAGTGAGGCCAGGCCCAATGATCGCTCCCATTAGATTCCAAGCACAGCCATCGGTCTCCCCTCTTCCCGATGTCACCACATTTACGGTGAAAAACAAAACGTGCGTAATGGTCGGCAACGCCGTCGTAAGTCATTCAACTCCAAGTACGACACTTTTGACTGCACGCGGTACACAAACGGTGCCATATGAATATGCACCACAACCACCGGGGTTTAATTTTCCAGACATGTGGATTTCGCCGGCATTCTCTGAAGAAATGGAAAGATCAAAAACGGTTACTCGTTCATTTTTGAGATTGTGGCACGTTGTTAGCATGCGAGAAGAAGCAAGAGAACACATCGGTGCCCCCGTGCAAATGTTTGACCCTGAATCATTCAGGCAAGCCATTGCCGAAATTATAGCAATTCAGAACCAGTGGCTCGGTGCTCGGGGACATACGTGCATCAATGTTGGCCGGGGCGAAGACATCGGTCCACAGACCCTCAGTACAGCACTTGCATCGCATAAAATACAGGGCTACATCGGCGGTAGGCAGGCGAACAAGGTTGACAGTAAACTTGCTCATAGTGTCGGGTTTTCTAAAACACTGATGAATAAGAAGTCAAGCAATAGGTCAAGAGTTTCTCCCAACCGCGCTTCTACAACGTCTAGCATGAGAGAAAAGATCCGCACCAAACTGAACCATCTCAAATCCATTATTACAAATGCGGATCGCGATGTCATCATTGGCACTGCATTACGTCGCAGTCGCAGCAGCAGTCGCAGCAGCAGTCGCAGTCGCGGAACAAGACGCGCATCCACTGGTCAAATCGCGAAGAAACAAAAGTCGGCAACCCGTAAAATGCGGCGATCTCTCTAACAAATAAGTAAAAATTGGGTGTAAAGCGTATGAATCATGTAATAAGCGAGGCATGATATTCGTACTTTTGGGGATATTGCTGTGTGTTATCGTTTCGTAAACTTTGGTAAGTGTAAAATATTGTGTTGTTTGCATAACATTTTACAATGGGTATGTGCATGTATTACATGTTGCGGATTTCGGATTTAGAAAGAGCCGAGCATGGCACTCACGTAGCCCGACGTGTAGTAGTACACCACGGCGAACACGACGGCGTGCACGAGCGCAACCACGTGCTTGGAGCCGTTGGGGGGGATGCGCAGCAGCACGTTGGGGCTGAGCACGTAAAAAAGGAAGACAATGTAAAGCAAACTGGCCATCATGGTGAATGAATTGGATTGTTGGTTATATCTTATGTTGACAAAAAAAAACCAAATAAATGTAAATGTTTGAAATGCTAAATGTTTTCAAAAACGCTTGATTTTCATTGTTTTTGATTGTGCCGGCGTTTTCATTTTCAATGACGTGGCCGTTTTTCTAATGCTTTTCATTTTTTGCAAAAAAAATGTTTTCAAATGCTCCATGATTTTTTTGCTGATGATTGCATCCACTTCCTGTTCCAGCGGATGTTTGGGGGCATGGTTTCCGCTAAATTTACGCATGAAGTTCAAGATTTGGTCCGACAAGGTTGAATTTGAAATTGAAGGAAGGGGACGCATGGTGGAACGCAGCGCGGGCGTCTGCAGGAACCGATTCAGCATGGTCTCTGCGCTGAGATGATGCACGTACGGCTTGACGTTGATGTAATACACCCGCGCGTGCTCCATTTTGGCGTGCAGCTGGTCGTCCAAAAAGCACACTTCCACGTTGGACGGCAGCTTGGTGCAGCGCAGCAAGTCGTCGTACGTCTTGTCGTTGGTGGTGCGGCCCACTTCAATGATCTGGCCGTTCACCTTGAATGCCGCCACAATTTGGTCAAACAGCGGCTCGCCCAGCTTGGATTCCATGTATCGGGTGATGTGCTCCACCCAAATGCGCGGGCCGCAGTTGTTTGTGTAAACCAGCACGCCCGCGCATTCTTTAGCGGACTTTTTCAGTTTCAAAAACTGCAGCAGCTCTAAAATGTGAGGGCGCAGGAATTCGGGGAATGCATCCATCAGCGCGTTGAAATGGACGTACTGCATGTTCACATCGTTGTTCCAAGCGAACCGCGTCAGCGCGTCACAGAACAAGCCCAGTTGCACAAAGTAGCCGATGGTTTCATCCACGTCCAACACCACGACCTTGCTCTTGTTGCCGCTGAGTTGCAGCCGATTCATGAATGCCGAAATGGTGGGCGCCGAAATGGTGGGCGCCGAAATGGTGGGCGCCGAAATGGATGCCATGTCTAAACCTTGAAATAAACGATGTAACAACAGCAGCGGGTTTGAATTTTATTTGTGCGACACTTCAGCTATAATGAATTTATATTTATTTTTGCAAGTATTTTTTGAAAAAATAATTTTGTAATTAAGCCCCCCTTGTCCCTTTACCTCCATTTTACAATTTTTTTATCCCCTTTTAATAGGTTATGATTCTTTAGGAAGGTGCAGTTATACATTCATTGGTGCATTACATGTCGGGGTTTTCAACATCCATGACAAAGTCGGATTATCAAACGATTCTCTCTTATTACAAAATGCCTTATGAGGATTTAAGCAACCGCGAATTAAAACGCCAGGCAGAAACCATTTTGGCCACCAAGTTGTGCAAATGCATTAAAGCGGTGGAAAAAAAAACAGACACGCAAAACGCGATTTCGCTTTGCACCGCCAGCGTGTTTGGCAGAAAGGGATTGAAATATTACGACATGTCGTGCAAAGGGAGGGCACGGCTGTTGCCCCGCAAAGGGCACCCCCCCTGGTTGTTGTCCAAAACACGCAAACTCACCACTCCCAAAAAGAAATAGCGTGAATTAGTCGTCGTCTGCGTCTGTGGATTCGCTGTCCTCGCCTTGGTCCAAATGATTCATCGCCACTAAAATGATGCGTTCTTGATCGGTGAGCCGTTGGAAAATGAGGCATTCGTCCATGCTGACGTAAAACATGGCGGGACTGGGGTGCGTTTTGCAGAGGAGCAGCACACCCTTTTGCCCAATTTTGATGTCGCAGATGATGGCCCCGCGAGCCAGCGCGATGCGTTCCGGGTTTTTCAAATCAATCCAACGAATGTAGGCTCCGTGCATCACACCGTTCAAGTCGTCCACGTGACGATAGTCTTTTAGCTTGTGCATGTAGTCCTGCAACACTTCATCGGATAGACCCAACTTTCGCAAAAACCGTAACTTTTCCGCAGTAATCTTGCGCGTGTTTAGCGTGGAAATGGAGGCATTGTTTTCATTTTCTAGCGCTTTTTTGAACAGCCTTGAATCAAATATGGACGTGGTCATTATGCGACTGCGACTGCGACTGCATATATAACAACGCTGTATTTATATTTTTTACAAATGCAAACAATATAAACCTAGTGCGGCATATACACCACGCCGCAAATTTTTATGTTGAAACACATAAAGACATTTGCAACAACACTCATTCACAAACTCATGAATGAATCCATCATGCTGCATTACAATCATGTGTCTGCATTGGATGAACAAGAATCACAAGAGCCCGTCATACAAGAACCACAAGAACAAGAACAAGAACAAGAGCCCGTCATAGTTGCACAAGAACAAGAGCCCGTCATACAAGAACAACAAGAACAAGAACAAGAACAAGAGCCCGTCATACAAGCACAAGATCGCATGTTTGCAAACCCGCTGACGTTGGCAAATGTGCTTTTCAAATACGAGACCAATGAAACGACGGTCATTGAAAAATGGAAGGTAACCATGCGTTCGGGTTCGGGTTCCGAGACAACCATTAAAGCAACGATGGCTGCATTGATTGGAATGATTCAGCAACTTTGCTTTTTCACGGACCCAACCCGACGATTCATGCGGTTGTATGAATTGCACACCGACGACATTGTGAAAATGATTGAAAAAATAAGGCGTCGTCCGCATCTCATGATCAACACAGATTACATTGACGTGCATAATACCAACACAATATTCGCCCTGTTCCACAAAATGAGAAAAATCATCGGCATGTTTCAAATTCGCAATTTCATGGTGCGCGTGGAACACGCGTTTGACAACTCTCAAATACGTTCCGAGCACTACGTGGTGAACCGCTTGATCAAATACGGATATCCGGTTGGAATTGACGGCGAGCACCACATCATCGTTCCGGTGTGCGTTCAGTTGAAGAGCATTGAAAACATACCGCCCGATGCCCGCACCATGTTTCACCACATATCATACAGCATCCAACCCGTGCTGTCCCATTCGCAAACCATTGACGCGTGGTACCGTCGCACACGGCCAAATAACACGGTAATCATGCAGTTGTGCGTGCAAATGGCAACAGCCCTGGTTCATTTGCACACGCACAACATTGTGCATGGCGACATTAAGCCCGGTAACACGCTCATTGAAACCACGGATGCAGTCACGGATGCCGGTACGGATGCCGGTACGGACGATGACGATGATTCATGCGAACTCACGAATGCACCCACGAATAATTTCATACTTTATGTGATTGATTACGGCATGTCGGGCCCACATGATGAGGGTGAAGGCACTGGTGGAACCAAACCGTTTTGTGCCCCGGAAACTGGAAACGGGTGCAAAAAAAATCCAAAACACGATGAATCTTATCATTGGGTTAAAAACAAAAAGGAACACGACATGTGGTCGTTCGGGTTGATGTTTTTTACAATGCTTGCCCTCGGCAAGTGCCTGTATCATCCCAAAGACTATCCGAACGATTTTTTTGATGACGAGGACGGTCACGTGACTGCATCGCAATTCAGCAAAATTCAGGATGCACCCACCCGCAGCTTATTTGAACGCACCTTGTGTCCGGTTGAAACCCGATTGACTGCGCATGAATTCATGCATGAAGTCGTCAAGTTGAGTCGGTGGTGACATTGACATTTGCGGGTTGTGTTTGTGATTGGGTTTGTGATTGGGTTTGTGATTGGGTTTGTGTTTGTGTGTGTGTTTGTGCGGTTATTTTTTTTTCAATGGCGTCGCGTTTCACGTTTTGCTGCTGCAGCATCCACATGCAGAGCTTGTCCGCGATGCTGATGGTGTTCATGTAGGTGCGGTACTTGAAGCAACAAATTGTTGGCATTGTTGGCACATCCGATGGAAACTCCATGCTGCACCACCAGTACGCCGGGATGTAAATGATTTGCCCCGCGCTCAAATCCACGTCCATGGTCTTGATTTTGTCAAAGTCCGCGCGGTACTCCGCTTGTATTTGCCACGGGTTCACCGGCGACCGGAACTCAAAATTGTCGTAGTCGGCCACGGGGTACAGGTACTTGCTGGCGTGCGGGGCGATGAGACGCATTTTAATGGTGCCCTGCGTGACCAAATAATAGTTGCGGTAATTCAGTTCGTATCGCAGCGGGGTTTGGGTGCCCGGCGACGCACACACCACGTCGTATGTGCACTTGGACACCATGGGCGGGCGCAAAAATGCGTCGTTGTACTTGAACGTTTTCACGAGCCCGGTTTCTTCCAAGAAGTCGCCGTTGTTTTCGGTGACGTAGCGCGACTCCTTGTCGCTGCGGAACGTGTCGGCCACGGCGTGCAGGGTGAGCGGCACGTACAAATCGGTTGCGTCGGCTTCATCCGCGGTGTCTTTTACGTTGCGAAGGCGCACGTCAAACGCGCCATAATTGGAACGCATCGCAGGCAGCGTGCACGACTCCATGAGCCGCTCATTCGCAAAGTCAAACAGCACGGGCTGCCGCAAGTCGCACACTTCTTCCAACTTGTCTTTGGACGGTTGGTCTATTTCGTACACTTCCAGGTCGTTGCTGGTCTTCAAATGGAAATGGATGTGCAAGTAGATGAACAACACCACGCAAAATATGAGGACCGCAAACACGGATTGCATTCAATCAATATGACAGTATGACAATATGAGTGGAACTGATATTCAACGTTTATATGCTTATTTATATGCTACAATAATTTCATATAAATTTAACGAAGGGTTTACATGAATCATTTGTCCACGATTTCAAGCGCAATGTTATCGTTTCCTTGTGCTTCCTCTTCTTCTTCTTCATTTTCTGCTTCCTCTTCTGCTTCTGCTTCTTGTGCCACTTCTGCTTCTGCTTCTGCTTCTTGTGCCACTTCTGCTTCTGCTTCTGCTTTTAATTCTTGTGCCACTGCCACTGGTGCCACTGCCACTTGTGCCACTGCCACTGGTGCCACTGGTGCCACTGGTGCCACTGGTGCTACTGGTGCCACTGGTTGCATTCCTTGACTTTGCGAGAACAGTTTCAACAGCATGATGTTCATTTCATTGATGGTTTTTTGTTGAGCATATAACAACTCTCTCAACTCGCGGTTTTCGTCTTGAACCACCTCCATTTGTTCAATGATCTCAGCCAAGTTGGAGTTGGTCATGATGTTGTCCACGATGCCGTTTACAAATTCAGGATCCGACATGAGCTGTGGTTTAGAAATGGAGATCGTATCGTTTCTGGGTGAAAAGTCTCCCACCCCATTTTCAATGCAGTTCAACCGGTTCTTAATTTCATCAATGGACTGCCCGTGCTGAAACAACAGAGTGTCCATTTGTTTCATGACATAGATGGGCGGTGCCGGCCATGTCAGTTTTACTGGGGCTTGTTGTGCTTGTTGTTGGTTCCCTTGAGGTTGTTGTTGTTGGTTCCCTTGAGGTTGCTGTTGTTGGATCCGGTTCTGAGGCTGTTGTTGGTGTTGTTGCATTTGTTGGTTCCGGTTCCCTTGAGGCTGCATTTGCTGCATCCGCAGTTGCTGTTGCTGCAAAAACTGCTGTCGCTGCGCAGGCGTCAAATTCGCTAAAGATGGCGGTTGCCCTGGTCCAGGAGCCGAAATGGGTCGTTGCATTTGCAACGGTGCAGGCTGTGTCGGGGTCTGAACCTGATTCGCACGACGCTTCTTTGCCGCCGAAATGGAAGCCGAACTACTCATTGGATAGGGATTGATTATAAATGCTATAAATGCATGTGACACTATTATTTTATATTCTTTGCGCATTTAAGCATATTTGCTGCGTTCACTGTCGCATCGTCATCGGAATGGTTTCGTGGCACTGGTACCCCTGCACCTCAAAGTCGCCCACTTGGTAGTCGCCTATGTTGTCATGCAGCGCCCGAATGGCGATTCTCGGAAACTCGTGCGGCTCCCTTGCCGCCTGGAGTTGCAGCGCGGTCACGTGGTCGTCGTAAATGTGCGCATTGCCCAAATGGTATATGAACTCGTGCGCATCCAAGCCGCAGTGGTGCGCCAACAAGTGGGTCAGCATGCTGTACGACGCAATGTTGAACGGCACGCCCAGTCCCACGTCCCCACTGCGCTGGTACAGCGAGCACGACAACCGGGTGCCATCCGTCACGTGAAACTGCGCAAGCACGTGGCACGGCGGCAGCGCCATTTCGGACAGCTGGCACGGGTTCCACGCCGACATAATGAGCCGGCGCGACGTGCGCTGCTCGGGATCCTTTAGCGCATCAATGATTATCTGCAGCTGGTCCACGCCCTTCTTAGAATTATCGTTGTCAGAATTTTCGTAGTCCCCGCCAAAATTCCGCCACTGGAACCCGTAAATGGGTCCCAGGTCGCCCTCAACCCGATCAGTTAAACCGCGACTGTCCAGAAACTCGCGCGACGCATTGCCGTCCCAGATGTGCACGCCCTGCGCCTGCAGCAGCCGGTTGTCCGTCTCGCCGCGAATGAACCACAGCAGCTCCTTTAGGCACGTCTTCCACGCCAGGCGCTTCGTCGTTAAGAACGGCACGCGGCGATCATTTAGCGAAAAGTGCATGGTCGCGCCTATAGCGACAATGGTGGTGCCGTTGCGCCCCTCTTCCCGTGTGCCCTCCGAGAGAATGTCATCAATTAAATTCAAGTACTGGTTTTCTTCGTGCCGCATGGGGAATTGATTCGGCAGCGGCTCTCGGGTGGTCTGCCGGTACTTGTTGTATTCTGCCAAGTTTTTCAACATTGCCCCTTTAATGATCGGATCAAATGTGTGATAAATGGATTGCCATGAAATGTTTATATGGTTGTTGCCATTTTCATTTTAATTTTCTCTCGTCATTGTAAATAATAAAAGGTTGTTATGGACGCCATTGAAATCACAGCCAAGGAAACCGCGTCCGCGGGCGGCGGCTTCTTTAAGCAAGTGTTCAAGTTGAACGAAGACTCGCAGGGCGAGGTTTTAAACATGATGCAGTACGTGGCCATCGGGTTCATTCCCGCCATCCTGGTCATTTACGTCATTCGCTACTACGTGCCTGACCCCGATGATGACAAGGGCAGCTTGACCATTTTGGCCGAAATTTTTGCGCAAACGTTCGGCATGCTGCTCGGCATCTACTTCATCCACCGCATCATTGTTTACTTTCCCACGTATAGCGGCATCAAGTACGAGCGCTTCCACATCGTCAACATCCTCCTGGTGTTTGTCATGATCCTGTTCTCCATTAAGACGAAGCTGGGCGAGAAGGCGCAGATCCTGGTGGAGCGCGCGGTGGACATGTGGTCCGGGAACAAACCACAACAATCGCAAGGCCAGGGCCAGGGCCAGGTGCGCGTGACGCAGCCCATTACGGGCTCCATGGCGTCCGGCGTGCCCATGACGGCGCCGCCTCCTCCCCCGCAGCTGACCAACAACCGGGCCCAAATGGGCATGGGCATGGGCAATATGGTGAAGGACTTTAACGCCATGTATTCCGGCGGCGGCGGGCCGCAGCAGCAACAACAGCAGCAACAGCAACCAATGATGGATTTTGAGCCCATGGCCGCCAATGAAGCGGGCTGGGGTAACTCTAGCCTCTTTTAAAGGGGGGACATGCGTCCACTGCGTAGTGCCAAGCATTGCGTCCCGTAAACCCCCCCTCATTTGTCTGCGTTTCACCAAGGCACGGCTCGTCGTGCCTTTGCTTCGCTTATGCCGTTGTGCCCCTTTGACCCCCTCCTTTGGCTGCGTTTCGCCAAGGCAGGCCGAGCCGTTGTGCTCCTCCTTTGAACCCTATTCATTGGACCCTACTCCTTTGAGACCCCTCATATAAACCCGATTTTTTTACTATTGCAATATATCAACTGCAATATAAAATGAGTGAGACATTTACAATGGCATTGGCCATATTAAAATGTCATGGCAGTAGAGTAGATGGATTAGCAGACATTAAAAGACAATCCAAAGATGTTTTAACCTTGGACTACATGGGTCTTAAATTTAAAGTGGCTTCAGAAAATGCTGATAAGGTTGCTAGTTTAATTGAACCACCGCCTGGCATGTTTGATAAAGAATATCAGTTTGATGTAGGAATGGAATATGATTCATTACCCATCTATAAAATTGTTGAAACAATTTCACGTGAGTTCAAATATAGGGTGAATGCATTAATCAAACCCGTGCCTGCACGCCAAGAATTTGTCAAAAAATATGTATTAGGTAACGATTCGGGGACGGGCAGATGCCAGTCAAATCCTTCATACATCACGGGCACTATGCGAACTTGTCATGAAGCGTTTAGAGCAATGATGGATGAATTAGTATCATGCAAGCTGTTGCCTTATAAAAAATTTGAAAAAACAGGAAAAGGAATTTTTGGCAGGAGGTCAGTTCAAGACACAATACCTGTATTTCATGGCAAATCATTTAAAATAATTCAAAATCTACGTAATAAAGAATATTCTTTTTCGGAAGAAGAAGAAGATGTGCATAATTACATTAAATTTATGATGGTTAGTGTTACTATTACATCAAACGGTTTTGTGCAGTTTAGAGTTTTGGATACAATTGAACAACCGTATGCGTTTAACGAAGCAAGGGAAGTTGTGGTTCATAGAAATCAAGTGATAACTGACTTGATGACAGAATTTCCAGAATGCAATTTGGTGACATTGATTGATTTAACTTGCAACACGTGTGACGAGTATCATGCTGAAACTGAACGTGCAAAATTCCGTATTCCACGAGCAAATTTATCTGATTCGGAAGAAGGCGAAGGAGGCGGAAAAAAATCGCGTTCCAAAAAACGCGGTGTCCATCGTCGTAAGTCCATTCATCGTCGCAAAAAATCCAGTCACAAGAAACGCAAGTGAATCAATGTCAAAAAAATTGAAAGCATTTGCAATTCCGATGCGAATCAAACAAACAACCACGAGACAAACAATGCCCGCATTGATTGGAGAGATTATCGTAATGTCAGGATCATTCGCATTCATCTTCGCAATTCTGATTTGCTGCATCAACAACAGCCCGCGGTCACAAAGAGTAACGCCAAGAGTAAGACAACTTCACAACAAACGAAGGTGAAATCAAGCGTGCATGTTCATGTTAAGCATGCAAGATTAACTTTTTAGTTTTATCCATTTTCAAAAAAAATTGATGAAATAAATGCAACGGCACCTGGCTTAGTACAATGCAGTCATGCCCACACACACCAAAGGAATCAAAGGAATCTCCAAAACGCTTGACATCGCGGGCAAATCCAAAAAAGAGGTGGGAGATGCCGGCGAAAAGTTCGTTTGCGCGCACCTCCCCTGCCAGACGTGCGGAATTCGCAAGTGGCACAATTTGAACAAGAAAAACCCGAATTTTGCAGGCGTGGATCTGAAATGCTTGCACTGCGGCGGCTACGCGCAGGTCAAAACCGGAAAGAAACCATTGACCCCTCATCTCACCGGTTGGAAAATACCGACTTCCCCTGCAACCGTGCGCGACACATTGCGAAAATACAAGCGCAAACTGCGATACATCACTATATCATATGACAAAAAGTCTCGCGTGACTGAAGCGTGCGTGACTGAACCGCTGACCTTCAAGAACCTGTTTCACACCGAGAATTGCATCGTGTCGTATGACTTGCACAATTGGACGCCGGCCATGCTGAAAAACATGTAAAAAATGCAAAAATGCAAAAAAAATTGATTAGGGTTAACCCCGTTTTTTTAGTTACACGACGCAAACAACTTATATCAACTCCTATGGCATCCATTGTGGCATCTAGTGTATTTGAAGTGGATAAAACCGGCATTTTGATCACCCCCGTTGCAAAGGTGATCAAATCAAAAAAATCGGGGTCGCCCGATTCCCGTCGCGACTACGACGAACAATGCGAGCGATTCATGCGCGGCCAACCCATGTGCTGGGACGACGACAAAAATAATGGCACTAAAATGGGAGACATGTTCGGATTTTACAAGGGCGGCGACTGCGTGGAACTGCATCGCGTGGAGGCCGTGCATGACCCGTCACATCGCCTGCCGTCGTGGAGCAACAACGTGGGCCAACAGGGGCGCAACGTGCTCATGCTGTCGTGCCCTTTGTGCGTCATCCCGTGGTGCGACTGGGTCAAGTTCGGATGGCACGCCAGCGGCCCGCTCCTCGGAACCCAGCGCGTCGCCAACGATCAGTCACGCGTCCAAATGATTCAGTACATCAATGCCGCATTCGGCAAAGGGACTGAAGTTTGAAGGAATTGGAAGTTTACTGTTTCGTGGAAGTTTACTGTTTCGTGGAAGTTTACTGTTTCGTGGAAGTTTACTGTTTCGTGGAAGTTTACTGTTTCGTGGAAGTTTACTGTCCCTTCACCAATCCAAACCCGTACACCTTCCAGAGAACAACCGACACGACACTTCCTGCAATGAAACCGTTGCCAAGTGATTCCAATGTCTTTCCAAAAAAGAAATAGGCAATCGCGGGAAAGAGGATATAAGTCAGCACGGCATAAAACGCCATAACACCGGTGTACTTTGTTATGTTGAAGTTCATCTGTTGTTGTTGGTTGTTATGAATTGGCGGGAGAAATAAAAATGCGTTTGTCATTTGTTTATTGGTAAATTGATTCACTGTTTCACGTGAAACCAATTGGAAAAGAAATGCAGTGAAATAAAAAAAATTATATGCACGTATTTGTATAATATTTGCATATGGTGGTAAGAAGGAGATCTGGTTTAGCGAACCATGGCAGAGCGCATGGCTATGCTAGATGGCCAGTTGTGCCGCCATCGGCACCCGCACCCGCACCCGCACCCGCACCCGCACCCGCACCCGCACCCGCACCCGCACCCGCACAACCACCAACAGCATTATCCAGCGTGGGAGGAAACACAGAAGCATACATTTTGTTCACGCAAAGTGGCACCGTAACAAACTATGAATATTCCACCGACAATGGCGCCACCTTCCGAACGTTCAATCCACCACAAACTTTCAGTCCCGTGAACATAACAACCCTGTCATCCGATGGAGCGACTCCTTTAACAAATGGAACCGAGTACACGGTCGCATTGAAGGCAGTCAATGCAGGCGGTGTGTCAAGTCAAGCATCGGGATCCGTGAATGTCACTCCAGAAGTAACAACGTTATTGGCTGCGAACCGCTTAATATATTTGGATGCAAACAACCCGAGCTCGTACTCAGGCACTGGAACAACTTGGACAAACCTTGGTTCAGGCGGAGCGGCGCAGAATGCAACACTCACTGGGTCGCCACCATTTGACACAACCGACGCTAGCAACAAGTATTTTGACTTTAACCGTGCATCAGCATCGGGACAATTCGCTCAAATCAATCAAGCATCTGCGATCAATCCCGTCGTGAATCAACCATTTACCATACAAATATGGGTTAGAATTAATAATGTAGGTTCACAAGGGTCTTTGGTAAGCAAAATGTTTCTAGAAGGTGGCGATTATGACGGATATAATTTCATCTATACAGCAGATGCTGCATTGCAGTTGCATTTGAACGGTTCGTCACGTGACAATAGATTTAAATCAATCGCAGGCGTTTTAAGCAGTGGATGGGCATTATACACCGCCAACATTCAATTTGGAAATGCAGGAGGAAGGCAAAACAAGATATTTGTAAATGGGCGTCAAGTTCTCTCGGTGACAAGCACTGAAAGTAACATTCCACGACCTGCCCAAAATCTCACATTTCCGGCAGGATTTGGCGGAGATGGAGAATGCGACGTCGGACAATTTTATTATTACAACACAGAATTAACAGTGACACAGGTGATACAAAATTTTGATGCAACAAAACACACGTATATATAAGCGCATGTGTTCATTCACTGCTTCACGTGAAACCAGTGCGAGAAAAAGTGCATGACTGTGATTGAGACCACGAATATGAGTAAGAACTGCACGGGCGCTTTCAAGAAGTTTTTCCGGTGGCCCGTAATGGCGTGCGTTTCCTCTAAATACACTTCAAAACTGCTCACGGCCAAAAACACGATGGTAATAATGACCGCAGTGGTCAGCGATTTATAGAGCAAGGGCGTCATTGCAGATTACATATATATATTACACCATCATTTTTAATATATCGGCATACAGTATGCGTTGGAATAAATGATTGTCAAGCACGAACGGAAGGGCGGCATTGACGTCTACTACGTGAAGAAAAATATAACGGATGCCGGCATGGAGAAGTACAAGCACCAATTCGTCACTCCCTCTCTCATTGACGTTATCATAAACGACGACGCCGATGTTTATACCGACGACGGCCGCCTCCTCCTCAAATTTAGGAAGGGCAAGCTGTCCAAGGACAAAATTGACACGTTTTACGAAAACATGATTGACTTTGCGCGCACCACGTCCACGAATCGCAAGCTCACGTCCGGTCTCAGGACCAAGACGCGTTCCAAAAAGGAAAAAGACCTCGCCGCAATGACTAATATTGTGGGCTACTTTGACTCGCTCGGCCCCAGCCAGAAGGCGCTTCTGAAACGGCACGGCATGAAGCTGAACCCCGCCGTGCGCGAAACGCGCTTCAACATGCTGTATCCCGACAAGTTTAAGAAATTGATTCCCCTCATCCGAGAGATTGACTCTTATTACGAGAAAATAGTGCCGGACCATTACAAGAAGCAGCACCGCAAGGCGAAGCAGACGTACTTCAAGATCGCCGACACTGCGTTCACCACGGTCACCACCAACGTGAATTACAAGACGGCGATTCACACGGACCGGGGCGACGATGCCGAGGGGTTCGGTAACTTGGTGGTGATTGAGCGCGGCAAGTACACCGGCGCCGAGACGTGCTTTCCGCAGTACGGGGTCGGCGTCAACGTGCGCACGGGCGACGTGCTGTTCATGGACGTGCACGAGTGGCACGGGAACCTGCCCATCCGCCTGGAAAACAAGGACGCCGTACGCCTATCCATTGTGTGCTACTTGCGCCACCGACTGTGGGAGAAAACGCGCGGGAAAACGAAAAAGTTCATGAAACGACACGTGGCCACGTATCGCAAGTTGCATGATTTGACGGCCAATGCACCCAAACCCTCCTCCAATAAAGGTGGTAACAAGAATGATGGTGCTACTAGTCCTGGATTAGGTGGCGAGTTTCTTTTTGGGGACAAAGGCATGGCTTATTGATTAGATAGATGCGCATATCTATGAAAAAAAAGGATCACCCCCGATCCTGTTTTTTTTGTTTTTTTTTTGGGTTGGGTTTGTTTTGTTTTGGGTTGGTTTGGTTTGTTTTGTTTTGGGTTGGTTTTGTTTTGTTTTGGTTCAAGACCATTCAATTTTGGTCAAGCGTGCATTACCTGAGTTCTTGAGCGATTTCAGTTCGCGGCCGGGTGCCTTTGCGAGTTTCAAAGTTACGCCATATTCACGCAGGATTTCGTTATAGATTGCGCCGCCGCGCTGAAGTGCCTGCATGATTTCCACCGTCACGATGATGCCCTTCCATGCCGATACTCCATCGTGGTTGGATGTTACGCATTTGGGACGCTGCAGCGAGTCCTCCACTTGCGACGCGATGATGAGGTCGCGCAGGTTCCTCAACATCGTCTCAGCGTTGTAGGAGGTTTCAACTGCCAACGGGATGCTGTATCCGCCGTTGCCGATGACGACCGAGCCGTCCTCTTGCTGCGTGTGGAACGTCTCCAAGCCGCTCGTGTGAGCAATGCGACCATGCAGCTGTTGCTGCGGGCTGGGAGTACGAGTGCGAGTATACACGATCAAGTCACCGCGGTGGAGCCCGTGTGACGCACTGAACTGGTTCGTATTGCACCGCCACACATTGATTTGCACACCATCCTCGTCATTTGATTCAAACCCGCAACCAGCGCCGCCGGGGATCATTGCAATCTGGTTGTCAATGGATTCGCGCACTTTTTCCGGCACGTCACGGTAGGTCACATTGAGGCGACCCGTGGCGCGGTTGACAAAGTACATGTAGTTCATGCAGTCACGAAGGCGCGTCGTCACCTGTTCGCAGATTTCGGCGGTTTGTTCGGCGCAGTTGCAATTCTCAATGTCTCCGGATTCAAACGCCGCCTGAATGGTGCGAATCGCAAGGTCGCGGTCATACTCGGGGGCATTGGGATCCATGGCGTCATCCTCGTCGGCATTGTTGTGCCTGTGGCGAACAATGATCGGCATGTTGTAGTACCACCCGTTGACGCACTGACTGGTTCCAGCAACCAAATTCTTGCCACTGCGGGGCATCACTTGCAAATCGTGGTCGGGGGCTTCCATCATGTCCGCGTATCGGCGAATGTCATCCATCTTGACCTTGCGGCTGATGTACACCCGGATGTTCATGTTGTCGTGGTAGCCGAACATGCGGCCCAACAGCGCCTGCAACACCGTGTCGGTTTTGGAACCCTTGGACGTTTCAACGACGAACGAGATGTGGTCTTTGGGCACGCGCTTGCCCATGCGGCACATGCCGCGGATGAAGATCACGGTGTTGCAGTGGGGCGCGACGGCGAGTTCGTCCATGGACTGCATGCTGCCGGGCTGGTTGTATTTCGTGTTGGAGTCATACACGCGATGCGCCCAACCGAGTTCGCCGGCCACCCGAATGCACTCGGACATGTTGTCGGAGCCATTGGAATCGCGCACGCGCACAATGGCGTACTTTGGGGCTTCCGTGACGGGGGCTTCTTGGATGGCCTGTGCCACCACTTGTGCCTGCGAGAGCCGGTGGTCAAACTGCACGATGGCGCCGGAATCCAAGAAGTGGCGTGGGCCCTTGTATCCTTCGGCGGGCTCAAGGCGCACGATGCGCTTCTTTTGACCGTAATGGTGGTAGTTGCTGAGCTCGGAGAAGGGGGTGGCGGACACGGTCAGCACGTAGTTGTTGCGCTCGCCTTCCAGATTGGACACGTCGGCATCAGCGGTGATGTGTTGGCTTTGCAAGTACTTGTGAGGGCGGTTCGTCTTGTCTTGTGCGCAGTGGGCCTCTTCCCAGATGAAGAGCGTGTCGCAGGCGATTTGGGGATGCGGGGCACTGTGCGTGAGATCCGCGCCGCACAACACCTCAATGCGTGACTCAAGGTCGGCAATGGTTTCTTCAACCATGTCTGGATAAGGAACCTCGTTTTGCACATAGAGGCGGATGAACTCGGTTTTGGAGGCACGGAGTTGATCCGACAACTCCTTTTCCGCATTACCGCAGATGATTTTCACGTACTTGATTCTTGGGTTGGTGCAGAGCACGTTGCACGCGACGTAGTAGAATGTTTGGGTCTTGCCGGATTGAGGGTGTGCGACGAGAACCGCCCAGTGGTACTCATCATCCTTGAAGGCAGCGATGATCTTGTTGGCGGCGGCGATCTGGTTCGGGTAAGCCATGACTTGTTCTTGTACTTCTTGGAGAACAGGGGCTTCTTGGACTTGGACAGGGGCTTCTTGTACTTCTTGGAGAACAGGGGCTTCTTGTTGAGCAGCAGCAGCAGCAGCAGCAGCAGCAGCAGCACGCTGAGCAGCTGGAATGTATTTGCCGTTTTTGTCGTACCGACCGGCATACTTGCCAGTCATGACGTAAGGTTTTCTTTTGCGGCCAACAGCGGCAGCAACGGCAACAGCGGCAACAGCGGCAACAGCGGATGCATTGGAAGCAAACATATTGTTTGGAAGAATTCAACGACTTGTAAATTGGGAAACACTAATTTGGGAAATATGCGCCTGAAAAGCTTTCAATTTTTTTTTCAACGTATGGAATCTGAGGTTGACGTCGGATAAATTTTGGACCGCATTAATTGCTCGGATATCAATCATATGATGTATATGATGCATATGATGTATATGATGATGTAATAAACTATTTGCAATATTTTTTGCTCTTTTGTCGTCGTTTCTGTTGATTTCGTTGCTTTCGGCGTTTGCTTTGCCGTTTGTATTTGCTTCCACCGCCAAGCGAATGCATCTCTTGGTAGTGTGGTTGTGGTTGTAACTTAACCAAATTATCTTTGAAAGTTTCATAATGGTCATTTTCTTCTTTAGTTGGAACATATTCATCAGTAGCATTGCCTTTTGTCTTTTCAATCATGTCAACCATGCCCTCCAATAGTTTAATTTGAAGAAGTATTGACAACTGTTTTTCATCCTCTACACTAAGTTGTCCTTGTTTTTCTTTCTTATACTTGTCCCATTCCAAAACAACCGGTTTGGTCACATATTCAACAATGAATCCAAGAAATTTAAGTTTGCACATGATTAATGTGAATTTTAACTTGTCATCCTGGGGTTTATCATTTTTTTTATCATATAATTGGACCTTATTAAATTCATCTGAATGGGCTTTTTTTAACTGTTTCAATGTAGTAGTCATCAAACATCCAGCCAATGGAGTAGGGAAAGGTTCAAATTGTGCAAATAAGTTAATAAAGTCTGAGTTGTCATCAGGTGTCATTTGGTCGCGCTTAACGTGATTAATATAGTCTGTTTTGTAAGATATATAATTTGAACGAGCCACAAGTTCAAGATGAGGTTCAGAACCTTCAAATTTGGGTCTAACGCGTCCTTCTGGTAATGGAACCACATCGTAAAAATCATTGAATCTTTGGCACATCGCTTCATCAAATGTTGAATTTGATTCGTTAGATGCTGTGGATGAGCTGTTACCCATGTTTATGCAATTTATACAATGTAATATTATTTTTATTATTTTTATTATTTTTATTTTTATCATTTTTTTTATTCATGCATTTAAAAAAAAAATTGAATCTGTTTTTGAAATGCTAATCCAACATCAGAATCAGAATCAGAATCATCAGAACAATGTTTGCCTACCTTCGTTCCAAAACCGAAGCCAATTACCGCGTCATCACATACACGATGGCCTCCGAGATGCGCGACCGCGTGCGAACTCAGAAGCCCATCTTGTCCGGATTGGATCCCACCAACGCTGATACCGCCAACATCCTGGCCGAAATCTACCTGCGCGAATTCGGATGCGCAATCAAGACGTTGCAGCAAGTCAATCACATTGCCTCCAGGTACCACGAGCGCGCGTTTGACAACACGGACGCCTACATTCAAGACCAAGACCAACCAGTGCAACCACACGAAATGAATGCCGAACAGCGTCATGCGGCGCAACTGCTTGTCGGTGTGGGCAACAGTTACTCGGAAATCAATGCAGCGCTGCGCGTACTTGACGTGTCGTTGCAATCGGTGATGCACTACGATTCAAAAGCGCGCCTCAAATTGTCGCAACAATTCAGTGCGGATGCATCCCATGCGGCAGACGCATTTGACCGCTTGCAACACATTGCCAAACAAGTGTGGAGCCTGGTCAACATGCTGGCATTGTCCAACCTGTTTCGGTTCGCTCATCCCAACCAGCCCATCTGCATCCCCAATCAGGAGGACGCCATCTTCATTCCCTACGTTCCGACATCAGTAAGTACCACGGCACACTACATGTAAAAAAACACACACACACACACAACACACAACACACAAAACACACAAAACACACAAAACACAAAGCACAAACACACAAAAAAAATATTTTTTTTTACATATGTCATGAAACGATTTTAATGCCTAAATACTCAGAATGAGGGGAATTAATTGCATGAAACAATTCTCTCGTGTTGTGTGTCTGAATTGGTGGCCATCGGTTTTGCTGTGCGACCACAACATGCTCCGCATTGGCTTCCACAACTAAAGCCACGTGCCCGTATTTTAATTCGTCTGTGGGTGCAGGAACCCAGAACAGCATGGTGCCCGGGCGCAAGTAGTGCAGTGCGTTCCTGACATACGGGTATACGCGCGTGTGCAACGCAACCGTATGCAGTTCAACCGATTGTGCTGATTGCACTGGAACCAATGCATGAATGCGATAAAACATGTCGGTGGCATCCACCACGGACGGAAACGTTAGGCCGTGCGTTTGCATAAAATACCGGCGCACGAATTCCACGCATTCAAACGGAATGCCGGCATTTGTTTTGTACGTCTTTTCTCCTTGAGCCGATTTAACATACACGTTCACTGCGGATTGTGAATTCATTCATTTATTTTATATGACTTATGTATAAAATAAAACCATGGATTACGATGGAATAAAGAAGCAAATAACTGCAATATTGGATAAATACAAACATTACAAGTATTTTTATGCAGTGAACAAGGAATTAAATGATCCAAATTTTTACATTGAGGATGATATCATGGGTGAAATTAAAAGTCATGATACCAACGGTTACATTGTTGACAAGAATGATGTGATAGAATTGAAAAAACTGTTGAAGTCATTTAACGAGATGAGTGATGTCATTCTACCTGAGAATCATGGTAACTTCGTTGAAGATTTATCAGACTTACTACAAGAAATTAAATCAACAGATCCGCACAAGATTGGATCCATGCATATTGGCACGTTTGGCAACGGCACGTTTGGCAGAATAATTGTTAAAAACCAAGGCGGCAAGAAGCGTTCCAAGAAGCGATCCAATAGGCGTTCCAAGAAGCGATCCAAGAAGCATTCTAAGAAAAACAGGAGCAGGCGCACCACTTCCCACCGGCGGCGATCAAGGGCAGCACGGTCAATTTAACTAATTTAAAGCTGCCGTCCAGCATGACCAGCGCGGCATCTTCTTCCGGCCCGTCCAGCGTCAAAATCAGGATGCACTTCAGCACAAAGTGCAGAAACGTGATGACCGTGTTGCTGTTTAGCGCCACTGCAGAGCCAGCTGCCGCATTCTCGGAAAACAGCGTGATGCAGTCATGAATTAGCGCGAGGAAATGCGGCGCGTCGCTCATGTCAATCTTGCCGTCGGCCATGATGTTGGCAAACGCGGTTTGCATGACGGAGCCAATGGTGCGCCGGCTGCTGTCTTGTCCCGCGTACGAATTCAGCTGCTCCAGCTCCTGCGGCGTCAGCTTGGCTTGCAACTCGGCATACACCTTGCTGATTTCGGCACCGATTAGCGACGGGTTGTCCAGAATAACTTGCAGCTTCGTGCGCAGGGCGGGCACATTCAGGATCATGGCGAAAATCACGTCCTGCACCATGCCGATTAAGGGTTGTTCAACAGCGATTGGACTTGGCGCACTGGGAGCATTAGGAGCACTTGGTTCACTGGGAGCACTTGGCGCCTCTTTAGGAGGCACAACCATGCTGTTGCGCACTACTGGCGCAGGAACGGAAATGCCAAGCACTGCATTGGCCTTTAATCCATTCGGCAGTTTATTCAAAGCATGACGAATCATGACGCCTCCGCTGGGGGCAATGACACGTTCTCCTTGAATTGGCACAAAGTGCTGTTGTTGTTGTTGTTGTTGTTGCAAGTGTTGTAGTTGTTGCAGTTGTTGTTGTTGTTCCATATTTATAATTTACATTAGGTGCATATTGTTTTTTTAAGTTTTAATTTAAAAAAATCATAATAAATACACGCCGCAATATACTAATCACCAATCACCAATCACTAATTATGGCCAACATTCCCATTCCCATTGGCAGTTACCGAAAAAACGTGCCATTTAATGAGCGCAAACTGAAAGCCATGATGATTTTGAAAGAGCATTCCGATCGGGTTCCGGTTGTGGTGGAATGCAGCGAACAGCTGCAAAGCGTGCATCCGCTAAAGAAAAACAAGTTCATTGTGCCGTTTGAATTGACTTTAGCGCAGTTCATGTTTGTCATTCGGAAACACATGAAACTGGAATCAACCCACGCCATTTACGTCTTCATAAACAATAAACTGCATCCCACCACATCCATCATGGGCGACCTTTATGCAACGCAAAAGGATGAAGACGGCTTCATGTATTTGGCGGTGTTTCAGGAATCAACATTTGGCAAAAAGGCTTAAAGCAATCATGTTATGTCTGCATAGCGAACGAACGAACGAACGAACGAACAAGAAGCAATCCAATCCAATCCAATCCAATCCAATCCAATGGCAACCACTTATCCCACAACCACAAATGACCCGCGTCTTTCAGAGCATGAGTTTGATTACAATGTGATTGACGGCATCCATGCGGTCATCAAAACAACCGTGCAGCGAGAGTCGTGCATGTGGACATACTTGCGCAACAATCCTCCTTCGGAAAAAACGGGCTACATGTTCTCGGACAATGAGATATTCACTGCAATCATGAATAACATGCAGGTAGGGCACTCGGGTGCTTCGTATGCATGGACCATGCGGAACCTGCAATACATTGCCAGTCACGGCTTGGATACATACATCACAGAGTTCAAACTCAAACGGCGCACCGACATCGTGTAATGCGTTGTGCGTCAATGATGAAAAAAAATAAATATATCAATGCAGTATATAATCATTGACATATTTTAGAATGGAATCCGAACCTGTTCAAACTCAAGATGTTGTAGAAGTTGTAGAGCCTGTTGCACAAGAGCCTGTTCAAAATCAAGATGCACAAGAGCCTGTTCAAAATCAAGATTCACAAGAGCCTGTTCAAAATCAAGATGTTGTAGAAGAGCCTGTTCAAAATCAAAATCAAGTTATTGTAGAAGAGCCTGTTCAAAATCAAGATGCACAAGAGCCCGTTTCACAAGAGCCTGTTCAAAATCAAAATCAAGATGTTGTAGAAGTTGTAGAGCCTGTTCAAAATCAAAATCAAGATGTTGTAGAAGTTGTAGAGCCTGTTCAAAATCAAAATCAAGATGTTGTAGAAGTTGTAGAGCCTGTTCAAAATCAAGTTATTGTAGAAGAAGAGCCTGTTCAAAATCAAAATCAAGATGTTGTAGAAGTTGTAGAGCCCGTTTCACAAGAGCCTGTTTCACAAGAGCCTGTTCAAAATCAAGATGTTGTAGAAGAAGAGCCTGTTCAAAATCAAGATGTTGTAGAAGAGCCCGTTTCACAAGAGCCCGTTTCACAAGAGCCTGTTCAAACTCAAGATGTTGTAGAAGAGCCAGCACCCGAAATCATTATTCCCACTACACACAAAGAGATTGATTCCTTGAATTTGTTTTTCATCATGAAGCACTGCATGTCGGAGATGTTGTTGATTCGCGCCATGCATTCCATGTTGGACGTTGTGCCCGATGCATGGACGTGGGTGTCAAACGTGGACATCACAAATGTGAATGAAGGCGTGGATCCAATGTTTGACGCAATTCAGCACCACATGAACGAGCAGACGGATTTTAAGCGCGACGTGACTTGGGAACTCAGGAAGAACGCGTTCGTTTGGATCATTCGTCAATTGAACTACATTGCAAAGCACGGGGTTCCGCAGTACAAGACACTGTACGCCAACTACAATCCAACCATGGACATAGAGGGGTTGTGGGTCCAGTCCGAAGCGGGGATTTAATCAAACTATGGGACAACTACGTAACAAAATATCATTTGAATTGCATATTATATTATAAATATAAATAATATACACAACACAACACAACACAACACAACACAACACAACACAACACAACACAACACAACACACAATACAATCATGTCTATCGCAACATTGAAACGCAAAACCGTGCGTGGAGGCAACCCGCGGCTTGATCCCATTTCGGGCATTGGGGCCAAGGGGTTTTCTCTCAATGGCGGGCATCGCAACATTGGAGCAGTGGGTCAGTTCCGCATGGTGTCCAACGTCACGCGCACGCCGTTCCGCGGAACGCAGCCCATGGGCAGTGGCGGGTTCAACGGCGAGTACTACAACGTGCCCTCCAATTCCGGCAGCTGCTGCACCAACGACGACGCCATCATTAAGCCGTCCACCCTGACCACGGCCGGCATGTTGGACGAGAAGTACAAGTGGACCAAGAGCCAGTATCCGCGGTACTGGGTCAAGGACGACAACAACGCAAACCGGATTACGAATACGCAGGGCCAGCTCACGCGGGCCAAGACGTGGGCGGCGGGTGCGTGCAATTTTGAAAAGGCGGCCAACGACGACCCCAATAACGTATGGCAATGCAAAAACAAGTGCTACTACTGGATCGGCGGCAAGCGGAGGTTCCTGTATTACCCGTACGCCAAGTGGCTCAACACCACCAAGGTGCACTCGCAGGGCGCTTACATCACGGCAGGTGGGGTGGCACGTCTGAACCGCTTACCAACGCCGGCGTGCATGCAGCACTATCCCATGATGTTGACGGCCAACGGGTGCGATTCAAACGCGGTCACGTGGCAACAAGCGCAGGCGCAAGGGCTCTTGCCGGCCGATTACATGACGTGTGATCCCATTGACGGCGCGAATGCGAGTTGCAACTAACTATCCTTCGGCAGAAATATATAAAATAAAAATAAATCATGGTAATGTATCTAATATTACACGATTCACCTAAACAAATGATCATTGACGATCCCGAAAACTACAAGCTCATTGGGTTTGAGCGGTCCCGTCTCCGGGGCAAAAAATACGACGCCATTCTGCGTAACAAGAAGACGCGCAAAGAGAGGCGCGTGCCGTTCGGCGCCGTGGGATACGAGCAGTTCAAAGACTCCACGGGGAAAGGGCTGTACGCGCACGTGAATCACGGCGACCCCAAACGCCGCCGCAATTACCGCACCCGTCACCATGGAGAGAATAAACGCAAATTCAGCAGCGGCTACTTTAGCTGGAAGTACTTGTGGTAACCGTCAGAAAACCGTAGGTTTTCTGACAGTTACCGCGGTATTTTTACGCCTAATACAGTCTGTATTTTGTTGATGTGTGCCGCATTGTACACACCGCCGCCCCGTTCCACCTCGTTCACAATTGCAGCATCCATGTTGCACTTTTGTGCCAGCTCTTTCTGCGTGAGCTTCTTTTCGCATCGCGCCGCTTTCACCGCATCCGAGGTGGCTTTGCCCACGTATTTCGTCTTTTTCATGTCGTCGTCCGAGGCTGCTTTATACACCCCCACATTTGCAAGTGAAGACGTGGTCATTACTGCGGGTTTATTGGTCGCGTTTGCTGCTGTGGTTGGCCGTTTGTTGAACGTTACGGTCGTCCAATCCTGGCAATCGGGAACCGTTGGCTCTTTGTCATCATATCTGGACATTAGGCGCAATATATGCATCATAAACACATCACATGTTTATGTTGTTTTTATTCAAAAAAAAGTTTTTTTTTAGTGCAAGTGATTCGTGCATGCAATGCGTACCTGCGAACATCCGGACAGTAAACTTCCATCCCGGACAGTAAACTTCCATCCCGGACAGTAAACTTCCATCCCGGACAGTAAACTTCCATCCCGAACAGTAAACTTCCATCCCGGACAGTAAACTTCCGTTCATCCTTGAAGGTCGTCTTCGTCTTCGTCTTCATCTTCGTCTTCATCTTCGTCTTCGTCTTCGTCTTCGTCTTCGTCTTCGTCTTCATCTTCGTCATTTTGGTCGTTGTAGTAGTCTTCGTCATCGTCATCGTCCGAGTAAATGCTGTATCGCTGAGGAGGAGGAGGGAGCACCACTTCGGGCAACAGTGAGTGGCATTCGCATTGGGCTTTCAATGGACCAAACAGAGCGTCATCGTTGGCAATCTCCATTTCAGGGACGCGGTACACACCGATTACGGGATTGACGACCACATGCAGTTCGGGCGTCATCATTTCGGGGAAGTACCGCATGAGCATGCATGCTGCATGTTCAATGCCTTCTTGTGCCATGAAGATCAACCGCTCAATGTATTTTTCCCAGAGCCGAGCCAAATTGATCACATTTCGGATGCCGGGATTGGTCATGATCCAGTCAATCCGTATCATGAAACGGTAGAGATCCACCAAAGCTCTGGCGCGCTCTATTTTTTCCAGTGCACCATCGCTGACTTTATTCGTTTTGGCGGTACACAGCTTGACGAAGCTGCCGATGTAATCCGTGATCCATGGATTGCGCAACACGGTTGAACGGCAATTGACCAATTCTGCATTCGCTTCGTCGGTCTTCCACTGACCCTCCTCCGGCAGCGTTTTCATGACACGGGACTCACATGGATCACTTGCAACAAGGTTGCACTGTTCCAAAAATGCTTGGCGGTTTTCTGGCGTGTCCAGTGCGTTGAAGCGCGCCAGCAATTGGTCTTGTGTCATGCCGTGATAAGGGTGCCGATCGCCGGGCTTGTAAAGAGTTGCACCGATGTTGAAACGCAGTTGGAATTCGGGGATGGACCAGTGAATGTGTTCGCATCCGGACTCGCCGTTCACGCGATGAATGACGTGCAATGAATGCAGTGTGCGCGAACGCCAACGCCTGACAATTGTTTGACTTGGGTCATTCATCAGTCGGAAGGCGAGTAAGCCCGTGATGCCACCGTGCACCAAGTTCCGCACCCGACTGCTCCGCGTGAAGTGCCTCACACCAATCCGATTGGGAACCAAGGCCGGCAACAGGGATCCTCCGACCGGGTTGTTTTCCTTCAACTTCATTTTTTGGTTTTGGTCCGGCGTGAATGCAATCAGCATGCCATGTGCGCTCAGCAGTGACAAGGCAGTGCGACACACAGTAACGTCCAGCGGGCATTGCCCGATTTCTCTCAGGAAATCGTCCACAATCTTCCTCAATTCGTCCATGTTGTTCGTTCCACTTTGGGTCAAGCGGAATCCTTTGTAAGTCGTCGTAGAATTCATCGTTCGTTCGTTCGTTTGATTGGTAGAAACACTGATGTAGGTTAAATCATCTTTGATCCGCTTTCAATTTTTTGATTTTCATATGGAAATCCATCGTGACATCGGAACCCCCTCCAGCTTAAAAAAAGGCACCAATTGCGATTTGTGTAATTAAGAAACTCATAACAAACAAATATATCACGGTACTATATAACCTTGGGAATCAAAATCATGACCGCACCTCAAATGACAAGAGAGGCATTGCATGCGCATTTAAATACAATTAAATTTAAGCCACCCCACATTGTGTTCAACGAGGCGCAGTATGATCGCGATGTGAGGGATGGATTGATTTCCATTCCCAGAAATGTGAATAATAATAATAGTCCTTATTTGCCCAGCGAACTCAGACAGGTGCATGGTGCATCGTCATTGAATGTCACGAATGATGTGGGCAAAAAAAAGGTGGTGATTGCAATCACCATTGCCCACAATTGGCCAGCCACATATGTTCAAAATTGTTTCAATGCATTTTGCACCGTGTATGGGTTTGCACAAAGAGAAATTGAAGTCATCAATTTGGCTCCCTTCGTGGACGTAAGTGGAAACTCGTATTTTGGCAATCCATCAGTGGCTAGTGCAGCACAAGCGTCGGTGAATCAAGGTCTCATTAATGGACTCAGTAATTACATAACCACCAATGGTTCAAATTTGAGCGGGGTTAGTCCGAATAACCGAACCAGCATTAGTTCCATTAATCCAATTGACACCTACACCAGTGGTTCCGTGGAAGGTGATGAAAAACTGTTTGGTTGGTTGGGCGAAATGATACTTAACTTTTGGGCAATTGCCATGAATCCAAATGCGCATTTTCGCATAATCAATGCTCACGAATTTGAGCTAGTGAACAGTGTGATTTATGCGTCAACCGATTCCAACTTTACGACCAATCCACACGGGACCACCGATTATGTCAACATGTCGTGGGGAGACGCTGAACCAGGCGGTGATCGTGAGATGTTTGATGATGAAATTTTTATAAATCCACGAATATGCTATTTTGGAGCAGCCGGAAACTATCGTTGGGCCGGATATCCAGCCACGTCATCCAATGTCATGTGCGTTGGAGGTGCCACTCTCTACTACAATTCCAATGACTTTGTATCATCCACAAATCCTAATTTAAGGTTATGGGTTGGTGCAACCAACTCAGATGCAACCAAACAAAGTCCAGGAGGTGGAACTGGGTTCTCTCATTCCACATTTGGTGGCGCCTATTCCAGACCCGCATATCAGGATGGATTGGCAGCACTTTCTTCATATAGCAAACGCGCTTGTCCGGACATGTGTTCGCTAGCCGATCCAGCCACTGGATTGACGGTCATTTTCACCAATAATGATGGAACTAAACTCATGAAACAAATAGTTGGAGGAACTTCACTTGCAAGCCCGTTGCTTGCTGGGTTGTTTTCCCATTTAAGCCAACGTAGAATCAATGAAAACAAACTCCCCTTGACCACAAGAATGACTGATGTCGGATCTACCACTTTGTCCACCTCTGTTAATTTGCAGACCTTTCTTTACAGCAATTACAGTGCACATGCGTCCTCCATGTTTTATGATATAATAGAAGGAACCACTACGCTCCACACTGATGCCGATTTGGGACCATTGAATAGTGGCAAAACTTTTTCTGCCGGCACTGGCTATGACATTGCAACCGGATTGGGTGTTCCACAGATGAATGGCATCAATCAAATTATGTTTGCGTCCACAGACACTATACAATCTGTTCCCACGCCCGCGCCTACTGTTCCCGCGCCTTCGGTTCCCACGCCCGCGCCCACTGTTCCCACGCCCGCGCCCACTGTTCCCGCGCCCGCGCCCGCTGTTCCCATTAGTGCAGCATTTGGTGGAATGTTTTCAAATAACGCGCAAGTGTATTATAAGTCGCACACGGTGTCAAGTGGCACAGGAACGGTGCGAAATAGCAGGGCCATATCGCGTAGAACCTAAATTGAGTTTGCATTTTTATTAACATGTAGTTAACCATAACCTCATGTTAATCAACGAATTGTGGTATGTCCCAAAAACGGGGGCACTAGTTTTCTGAAAATAAGAAACCCCGATTTTGGGACATGCGCAAACGCCCAAAAATGCAGGTTTTGGGCCCAAAATGTCGCAAATTCTCTCTAGATGATTTTTGGTCACTTTTAACACCGTGTTAAAAATGAGAGCGTTATGGTCACAGTGCGCGTGTTCTAAAAAAAGTTCCGCAATTTACCTAGTGCGCGTCGAATTTTCCCAAAAGTCTTTCGTCGATCTCATTTTTGGACATCGATTCTTGTCCATTTTCTCAGAAATTTTTTGACTTTTGTGCAAAGTCGAATCGAAAAATAACAATTTTTAAATCATGAAATTTTGTAAAAAAACGAGAGCATAATGGTCACATGTTTTTGAGGGAGGGAAAAAGTCATTTTTTGGCGCCAAAAAAAACTTAAAAAAAGGCACCAACCGGTGCAACCGTCGTAAAAAATGTTATTAATAACAATGATAACAAAATGATAACAAAATGATAACATTTTCGCCGAATTTTACGAGCGGATTTTAATATCGGTTTTTATCATCTCATATGGTGTCATCTATTCCGATGCTGTTGCATTGAATCTCCTAGATGATAACAAAATGATAACAAAATGATAACATTTCGCCAAATTCGGCGACAAGAATTATTTCCATTTTTTGTGAGCATGTATCGTGTGGCAATTTTCGTGCATTTGAAAAATATTGAAAACCTGCTTTTTTTAGCATGTCCCTTTTTCGGCAAAACCTTTTTTCCGAAAACAAGAATGTCCAAAAAAGGGACATGCGCATGCCGTTTTGGGCCATTTTGGGCCATTTTGGGCCATTTTGGGCCGTTTTATGTCCCATTTTTGGCAAAAGCTTTTTCCGGAAAACAAGAAACCCCGATTTTTGGACATGCATCAGCCCCATTTTACCCCAAAAACACGGTTTTATGGCATCCCCCAAAAAGGGCAAAAGTGATTTTCTGAAAACAAGAAACCCCGATTTTGGGACATGCCTCAGCCCCATTGCGCGCGATTGCACCCCCTAAAAATGCGAAAAGCTTTTTTCCGAAAAAATGAAACTCTGTTTTTGGGACTGTCTTAAATGATAACCCAATGATAACATTGCGATAACATATTCGGCGAATTTGTAATCCAATTTTTTACATGAGATGTTTAACATGGCTCATGCATTTGCGATTTGTGGTATGCGCAATGAAATGCATCTAGATGATAACAATGATAACATTTCGCCGATGAATGTATTTAGTTGATTTTCAGTTAAATATAATATATGTAGCATTGTATATTGTTTCATGCTTTTTTCAATGGAGTATCATTGTGAAATTTGTGACGTTGCATGTGCGCATAAATGTGATTACGACAGACACCTAAACACCGCTAAGCATAAAAACAAAATCAAACTCATTGATCAAGGATCAATTGTTACAAATACCATAGTGCATGGGTGTGACATCTGTGGTAAAACATACAAGTTTCGCTCGGGGCTGAGCATTCACAAGCGCACGCATGCTGCAGCACAGCAGCAACAACAACAACAACAACAACAACAACAGCAGCAACAACAGCAGCAACAACAACAACAACAACAACCCCAAGACAAGCAGTTTTCGGATTTGATTGAAGTGGTGAAGGATTTGATGGCGCACAACAAGGAGGTGGTGTCGCAGAACAAGGACATGATCAGTCAGAACAAGATCCTGGTGGACGCGATTCAGACGAAGATGGCGAATGACAGCACGCTGGCGCTCACCATGGCGGGTTCGGGCGGCAACCGTATCACCAACAACACGAACAACATCACCAACAACACGCAGTTCAACCTGCAGGTGTTTTTGAACACGGACTGCAAGGACGCCATCAACCTGAGCGATTTCGTGAAAACCCTGAAAATCACGCTGCAGGATTTGGAATTCACCAAGACCAACGGCATCGTGGAGGGCGTGAGCTCCATCATTGTTAATAATTTGAAGGGCATGGACGTGCACAAGCGGCCCATTCACTGCACGGACTTGAAGCGCGAAACCATGTACGTGAAGAACGACGAGTGGATCAAGGACGACCTGCACGAGCACATCAACAAGTTCATTTACTTGACGTCGTGCTACCAGACGCGGGTCATTCAGGATTGGATGAACGCGCACCCGGGGTGGGAAACCAAGGAGCGCATGCACACCGAATACCATAACATTTGCAAGGAGCTGTACAAAAAAATTGAGAACGACGAGCGCGCCAACAAGAAAATCATCAAGGCGTTTCTCAAGGAGGTGCATTTGGCCAAAACGGGAGTGTCATCCGATATGGCAATGCCATGACGTATGTGTTTAAAAATCATATTAAACACACATTGATTATTTAATAGCAACTAATAGCACCTATTCAACAGCGTTGTTGTGTTGCATTTTCTCTCATATGTATAAATCAGGAACGCGCATTTTGGACAAGTATGTGTTGTGCGAGTGCATTGGGTCGGGCGCGTTTGGCGAAGTGTGGAGCGCGGACAGCGCCAGCACGGGCGACCCCGTGGCGGTGAAAATGGAGCGCATTCGCGGCAATCCTGCGCCCACGCTGCAGTACGAGTCGCGGGTGCTGCAGCTGCTTCAAGGGGCGCCGGGAATTCCCCGGCTCCGGTATTTCGGGCGCAAGGACGACATGGACGGCATTTTCATGGTGACCGAATTGTTGGGACCGTCGCTGGAAACGCTGGCAACTTCGCAACGGATGGACATGCCCGCCGACATTGCGAAAAATCCGCCTCCAGCTCACTCCGAATTTATCACGAGAATCGGGCGCCAAATGCTGCAACGGCTGCAATGCATTCACACGCGTGGCATGCTGCATCGCGACGTGAAGCCCGACAATTTCCTTTTTGCGCGCACCCCCGTGCTGGACCTGTCAAGGCGTGCCGTAACACAATCGCAATCAGTGCCGATTCCGTTGCTGTATCTCATTGATTTCGGAATGGCCAAGCGGATCAAGAACCCGATTGATGATGCGGAGAACCGCTTGGTCCCGTTGATTGGAAGCCCGCGATACGCCAGCGTTTTTGCACACCGGGGCGAACCGCTGGGCCGCAGGGACGACCTCATATCCATGATGTATTCGCTCATTTATGTGGCCAATGGTGGCGGGCTGCCTTGGATGGGATATTCCGAAAGTGAGGCGGCATATATAAAAGACAACACGACGCCGGCCGAACTGTGCGCGGAACTGTGCGAACGGCACAAGGATGATTGGGCCGACATTTTGGAGGCGCTGCATTCCCTGAAAGCGGGACAAACACCGAATTATGCGTGGATAGAGTCTATGTTATGATGCCATGATGCCATGATGTCATGATGCCATGATGCCATGATGCCATGATGCCATGATGCCATGATGCCATGATGCCATGATGACATGATGTGCATTTATTATATCAAACAGTTATAAAGGATTCTTGCAATTACACCGACCGAAAAGAAAAATGAGACAAACTTTCTATAAAAAAATAAAAAATCGTTCAGTTAATCTCTTTGGTGATATAAATGCACTCTTAAAGAGCATTATACTATTTGACGACTACAACCAATTACGATTGTAGTGGTTAGTATATTTTATTGAAACTTATAATCACGCTTATATTTTTCAGGTCTTTCTCCTGTTTCTATATAGTGATTAAATACCTTTTGTATATTTTTACATCCATTCTTATCACGATTGATACATCCCTTCCGTTTGTTTTCCATTTTAAATGTTAGGATTGAATGCATCTTTCGTTCTATGTTTCTCTTATCTGGTAAATATAAATTATTACATAATTCTTCTGTTTTGTAATTCAGGCATGATGTTCTAAATTCATCTATATTATAAACTTCAAATCTGGTATTTAGTTTTCTTTTTATTGATAAATTTGGAGTTGATATAAAATTTCTCATCTGTTTTCCAATACTCCAATCACCAATTATGATTTTTATATCCTTACCATATTTGTTCTCAATCTTATTTAACATATTGTCTTCTGTTCTTTTTGTATTGATATACGAATACCATTTGTATTTTCTGAATTTTTCATCTTGATATAATTTCGCAATAGCATCATTTACTTTTAGTTTTTCTTTGATATATTCTTTAAATTTTTCAATATCACATGTTTTTGAATTGAATAATGATAATGTATTTTCAATTTCAGTAATGCGTTGTTTATCCTTATAATTTTTTAATAATGATGAATATTTTATTCGCTTTGTTTCTTTTATTCGTTGCTTATTTGTATATGAAAAATAATTACCATCATCATCCATCATCGTTAATAAACTACGCTTTCCAGGGTCAATAAATAGATGTTTTCCATCTAAAAAATCCTTTGAAACTTCATCAATATACGGAAACTCGTGTAATACTTCTTTCTTTGATTCTTTATTTTCCTTTTTTTCTAATTGTCTTCTTTTTCTATTTTCTTCTTTTAACTTATTTTGTTGCACTTGCTTTTCTTGTTTTTTAATCTCTTTTTCCTCGTCAGTAAGTCCTTTCATTAGTTTCTTTCCATTCTTCATCTTATCTTTCTTTATTCTCTCTTCATTTACAAAGTCAGTATGTAAAAATCGTAATGAAACCGAATATCCATCGGTTATAATGGTATAATCAAAAACATACTTATTCATATGATGCAGTTTAAAAAATTTATTCCATAATTTTTCTTTATTTGTTTCAATATTATCAAAATATTGTTTTTTATCACTATCAATAAGTAGTTCTACAAGAGATTTTGTGTCTATTTGTATATGCCTTGGTATTAGATGGGTTTGAAGTGGAAAAAACTGGAACATTTTTGTATTCATTTCTTCTAACTGCAAATTCATAAATATCATGTGTTTCAAATATTTTTGTGGATTGACCTTTATATCATAAAAATAACTTGTATCATAATTCTCTGGAACAATTTTGTATCTATTATCATTCAACCAATTATGGTATTTTTCATCGCAGGTTAAAATTTCAGCATCGTTTATGATATCATTTTTTACTTGTTGTAGTTCTTTATAAAATTGTTTCTTGAACTCTTTGTTTTGAAGTTCATTTTGGTATATATTTTTAAAGTAAGAATTAACAAACCGTTTAATGTAGTCAATAAAGTGCATTTTGATGTTATTTTCAATAGCAGTTATCATCGTAGTAGCATAATAATCTAAAATAGCAGATAAATTCTTACCATCTTGTAGTGTAAATATAGAATTACCAATATTTTGAAATTCTTGAAGTAGTGCTAAATTATTTCCTTTGGGTTTCGGTCCTGCTGATGCTTTCACTAATGATTTCATAGACATTCTAATTGTATCTTCTGTTATAATTGGTATTTCCTGATTGTTATGGTACTTTTGAAGCACCCATAATCTCAATAAAAAATAAGAGTTTGTAGTTATTATGTTTGTTCTTGAAACTGCGTCATTAATCCTTTCTAAAACATCAATCGGTATATCTGATTTTAAAATTTTCTGTATTGGAAGTTTTATGCACCGATATTTATCGGGCGGTTTTACCTTTTTATACATTATATAGTTACTTAATATTTTATTTTTAAGTAATTATACGCAGAAATGCTAAATCTAATAATCTTCATCTTGTGAAAAAATATTTTTTTTGGTTTCGTCTAAAAATATAGTATGTTCGTATTGTGCTGTATAACCATTTGATACGCATAGCGGTGGATATTCAAATAGAGTATCATTTTTCACTAATATATTCAAGTGTGTATTCATATTTGGTAAATCATTTAAAAATCTACTTGAAAATGGTAATGTTTTGAAATCATGTTTTATTTTATTGTAAAATTTTTTACTACTTTCCAGTTTGAATGACGGGGTCATCGTAGGATTAATTCTAAATATATTTGACATACCCGTTTCTTCTGCTATATCCATATTTGTAGAACCAAATGTTTCTATTGCATAAACACCTTCACCAAATCGTTTGTGTGTTATATTTGGATCCGGATATGATGGCAAAAAATACCCACCATGTATAATTCCTTTTTGGATATCATGTCCTCCAAGATTTCTGATAGGGTGAATATCATATGCTTCCATAACTTCCTTAATTGAATTTGACCACTCCATTATATCTACATCAATTCCAGCATTTTTTATTCCTGTATATGTTGCTTCCTTTACTGCATTATTCAAAATATCATGTTTGTCATTAAAATATAATGTAAAAGCAGAATCAATTATCCATTCATTTACTTCAATTCCAAAATCAACCTTAATTATATCATCTTTTTTCAGTATTGTATTATCATTTGGAGGTGGATGGTAATGTGCTGCACATTCGTTTATTGATAACCCGACTGGAAAACCAATTCCTTTATTTATAGAATGTTTTGGGTCAGAATATTCAATTGTTTTTTTTTTCAATAAATTCTGCAATTTCCAATAATTTAATTCCAGGTTTAATTATTTTTTTAACATCATTTCTAACCTTTTTATGAATACTACCTGCTATTTCTAATGATTTGATTATTTCACTCTTATCGTTCATTTTTTCAGTCATAAATAATACTATATAATAATATTTAAACCATTATTTATTACTATTTATCTTTATTTTGCATTTCTTCTTTCTTTTTCAAATAATATTTCCGTCTATATTCTTTCAACTTTTCCGGATTTTCATCTTTCAACTTCTTTAAATAAGTAGCACCTTGCTCTTTTATCTTATCTTTATTTTTTTCATAATATCGCTTGTGATTATCTCCATTTGTGTATTTTTTAAGTTTTTCTTCTAAATCTTTGACCTTTTCTTTTAGTTCGTTATTTTCCTGTTGTATGATATCAATATCCATTATGAATAATAATATTATATAAGTTAATTTTAAATAATTTATATAATATAATGAAACAACATAGTGATGACTACAAATTAAGTGCGGTTATGTATTATATAAATCATAACGAAGATTTACGAGATACATGTAATATTTTTAAATGTAAATATCAATCGTTGCATCGTTGGATTAAACGATATAAACTGCAAGGAAACATTAGTAGAAAAACACGCAAAAATCATAATCTAAAAATAACTCCTGAAATAGAAAAATTTGTAAAAGAACAAGTAAAAAGAGACCCAACTACGACATTATGGCAATATTCTAAATTAGTAAATGATAAATTTAATGTTATTCTAACAGATAGAAGTATCAATAATATTTTAAACAGAATGAAAATAACACGAAAGCGTTTGCGTAGCAAATATTATCCGGAAAAACGAGAAGGACAAGAAAAACAAGATTTAGTTGAATTTTATAATAAATTAGATGATTATGACTATCGTAAAACAATATGCATGGACGAAACTTCAATATATTTGAATATGACACATTCATATGGTCGTAGTAGAAGTGGAACAAGAGTTATTAAAAAGACACACAAGTATCCGTATAAGCGATATAATGTGTTATGTGCTATTTGTGCAGATAAAGTGGTTGGTTGGAAATTATATGGTGAAAGAAAAGGAGGAGTAAAAACAACGGATATATTAGAATTTTATGATGAATTCATTAAAAATAATTATAAAAATTATTTAATAATTATGGATAATGCGGTTATTCATAAATCAAAGTTGATAAAAGATAAGATAGAAAGTGATAGTAATAAATTATTATATTCGGTTCCATATCATCCAGAAACAAATTCTATTGAGGAATTTTTTAGTCAGTTAAAACATTACATAAAAAGGCAAAGTCCAAATACATATGAAGATATAGATAAGGTTATAAAGGATACATTAAAAAATAAAATTCATAAGGAACATCTAACGAATTACTTAAAACATAGTTATAGAATATATAAATAAGTTTTGCTTTGTCTCATTTTTCTTTTCGGTCGGTGTAATTGGAATGGCGCACGAAGAATTGAAGTTGCTGGCGGTGTACGCCATGTTTGGCGTCAGCACCATGAATGATGCAAATTTAGAACGCGCCGCGCAACGCAAGCTGTCGTTGAGCTCCAAATCCCGGTTCGGCGTGTTTGTCACCCTGCGTCGCCACGAGAACGTGTTCAACGTGGATCGGTTGGAAGAAACGCAGATTCACGGGTGCTTGGGGCACTGGACCCCCAATTATCAATCCATGACGCCCGAAGACATCGTTGCTCGGGTGCGGCAGTTGGCGCGCGATGTGCGATTCAAAGACGAGCGACGCTTGCAGTTTAATACCGACGTGGACGAAGACGCGTCGGCGGTGATTGAAATCAGTTTCATGAATTTGCCGTTGGGCGAGGTGGACGCCGTGAACGCCGGCGCATTCATCAATAAAACAATGGGACTGGTGGTGGATTCGGGTGCCGGGAAACGGGCAACTTACCTGCCCGGCGTGTTTCCAAATGCGAGTTGGAGCCACATTTCACAGAGTTTGCGACAGAAAGCGGGACTGGGCCGCACGGCTGCGGCACGATTTTATGCGTACGAAACCAACGTGGTGACGTTTCAGGCATACAGCGTGCTGTTTTCTGCGCACTCGGCATCGCAGCTGCGGTCCGACGTGGCATTTTTTTATTTGAAACACTACGACCAGTTTGTGCCGTACCAGTATGACGCGGCGGCGCATGCGGTCCAGATCATGGAAACGGAGGCGGTGCGCAACGTGGCGTGCATTGGGGATGTTGTTGTGCTGGCGCGCGATTATCGGGCAGCGTTTGAAGGCAAACCCATTCTCTCCAATTTGGAGCACTACTATCAAAAATGGGTGAAGAATCCGGATCTCCAGACGGCCATTTTTCTGGTGCGCGCATTCAATGCAATGGGCGTGCACGCCTCGCGCGTGCAGTTGATGGCTTCAAAACTGTATGCTGCACTTGCGTCAAATCAGCTGGAACCGCGGTTTGAACTGGGGGAAGCGGTGTCTGTTTTGGCTCGGGTGTCGGTTCCGCGCATGAAAGTGCTGAATGCGGCACTGGATGTCATGCGCAAACGCGCCGAGAGAATGTTGCATGCCGATCCCACCCCACTGGACAACGTGTTTGAAATGAACTGGCAGAGTCAAAGCGTGCGCAGCGTGTTGCAAACTCAGACGGAAACGGAAGCGATGAACACGAACACGAACACGAACACGAACATGAAATCCAAATCCAGAATACGCATGTCGGCGCACGATGCTGCCATAAAAGAAACATGCATGGATCATGTGACGATTTTATTCCGCGCGTTTATGAAAACGGCACAACGCACCATTTTGCGCGTGGCTGCATTGGAAACCAATTATTTGGCCGTCATTTATGAATTTCTGGTGAATTTGGAGGCGGCCATTGTTTTGTTTGAACGTGACCCGCACCACGCGCAGCACGACATGCTGGGTGCATTTCATGATGAAATCCGCAACCAACGGCTGCGCTATTTTTCCGCATTGATGAACCGGAGAGGCGATTACGGGTTGTACTACTTTAAAGGAGACCGACGGGCCCGTTTGGACATCACCGGGCACGTGATGAACCTGCACATTTGATCAAATAATTAATAACTTAATAAAATAATGAATAATTAATATGCGAAAAACGAATTTAAAGAGACGTCACTGATTTTCATTCAGAACGGAAACAATCATGAGTGAAACCGACGCAAGCACGCCCCAGCGACTCACTGGCCGCGTGAAGTGGTTCAACAACAAGACGGGATTTGGGTTCATCACTGCGCTGGAAGGGGACAGCAAGGACAGCGACATCTTTGTGCACCACTCCACAATCAAGGTTGGAAAGGAGCAGTATCGTTACTTGGTTCAAGGAGAGTATTTGGAGTTTGAACTCTCTAAAATAACTGACTCGTCCAGCAAGCACGAGTTTCAGGCTGCAAATGTCAGTGGCGTAAAAGGTGGCAAGCTCATTTGTGAGACGCGCTTGGAGAACCGGTCTGCTGAGTCCAGTGGCGGTGCATCCAGACCCAAACGCGCAGAGTCGTCCAACTCCGGCAAAGAAGGTGCTGGCGAATGGACCACAGTGGAAGGTCGCAAGTCCTTTGCACCAAGACAGTCCGGTGGAAGTCAGTGGCGTCGTGGTTCAAGCGCTCCATCTAGGGGGCGTGGTGGAAAAAGGACCGACTCAAATAACGAGTAAATCATATGCGGTTGATAATTTCATTGGCATTTGTCGTTGGGGACAAATGCGAATGCATTAATGCATTGCTGGCGTGTCAATCATTTGTCAGCATGGGCAGGTTCACTTCGCTGAAAAATGGAAGAACCTTCATAGGGTGTTTAGTATGATGAGTTGAATTAAGGACGTTGTTCATATAGAACTGCACCAGTTTGGTGTATTTTATTTCGTCGTTGGATTTGCCGGGTGGAATGATTTGCATGAGGCACACACATGGAATCTGGGTTTTGTTGGAGAGCTCCATTATTAAAAACATGTCTTCATTCACGATCATGCCGACGTTGTTCATTTCATGCAGGTTTTCGTGCAACACGTCGCTGGAAATGATGACTGCTGGTTGGTGGGTAAATGCGCTGGTTTGAAGCAATGTGTGGTTGGCCCTGATCATGGGTGACTGCAGCTTGTGTTTTGTATGATTATGGATATGGCACGAGTTGAACTGCATGATGTTGCGGGAGGCGCTGCGACTGGTTCCGGCGCACAGGTGAACAATGCCGCCGTTGATCTTGTATTTTTTCATGAGTTTTTCAACGCGAGCCACGAATTGTGGCGTGCTGAAATGTTTCAACGGGGCATGCTTCATGAATAAATAATACGTGGTTTGTGTGCGGTACAGCATTTCATGGTCATTCACGTCCAGCTTTTCAAACGTGGTGGACACGCACTTGTACTTCAGCTGATAAATGATGTTGAAATCCCACACGATACACAACAAATGCGGGATGGCATTGGATACACACATGTTGGGTGCTTCGGGTTGTATTTCAAATTCTTTGGTGTATGCAAACAAGTCCAACAGGCGCAGATGTTTACTAATTGGAGCCATGCTGTGCGTGGTGGGGGCGTTGATCCAGCGGTAGCACGCGGACTCAATGCGCGTGGGTGGCATGAATATGAGCTGTTTGTGCCCCGTGAGAAGGTCAATCGGGTACTTGACGCCGTTCATTTTGAGACCAACAAAGCACGGGATTGGGTCTTCGGTATCGTTGTAAAAATAAAAGTGGAACCCGTGTGGTGTTTTGGCAATGACCGTATCCTTGGGCAAATACTGGTCAATGGGTTTCTCGTCCATTCCGGTGGCACCGACGATGGTCAACGGTTCGTTGGAATCAATGTCAAACACAACCACGTTGTTCAAAAATGCCGCCATGGTGTTTTTATTTTCAAACTCGTTTTTGGCGTGTGCTGCATTTGCAATGGCATGGTGTGGCTTGTTTGTCACTATTTTTTTATTGTTGATGTAGCCGTCAATCTCCATGTTGATCACGGTCCAGTTCACGTGCGGGTTCATTGCGCGGAAGGCGTCGCCTCCATTTAATTGATCAAATGCATTTTTCATAATGACGTGTATGTAGTAGTAGTCGCTTGTGATGTATGCATACGCAAGTAGCACAACGATTACCGCAATGATGCAAATGTACAATGCGTCCAGTTTCAGTTTCATTTGTGTGGGTACAATAATAATTTATTTTATTTTTGTACTGGAAACATATTTTGTACCGAAAATGAAAAAGCATCCGACGTCATTCCAAAAAACAGTAAGAATGAAAAAAATTGAAAGCATTTGGATTCTTGGTTTGTTAAGTCAGTGCTTCAACCAAACGAACGAACGAACGAACGAACATGCAGACTCAAAGCTCCGTGACTCAAAGCTCCGTGACTCAAAACTCCGCGACGCAACTTCAACACGACATTCTTCAACAGTTTTCCGACATGTTGAAGATTCATTCCATCGTTGTGAGCGACCGTGAAAATCTTGTCAAGCTCGTTGAAAACATTGTTGAACTTTGTACCCAAATGCCCAAGACCAAACTCAAAGCCGCCGTCAAAGCTGCCAGCAAACCCAGCAAACCTCCAGCGCCTGCCAAGAAAGCTCCTGCCAAGAAGAAACAAGAAGAACCACTCGTCGGACCAGAGGATGCGGGCGACTGTCCCATGGGTTCGGACATTGTCAAGCCCGTTGTGGCGCGTCGTGGCCGTCCTCGCAAAAATGCCGCACAAACTGTGAACAACGACGATGCCGCCGCAACACCCGCCGCTGAGGCCGAAAAGAAGAAGCGCGGTCGTCCTAAAAAAGACAAAACACTCGTTGTTTCATCCAACGATGACGAAGATGAGCTGATTGCGCAAATGATTGCGGATGTGAAGTCGCTGAAGTCGTCGGTTGAACCAGTTGTGAATGACGCTGTGAATGACGACGATGATGCAACCGAAGACGAACGTTCGCCAATCATCGCGACGACGACCGCAACCGCTGCTCCTGTGGAAGTTGAAGCAGACGTCCCAACCACCGAAACAAATGCACCTGTAAAGGGAAAAGGAGGAAAGGGAAAAGCATCGCCCAAAACCACACCAAAAGAAAAAGTCACCAAAGAAAAAGTCACCAAGAAAAATGCATCACCTGCACCTGCACCTGCACCTGCACCTGTAATTGTGCCAACACAAGTGAGTGTGTCTGTGCCTTCACCTGCTGCAGAAATGCCAACGCGTGAAAACAAAGCGGGTCGCGATGGAAAGTTCTACTTGATGCCGAATTTCCCAAGATCATCATTCACATACAGCGGCAATACCTACCTTCGCACGGAAACAGACAATGTGTACGACAACCTCACTCTTGAGATGATTGGTGTGTGGGATCACTTGACCCATGAAATCATCACAGCATTTGACGAAGACGTGGAAGAGCTATACATGTCCGACGAAGAATGAAAAAAACAATCAACAAGGTAAGCCAAGGTAAGCATGACAATGTAAGTATGTGATGATTTGTGTGTTCATGGTCCATGGTACAAAAAACAAAAAAAAATAAAAAATATTTTTTTATAGACTGTAATGCATATAAACATATATTACATGAACATGGAAACCACAGATTCTGACATGAATAATAACAACACAGAAAATGAGTTGATATCATTCGTGTGCACGGCATTGAATATTCAGGCACATGAACTGAAAGAAGGCACGACGATCCCGAGAGACATGCTGATTTCACCCGAAAAATACGAAAAATTGAAGCCCCACATTGCAACATTGAAAAAAATATTCAGCAGTAAAACCATGACAAGCATGCATGCATCTGCAGAATGCAGTCAAAAATGGCCATGCATCAACCTAGTTCGTCAAGTGATGAAACGAATGGGGTACGACATTCGCCCCGAACGAAAGTGCGCCGGACGCGATGAATCTGGAAAAAAAATATTTGAACGTTTTTTTAAATTGTACAAAAGAGAGAATTTTACTGTCGCCGTCATTCCCGAAGAGGAGGAAGAAGAGGAAGAGTATAATTCATGATATGCCGGCGGACGTCAATCGCGCAGAAAGTGCCGCCACTGTCGCTTCCAATGCGGCGATCCGAGCTTCGGCAGCATTTGCATTTGCCAGTGCGTTTCCAGAGTACACAAATGCCAGCAGTGCGTGTGTATGTTCCGGCGTGGATATTTGCACTGAATCTGATTTGGCCAAAGTGACGCTAAACTCTATGCAGTTTTCATGTGATATGGGCGCAGCATTCAATTTCCATTCTTGTGTTATCAAGTGGTTTGTCTTGGATTGAATGGTCACCACGTCGTTGATGCGAAGCATGCTGAGAAACTTGTGAACATTTATGCCAGAGTTGTCAATCCATGACACGTGCAACTTTGTGGCCGCCAGTTGATTTGCGTTGTTCCAGGAAATGTAACTTGGATAAGTGGATGAATTGCGATACGTGTTCCATCCAGTTGCGGTGTTTGCAACGCTCGTGTAGGGTGACGGTAAATCCGAACGGTCTAAGGTGGTTGTAATCGGGAACACATAATGGCAAATGGTTTGTCCGGATGGGCCAACTGGACCAATCGTGCCATCAAGTCCGCGTGCTCCTTGGGGTCCTTTTTCCCCGGTCTCTCCTTTTGCGCCGGGTGGTCCGCGTTGTTGCAATGATGCTCGCATGATGTGAATATGATGTGGGTATACACAATAAAAATATATAATTTTGTTGGATTTTGATGCAACCAATGCAACCAATGCAATTCGGTTCAGCTGTTTATTTTTTTTCGTATTATTTTTTTTTGAGTTGCTGGCACATTGGTTGCAAGAAGGTGGGCAATGGGGGACACTTGTTCAACTGATGCAATGACATCGGTGCGGCGTTCATCGGTTACGACGGGTTCGCTGTTGGTTGGCATCGGTGATGGAGTTACCTTTTTTCGGATGACTTTCCTTTTTTCAATTGGACTTGGTGCTGTGGTTGCTGTTGCTGTCTCAGTGGTTGCTTTCTCACCTGATGATTCTGTTTTCTTTTTGATGATTCGTTTTTTTGCAACTGGCTCTTGCGATGACTGTGTCGGTGCTGGCTCTTGCGGTGACTGTGTCGGCGCTGGCTCTTGCAGTGGCGCTTGCACTGGCGCTTGCAGTGGCTCTTGCACTGGCGCTTGCGCCAAGTATCCGAGCGGATCCAATACGGGATCCACGTGCATGTTTTTGAATTCCTCCGATTCTTGAATGGTTTGCAGAATGTCGTCCTCTGGAATGCCGTACTTTTTTGAAAACGCCTTCACAATGCATATGTGGAAATCCGCAACATGTTTGAACAGCACATGCAGTGTCGCTGCATATGCATCCCGATGAGTCTTAATCTCAATTGGAACGTATGGCACCTTTTTGCCATCATGTAATATGTACGCTGGTTCAATCATTGCAGGTTGACAGTAAACTTTCAGTCGCATGATCAAATTGATTTGCACGCATGGTTCAAATCAATTTTTTTTTAATGGGGTACTCTTAATTTTTTCAATGGCGCGTTGAACATTTTTTGCATGCGTGAGGTTGCGCGTTTGAAAATCTTGGCATAATGTGTAATTACGTAATCCACGGTTTTGTCTTTGGCTTTGGGATACACGAACAACTCGTATGCGTGCTTGATGTCGGGGTGTGCACTTAGAATGGCGGTGACTTGAGGATCCTCATCCAACGGCTTCAACTGGGCGTAAACTTGTTCGGCAGAAGTGGTGTCTGGATGCAGACGAATGACTTCATATGGTTTTGAACCTTTGTAAATCACGACAACCGAGAGATGCGACGATAAATCTCTCCAAAATTGTTCTAGAGGTTTGTTTTTTCCCCAACATGCAGGGTCAAATGCAAATTTGCGAGTCTTCCTGTTCCGACGTCCGCGGGTCCGGCGAGTTGGCATGGCACCTATATATGTAAAATGAGTATAAAAAAAAGTGTGTGTGTGTGTGTGTTACCTGAATATACCTGTTTATTGTGGTGTACCTGATTGAAGTCGTGAGTGTGGTGTGTAGAGATTAAAATGAGAGGCGAAGGTGGT